TGTTTTGGGTGACTTTGAAAAAGAGATGAAAAAAGAAGGATTAAAATTATAATGGCAAGATTCATAATAGTTAAACACGAAGCGAAACGAGCTGGCACTCATTTTGATGTTCGTTTTGAGATGCCCGGCTCGTCAAATTGGGCTTCGTTTGCCGTTCGTAAGGGTGTGCCGACAGAACCTGGAAAGAAAGTTTTAGCTATTCGAACTCATGACCACACCAAAAAAGAAGCTTTGTTTTTGGGTACGATCTCGTCAGGATATGGCGCTGGCAAACTTACAAAATTTGACGATGGTACATGTAATGTTAAGACCTTTTCATCAAAACATATTGTAGTTGATTTTAAAGGTCGAAAAATAAAAGGAATTTATCATTTTATAAACACTGGTGTTGCTTCAAAGGACAAGTATAAGCAACAAAGATATTTTTTGTTTAAGGGGAAACTCTAATGAGAAGAATAACCAATTATCTTAAAAGCATTCAAGAAAACAAAGGTATGAATGATCTTCATGCTGAAATTATTAAGTTTTTTAAAGCAAATCCAAATCCAACAGATGAAGCGGTTCACGCGTTTGCTAAAAAACTGGGTGTAGACGAACACGAGCTTGAAAGACACATCTACATGCTTTTGAGCAGTGCGATTGCAGGGAAAAAATTACAAACAGAAAATATAGAACCAAAGTCTTATTCAGAAAAAGGTTTTGATATAAATATAGAAAAGGAAACTCTTGCTAATAAAAATTTTCGTAAAGTTCTTTTTACAGGTCATCATCATCAGCTGGTTTTAATGTCAATAGAAGATGATATTGGTGTGGAAGTTCATAACGAAGGAGACCAATTTATTAGAGTCGAGGGAGGAACGGGAGAAGCTATTATTAACGGTAGAAAATTTCCTGTTAGTGATGGAATCGCTTTTATAATCCCCCAAGGTGCAGAACACAATGTTGTCAACACAGGAAATGAACCTTTAAAATTATACGCTGTTTATTCTTGGCCTAACCACCCTGATAAAGTTGTAAATAAAACAAAACCAAACGAGAGTGAAGAAGAATAAATAAGGGAATATTATTTTGCACGAGGGAACAAAAAGCAAACGTGCAATACTTCGAAAGGAGAACAACGAATGAAAATTTCTCAAGGTGTATTTGATCTTGCAGAATCTTTTATGCAAGATGCTCAATATGTGAAAATCAATCATGATAAAATTAAAAAATTTGCTGAAACTATGAAGCAAACCGTACCAAGAAAATTTGCCCCACCAAAACCGCCCCCATCAAAAATTCTTGAAATTCTTACACAACTTCTAGCTGGGTCTATCAACTATTGCTATTGGTATGGTCGTCATGATATTAGACCAAACGGATCATCTTCTGGTAGAATGTACGAGATCGTTGAGCAGAATATAAAAGATGGGCGAGGATTTCTAGAGGATGATATTACACATCTCGATAGAGTTGTCAATACAATTGTCATGGATTTAGCTGAAGATAGATTCCCCCTACTTGAAGAACGACAGAAGCATCTAAAAGAGGTTGTTCATATTGGTTTTGAATTTGCTAAGATGGTTGAAGCGCAAACTAGAAACTCAGATCATGACAGTCCAGAACACCTCAACTACCTTTTAAGACTACTAATTTTAAATTTTCCCGGTTATGCATCTGATATATTTCTAAAAAGAGCGTCTTTGTTTTTCTTGATGCTTTATCGAAGATTTGGGTGGTTTGAAAAATCTCTAAGGCTTATGCATGTACCAGCTGATTATCAGGTTCCTAAACTCATGCATTTCTTTGATCTATTAGAATACAACGATGAGTTGTCATATGAAATTGAGAACAATATATTGATCCCAAAACATTCTGTCAAAGAATGTGAAATTCGATCTGCTACAATACTAGCTTGTAAAGAGCTATGTGACCTCACAGAATGGAACGTTGCAGAGGTCGATGGTTGGTTCTGGTTAAGACGTAAAGAATGCAACAATCCATTTCATCTCACCATTACATCCGATTATTAAGGAGCAAAAAATATGAAAAAAATTGATTTAAGCGATAATTCGTTAGTTATCGCACAGAAGAGATACTTTGATAAAGGAGAAGATTGGGAAGCTTGTTGTAGGCGTGTTGCTGATGTAGTTTCGAGTTGTGAATTGAAAAGTCGAGATACTTATAGAGATATATTTTTCGAGATGATTTATAAACAAGATTTTTTACCAGGAGGCCGAATTCTTCGAAATTCTGGTAGACCTAGAGGTTCATTATTTAATTGTTACCATTTACCTATTGGTGACTCCATTGACGAAATCGGTGAATGTCTGAAACATTCCTTAATCTTGTGGAGTGAGGGAGGTGGTGTTGGTATCAACTTTTCACCTCTACGACCAGAAGGTGATGCCATTCTTGGTAAAGGTGGTGCATCATCTGGCCTTGTAAGCTTTATGAAAGCTTTTAACGCTACTGGCAACACTATTCAAAGTGGTGGTGCAAGACGCGCAGCTGCTATTGGTCATATTGATGTAAGCCACCCTGAGTTGTTTAAATTTATCGATGCGAAAACAACAAAAATCTACGATGAATTATTACAATATTTGAAACCTGAAATTTTCAAAGAAGCACCAGACCTAGTTGAACTATTGAAACAAAAGCTAAAAAGCGAACTGTCACAATTCAACATTTCTGTTTCGGTTAATGATATTTTTCTTGATGTTGTTGAATCAGACGGAGATTGGACATTCAATTTTAAACAGAAAAAATATGATACTGTCAAAGCAAGAGAAGTGTGGCAAAAGATCATCGTTAATATGATTGAGTGTGCAGAACCGGGATTGATCAACTGGACAAACTTTATTAAGAACAATTCATATTATTTTGAACCTGTTCTTGGTACAAACCCCTGTGGTGAAACGACCCTTGGGCCTTACGGTGCGTGTGATCTTGGTTCTATTGTTCTACCAAACTTTATACCAGAGGGCGGTACGAACACAAACTGGAAACGACTGAGACAAATTGTTCATGCAGCAGTTCGTTTTCTTGATAATGTGATTGAAGTTAACAAATATATTTTGAAAGAAATTGATATTAAAGCTCATAACTCAAGACGTATAGGCATTGGTGTTATTGGTCTTGCTGAATATCTATTTGCAAAGAAAGCACGATATGGCTCAGATAAAGCTGTTGCTGAAACCGAGAGAGTTATTAGAGCCATTCGTGATTATGCATATGAAGCATCTGTTGAGTTGGCTATTGAAAAAGGTGCTTTTCCAATGTACGACCCCATTCCATTTAGCAAAGCTTCTTTTGTAAGAAAGCTCCCCGCAACTCTAAGACGTTCAATTAAAAAGCATGGTATTCGAAATTGTACTCTAATGGCACTGGCACCAACTGGAACAATTTCGTTGCTTACACCATATATGAGCGGTATTGAACCTCTGTTTGCAAAAGCTATGGTCAGAAGTGACCGAGTAAGCGAAAGACTCTACGTACATCCAAAATATGAAGAGTTGGTTACAAACAGAGAAGATGTACCAGAATGGTTTGTTGATTCATTTGATCTTGAACCAAAAGATCATTTTGAAATACAAGCAGCATGTCAAAAATTCTGTGATGGCTCTGTGAGCAAAACAGTGAATATGCCAAAAGACACAACGCCAGAACAACTTGGTGATCTATTGCTTGAATACATTCATGATCTAAAAGGTGTGACTGTCTATGTGGATGGCTCACGAGAAGGTCAGATACTTAATCGCGCATCAGATGATGAAGTGCGTAAATATCTGAAAAACAAAAAAGATAAGATTGAATCAGAGCTTCACGAAGGTGATGTGATATGCGCAACAGGAGCATGTGAACTTTAAGGAGGTACTATGAAATTAGACTTGCTAGATGAATGGTTGGAGGAATTGGTGTATCCAGCAGATGCAGAAGATTTTATTGAATTAATTGGCGAAGGTGGTCAGGGTGAACCAGACAAACCATCTGAACACTATCGTAAGATTGCATTCTATACCAAAGACCACAAGTATTATTTAACTGCAATCGAGCGTAGTGATGGTACAGATTATCTTGGCTGTCAGGTTGAAGCCAGAAAACCGAGAGCTGGTGAAAGCTGGCATAGAGGAAATGACCTACCAGATGGCGCATTCACCAGAGAAACTTGGGAACAAATTAAAAACAAGATTATATCGTATGAACTTGTAAAACTATCAGTTCGAGTGCCGCCCGATATGATTGCGGAGGACTAAGTATGTTACGATTAGAAGCTAAACAGGTGTGTCATTTAAAAGAAAGGTGCCCTCATGCACCCGATTGTTGGGGTGTAAGATCAGATAGAGACACGGTTTTTACCTGTAGCTTTGTGGATGAAAATGGTAACATTCGTGAGGATGCTTATCGAAATCCACATGACCAGACCGGTAAGATGCAAATTCTTCATGGTTAAGGAGTTTATATGACAAACGATGAAAAATTCGAAAATCTGCTTGCAGAGTTTGCGCAACATCGTGATGCAATAAAAGCAATGATTGCAGATTTGGAGAAAATTAGAGAAACAATTGATAAAATTCTACCAGAAAAGCTTGATCACCGTTATAAAATGCTTTTTGAGGAAAGAATTAAGACAATTACCTCTTTTTACTCATCTATGCTTGACATGCGAAAAGAGATAACAAAAAGCATCAAAGACGAGATTGAGCTAAGACGAAAAGTTAGATTCGATGAGAAAGAAGTTAGTGTCGAAGATATGCTTGACGTTAGCAAGTTTGCTGACAAAGTCTTTCAACTATCTCAGAAACGCAAGAAGCTAATTGAAGATTCTGAATATGCAACAAAACAAGTCGAAATTGAAGAGTTGGGTATTGAAATGCCAACCGGAACAGAAGGAGACGAATAAATGGCGAAAAACGTCGAAGAGTTGCAGACGGAGGAATTTGACACCAAGGAAATGGAAGAAAGTGTGAAGTTGAACGATACAAAAGTTGAACTCTCTGAAGAGGCTGATAATTTATTTCAAGAGTTCAACACCTATTTGAAAAAACGAGCTGACATTGTACCAGATACCGGCGATAGAGAGATGATACCCACGAGCATTCGAGTGCTCGATACAGTTCTGGGTGGTGGATTTCCAGTTGGTGCTCTGTCTATGATTGTTGGGCAGCCGGGATGTGGTAAAAGCATGTTAGCTTTTCAAACTCTTGGTAGCGCACAGAGGCATTATCAAGGAAAACTTTTAGGTGGTGTTCTAGATTCTGAAGAAGCAACTTCAGAATTCAGATTGGCACAATTGGGTGTTTTAAACCCAAGATTAAGACCGTATGGCGATATAACTGTTGAAAAAGTGTTTAAATTCTTAGAAGGGCTGTCTTTATTCAAAGAGGAGAAAGGAATCAAAGACCCTTCTGTTGTAATTTGGGATAGTATTGCCAATACTTTGACACAAAAAGAGATTGAAGCAGAAGACCCAAACAGCGTTATTGGTTATAAAGCTAGATTGCTGTCTCTTTTAGTACCGAAATATGTCAAGAAATGCACCTCTAGCAAGATTTGTTGGATTGCTGTGAATCAGCTTCGTGACAATGTTCAGATCGGAAACATACCACAACCAAAAGAATTCAAATTTATGAGTCAGAATAAAAAGGTTCCGGGTGGAAACATTGTGAAATTCAATGCTTTTCATTTGCTTGAAATGAAAGTTGGTAAACTTATTGAAGCGGATAAGTATGGATTTGATGGAGTCGAGGTAGCGGTTCATTGTGTCAAGAACAAAGCGTTCGTACCAAACATTACAGTTACACTCATGGGTTCCTTTACAAGCGGATTTTCAGATTTTTGGACAAGTTATAAATTGCTAGTAGACACAAAACGCTTGAACGCAGCGGCTTGGAACTATCTGGTTTCATACCCAGATAAAAAGTTCAGAACCAAAGATGCTGAAAATCTATATAAAACAGACAAAGACTTTAAAAAGGCTTTTGATGCGACTGTTGACGAAGCATTAAAAACCGATTTTATTGACAAATACACACCTGAGATTGATGAATCTTAGGTCCAAGTGAGATTTATTCTGAGAACAAAAAATAAAGTCAGAAAATACGAATAAGGAGAACGAAACATGAGCATGTCGGAATTGCTGAGAGACTACGTTATTGAAACAACTAGAAAGGTGGTTGATAAACCTAAAGATGTTAAAGTGAACGTTTCTGTCTCTACAAAAGCTGTTATTATTCAAATTGAAGTTGATCAGAGTGATTGTGGCAAAATAATTGGAAAGGGCGGAAGAACAATCGAAGCCCTCAAAATCCTTTGTTTAGCAATAAAAAATACAAATTTTTCTGATGATTCAAGACGCGTTATGATCGAAGTTCTTGAAGACGAAAAAACAAGCTTTACCTATAAAAGCGGGAGGAATGATTAAAATGTTAACAAAAGAGTCAAAAATTAAAGTTCTAGAAAACTTTTACGCACTAGATTATGTTTTCTTCGGAAAACCAGTGGCAAAAGTTGAAAGTTGCTGCCCAATTTTGAAGGAAGAATATCTTTCAGTGAAGGGCGCTACACTTTCAGTTTTCATTGAAATGCTGAAACTTATCAAGCATTCACCAGCCGAACTGACTGAAAAAGTTGATACCGCTGCTTTGATGAAAAGAGCAAAAACTTCAGCTAGAGTGGCTAGAGAAAATGCACAAAAGATCGTGCAAACAAATAAGGCTAAAGCCAATATCAAAGAATCTTTAAAAGAGGCTTTGAAAGAAGATAAAGATGCCGATCTATCCAAACTAGTTGAAACTAAAATACGTCAAAAGGCTTTTGGTCTAGCGGTTGATAATCTACTTCTAGCAAAAACATTGACAGAAGCGGAATCTCTAGAACCTTTGAACGATTGGACTGGCCAAATTGTTGAGGATTCATATAAGATTCTTCGAGACAGTTTGGTAGAATGTGCATCTATCATTTTGGAATCATATGATGAAGAAATGCTAGAAGAAGATAACGAAATTAAATTGGAAAGCGAATGGAAAAAAGCTATAGCCGAAAAAGCAAAGAAAAAATCAGATATCGCTAAAGTCAAAGGAAAAACGGCTAAATCACAGAGGCTGGCTGCTAAATCAGCAAAACATGCACAAGCAGCAAAAGATATTAAAAGCTACTAATAGTGACAAATGAATTTAGAACTCTCTTATCATACCTTGAACAATTTGAAGACGTAGACGCGGTCAGTGCAGCGCGAAAACCTAAAAAACGCGTAGCACAAAAACCTAAAAGTAGTCCAAAACCAGAACCAAAGAAGGTTATTAAACCAAAACCAAAACCAGAGAAAAAAAGAGACGACATTGCCAAGCAGACTCAGAAAATGCTCGATGAGTCTGGTGTCGAGGCTTTTTCTGATCTTTTAAAGGTTGAACCAAAAAAGGTCAGCCCATCGACAGATGGATTTAGTGTTGAAAGATTTGAATCTCTCATGAGAGCTAAGTTGATTGATGGTTATAAGAAAACTCAGAGCTATGAGAGGCCATATATTTCATGCACAGAGCTGTATAACTGTATTCGGCAAAACTTTTATGTTCGCATGAGGTATCAAATTAACCCCAGCGATCTGTTTCAGTTTCCCTATTTGTATCTTATGCAAAAAACTGGTAATTTGATACACGAAATATTTCAAGATTTGTATAATTTTACCGATACAGAGAAATCGATTGTTAGTGAAAAATATAAAGTTAAGGGGAGAGTCGATGCTCTTAAAGATGATATTCTTTATGAATTAAAGACATTAGACCCTCCAAAATACCGAGGCAAATACATCAAAGAGCATTATTATCAATGTGTGATTTATGCTCATATTTTGAATACAGAATATGACTATAATATTAGCAAGATTACGATTGTTTATGTTCTTCGTGATCTAAAGAAAATTTATCCTTTTGACCTCCCCCCTAACGATGAATTAGCGATACAGTTTTTGGAAAGATCGTTGATTCTTCTCGATTCAATATCATCCAAAAAAACACCAGAACCAATTGGAGCGACTGATACACACTGTCGGTTTTGTCTCTACAAAAAATATTGTGAAAAGGATGGATACAACAAAATAAAGCCACCATATATAAAAGATGAACAACCTAAGAAAAAGCCTGAAGAGAAAAAGAAATCTGTTTTTCTTTTATAAGGAGATGAAAAGATGATTTTAATTTACCCTATGTTAACTGCTGGCACAGTATCGCCAAATGTTATTCCCGGTATTTGCAAAGCCCTTGAGAAGTTTGTTTTGATTTATGGTACTGACGAGGTGCTTCGTGCGGCAAACTCACAGCTAGGTAAGGTTATACAAATGACAGGGCAGCTTACGATGGGGCCGAAACGATCTCTCAGAATTGAATCGATTGTTTCTGAAGCGCCACCGCCTGTTGTCGTACCAACAGACCCAACTCAAGGTCAATTAAAGGTGATACCACCACAAGAACAACCACCAACAGAAACACCAAAACAAGCCAAACCAGAAAAATTTAAACCGGGAGCTGTAAAAGTTGATTTTCCACGACAAGACACACTCTCTCTTGAACCTACTTGGGTCAAGATCGAAACAACCAAGAGTGGTGTTCAGTTGCTTGGTATCAAGGTCATTCCATTTCCTATTAGAACCACACAAAATGTGGTGCAGCTAATAAAAGATGACAGAGCAAGAAAGTTTCTTGATGCAAAAATGACAAGTATGCAAAGAACTGTAATTCGTATTCTGTGGCGAGTTGCACGTTTTCTAAGACTACCAGAAATTAAAGATCGCGCTTTGACCGGCGATCCGAAAAAAGATATCTTGTTTGCATCGACCGTATATAAACATAATGTGTTTGTGTGTTTCAATCAAATGGATATTGAACAAGAAAACCTATTTTCAGAACCAGCACAAGTTCAGAAACTTCAAAAGCTTGGTTGGAGATCATTCGTGGTGGCTGATGATGTAAACAAACAAGTCAATTTTTGCATGAATGAATTTAGAGGTTTATGTACAACTGTACCATATCCATTTTTATATGCAGCTGTTGGTAAAGAGCAACTCAAAGTTTATGAAGACCTTGAAGATGTAAGACGCTCTGCAAATCCATTTTTCAGAAGAAAAGTTCGTGCAAGTTCTCTTGGTGAAATGGCAGTTAAAGAATTGAAACAAAAATATAGTGTAACATTCGACGAGTTGGAAAAAATCATTCAAGAAGAAAAAGAGGAAAAAGAGATTGATGTAAACCAATTAAAAGGTGTTGCTCAACGAACTAAACAACATAAGGTAACAAAACAGCTAAAAAAACTTAAATTAGCAAAATCAAATGCAGACATTCAAGCAGCTCTCAAAGGGGTTCCTAAAATTTCTCTTGAGAAGCTAGATAAGTTTGCAAAAAGAATGGCGAAAAACTACGAACGAGATAGAAAGTTTGCAAAAAGAGTTATTTTTAATTCAACAAGATTATCTGAACCTTCCGCCGATAAAATATCTCGTTTGATGGCTTTTGGCACCGCTATAAGTGAAAAGAATGATATTAAAGCCAACGTCACAGAATTTGTTAATGGTGTCAGAGCATCTGGTTTTAATTTAAAGAAAGAAGCTATGAATGATAAAAAGATTGCATGGCAAAATATCGCAATTGTATTTATGGTTCTTAGCATCATGTTAACGACTTCACCACTTTCAGTAGCAGCCAGCGGTATAAAGGCGTTGATTGATGCATTCATGGCTTGGTTTGCTACGGTGGCTCTATCTTGGAAGATTGCAATAATTATTGTATTTGCTCTTATTATATTACTTTGGTTGTCACAAGATTCATAAGGAGTTATTATGGAAGTAAAATCTAATGTTGAAAAGCTTGAACTATATAGCGATGATATACCATTTAGTTTATCGCTTCGAATCAGAAACTTCGAAAATGAAGCTGATTATAAAAAGTTCATTCGCAATTGTGAGGCAATGTTAAGAAAGAGCATTGAGTATAAACTATGGAGAAAATATATAGTCGATGTGCTCGGCATCAACGAATGTATGATTACCAATGAAAAAATGAGTGAAGTGACAATTGATGTTCATCATCACATTCCATCACTTTTCACCATGATTAAAGGTATAATCAACAAGTATATTGATAATGAAGAAGAGTTTTGTACCTTTGATATTACAGAAAAGGCCATCGAGTTGCATTATAAAAACAAAGTTGGTTATGTAACAATACTAAAGTCGCTTCACGAAAAGTTTCACAATGGGTTCTTACAGATACCCATTGACCTAGTCAAAGGTGATTATAACTATTTTCTTAAAAATTATGGTGATCATCTTGATGAAGAAGAACTAGATACAATTAATGATAGATTGGTTATCAAAGAAACAGATGTTAGCTGGTTACGCAACGAATACCCAGCAGAGGCGCTTGGAGGGTAATAAATGCCTGAACGAATTGACAATGAAAGTAGACAGCGAGAGCTGATTGCTGTTGACGTCAACTTTCTAGGTCAGCGTTATAAAACATCAAACGGTTTATATACATTTCCTGCGCCCACACTCTTTACTCTTGAAAAAAATCTTTTTTATCTACTTAGAAACTCAAAAGAAGTTGAATTCGATAGAAAGTATCTTCAACGACCAGATTATTTGAGTTTTGATGAATACGGAACCGTAGCTCTAGCTCAGATGTTAATGTATGTAAACAGCGTTTTTACACCTGAAGATTTTGATTTACAAACTGTTGTAATACCGCAATATGCGGCTGTTGTTGAAATTATTAAAGATAAGTTCTCAAAACAAGACGTTAGCGACTTGACAGGGGTGGATTGGTAATGATTGTTAAAGACAAATTTAATCTAATTCAAGGAACTGATAATATTCTAAATATGTCACCAACCGCTTTGAAAAGAGTCACGGTGGCTAACGGGCCTCGTAAAATATTTGTTCAATTGGAAATGATGAAGAGTAGAATAAATCATTTTACAAAAAATAAAATCATCAAGTTGGTGTCAAATAAAAAACAAAGGGAGATAATCAAAGTTGTAAATCTACCAAATTATCTCTTTCCTGTTTCTTATAACAAACCAACTAAAAGTATTATTATTAATTTACACCCTTTTGGTGTTGATGATATTTTGACACAAAAGCCTGGAGTTGAGAATTTATATGCATGTCTTGTATATGGTATAATGTTTTATGAATTGGCTTCGGGAAAAGCCAAAGTTATTGATAGATATGGAGTTGCAATATCAAACTATTTAGTAAGCGTTTTACTAAGACTATTTGGCAAAGATTATGGATTACTGGGAAGTTTCTCTAGAGAGATAGTTAAACTAAAATTTCTGACAAATTGTTATGTGTTTGCGTCTTTCTTCGATATAAAACCACCAAGCCTCTATAAAAAGGCTTCTGGCGCTGCTGCATTTAATTACAAAGACATCGAAGACAGTCTCAAAAAATATAACTTTGCAGATATAAATGATTTTATAAAATCTTTAAATGAGTTGGGTGTCATGCCAAACTTAAATCGACATACGTTTGCAGCCAAGGTTATTAAAAAATACCAAGTATCTTTCATCCCAGCGTTTGAAGATTTAGCAAGATTTTTTGCTGTGCTGACAACATCTGAAATCAGCGGTCAGAAAGTTGTTGCCACATGGCTAGATAAGCCAAATAGAAAAGAGTTTAATAATATTTTAGAATTTTCAAAAGGTCTGTTTAAGAGAGGTTAATTATGTCAGAAAAAGTAGATAAATATCTAGAAGAACAGACGCCCGAGAACCTTGATGAAGCTGTTGGTATCGCTTTATGGTTAGTAACATTTATCACCCAGCTTGGTATGTTACTTTCTTTTGGGCATGAATTAGCATCATCAAAACATATGAAGAAACACGATAAATTATCTAAAGAATTAAATAATGTTGTTAAGGACAAAGTGAAGTGGGATGTGTACGAATTTAAAGAAAATATACCAAATGCATTTTGTGTTCATGGTCCTTTTATCTTTATCACAACAGGGTTGTTGAAAAAACTTTCACCAAGAGAAACGATGGCTGTTCTAATTCACGAAACAAGTCACCTGAAACAAAATGATGCTCTAAAAACCGTATTAGCTGAAAATGCACTCCTTGCTGTTTTATATGCTGTTATGTTCGTTTTAATTGGATGGGAATTATTTTTTACTGTATCTCTCATCTTTTTTATAATAACTTCAGCTTCGGGTATAACAGAGATTATATTCCGGAGACTTCTAGGTAGAAAAATGGAATTGAAAGCCGACACAAGAGCAGCAGAGTTTGGATATGCAGATGAATTAATATCAGCCCTCGAAAAGATTGAAAACTGGGCCAAAATGGAAAGAGCAAAACAAAAATGTGGTAATATATGTCAAGTCGTGCGTAACCTAAGTGATGCTCTTGACGAGCACCCACCACTGAAAGAACGTGTAGAAAATTTGATGAAAAAGAAAGAATTCTACAGAAATACGATTAAAAAGAATTTTTCTTCAATGAAGAACTTCTTAGTATCAAAACTAAAAGGTATTGCACCAAAAAAAGCGTAAACCAAGGAATCTAATATGATATGGAAAATCCACTCTTCGGAAACTACAGAGCACAGGTTGTCGATAATCAAGACACCGAAAAATTTGGTAGAGTCCTAGTGTGGATACCAGATATAATGCCTTTAGTTGACCCAACAGAAGGTATATGGGCAAGACCAGCAAATAACCCAATCGGGGGAAGAAATCTAGAGGGAACTGAAGATCATCATTATATGGGAACTTCATATATACCAAGAAAAGGTGCTTGGGTATGGGTTTTCTTTGAAGCTGGTAATATTAACAGACCTTATTATTTTGGCGCATTAGACCTAGAAAACACGAAAGTTTTACCAGAAAATCAAGTTGGTACGAACTATCAAGATAAGTGGACTATTTTTAAGAGTCATGATGGTAGAACGATTGTAATATCTGATGATACTGATGACGCACGAGTTGAAATAACAGGTAAAAAAAGACAGTTATCTGAACCACCAACGGGTAATACAGATTCGGTCTATACTATTGATGACAATCAAACAACGATTTTATTTGATGAGAGAAGCGGAAAAGAAAAGATTTTAATAAGAACACATAAGGGTGACTTCTTTCATATAGACGTCGATGAACAAAAACTGCAAGCTCTTTTTGAAAGTGATATTTTAATCAAGACAAATGCAAACTTCAGAATATTAGCAGCTGATGATATTGATATAAAATCTGAAGCTGGTAAGGTTAACATTCAAGCATCTTCAGATGATATAAATCTGAAAGCGGGTGGTAACGTTAATGAACAAGGTGGTGCTGACTGTAACATGAAAGCCGGAGCGAATGCTAATATTCAGGGAGCGGCTACTGTAAATGTGAAAGGCGGTTCAGCAATCAATCATGATGCTGCTATTATAAATGATCAGGGTGGAGCCGCAGGACCAGCTGGTGATGCTGGCGATGCGACCTCCGCAGACCCGAAGGGTGAAAGGGATACATAAGATGGCATTAACATCAACACAAACGAGTCTATGCAATAAGCTTGTAAGCGATTTTGAAAGTGTTATAGGACCAGCCACTTCAGCTCTTTCTACTGTGAAGTCTGAAATTCAAGCAGCCAAATCTGCTCTAAATAGTCTCAAGGGAATTGGTTTTTCGCCGTCTGAAGATATAACAAATGCAGCAAACGATTTAGAATCAGATGTAAATGAGAATATACCACAAGCGGATGAAGAGGCAATCGATGAAATAAATGATATTGTTAGTAACTGTGCTTATTTTGGTGAGGACGAATTATTAAAAAACCCAACAGCTATTTTAAAAAGCATGTCAAAATCGGCATTTGATAAAATGGATGAGCTTATAGAGGCTGTGCCATTGCCAGATTTTGAGTCTGGAAAACTCATAGATAGTTTAATAAACAAAATTGCAAATCAAATACCGGATAACCCAGCTGATCTTGGCATTTCAACATCTTTGCAAAAAGCTGATCAGCTTATAGATTGTCTTACATCATTATGTGGAAGCGACTTTGCTACAACAGCACAAAGTTACGCAGATCAGGTTGAAGATTTATATGACCAATTAAATATAGTTGGTGATCCTGCAAGCCCCAATTATGGAAAGTTTGACATCGATAAACTTTATGATGATGTTAGTTTATCAGTTACCGAAAAAGTAAAAATGAACAGCGTTGTTGATTCTGTTCAAAATATAAAGAGTAATGCTAGCAGTAGCATCTCATCAGCGGTTGACACTACGAAAAGTCTTAGAAAATCAGCACTGAGGATTCTATAATATGGCTACACCACAAGAAACACTTGAGCAAATGTATGATGCTATTGATGGGCAAGTGGAACAATATGAAGCGCAAATAGCTCAAGTTGAAGGTCTTAGAGATGAATTCATTGCAGAGAAAGAAGCTCTTCGTGATGCTGTTATGACACCAGCTGCAAATCAGTTAAAAAACTACCTTCAAACAACAAAAGCACAAGAAGTTGGTGCTATTTGGGGTGGTGATGTTAATGTAAATTTTGGTTCAACATACAACAATACAACACCAGATTCAAACATTTATACAGCAACACTAACAGATTGGGTTATTGTGGATGCAACAAATGCTGAAACATTATATGAATATGGCGGCGTTGGTTGGGATGCAGACACGACTGTTGTTTTGCTGATTCAACAATGGAATTTCTGTCAAGATTATTTGACAAAACCGTTGACCGATCTTCAAGGAAACTATGGTATTCTTGCTAACATTTCAAATTTAGGTATCGCTATTGATCAACTAGAATACTCAAAACAAAAAGTTGAAGACTCTGGTGATGTATTTGAGGATTATGTATAATGCCATCGATAGCAAGATTAGGAGATATTTGGGTTGGTATTTGTTGCTGCCACCCCCCAATACCATGTATCGGTATGTCTGGGCCAATTGTAACTTCGAGCGTGACTCATAGTACAAGTGGATTGGGTGTAGCGAGATTGGGTGATATGGTTATTGGTGCGTGTGGTCACCCAGGAAATATTGTAAGCAGCAGCGTTGTTAATAAGACAGATGGGTTGGGTAAAGCTCGTGTTGGTGATGCTGTTGTTGGATGTGTATCAGGTACTATTGTTACAGGTGATACAACTCATATAACAACATAAGAGGTAGATAATGGCAAAAAGAATACACTTACGACCATCATTACTTGATATACGTAGAAAGAGCGTTAAGTGGATTATCGTGCATCACACAGCAGAAATATATGAGTTTCCAGAGTCACGCATTGATAATAACAAATATCAAATGCCCGGTATCTACGCTGGTGTACTAGAAAAAAAACAAGGAGATGTAAACTATCATTATGTGTTGGATAAGATTAAAGGCGAATATAATTGTATTGCCTGTAGACCTATTGTGTATCTATGTGATTGGCCTGATATCCCTGCTGACATAAACAAAAGAGCTGTTCATGTCGCATTGATGGGTTCATACGATTATAAAGTACCAGAGAAAAGAATGTATGAGATTTTAGCATTTAGACTTTTGAACCCAATGATCAAGCTTTTCGGGATATCACCAAACAGGATAAAAATGCATTACGAGGTAACAAAAGACAAAGACCTGTCATGCCCCGGAGACTTTATTAATAAAGATGTCATTATTGCTATGACCAGACGTTACGTTGTCAAATAAGGAGTTGCTATGAAAATTATTTCAGAATATTTAAATCAGTTGCAGAATGACATAGTTGTTACAGAAGGTGTAACAAAAACGCTAAACAAAATATTTGCAGCTGTTGGTATGGGTAAACCGCGCAACTGGACTTTTTTAAGTGGCACAACTCCTTATAAACTTCTTCAGACTCATTACGAAAAATGTCTTGATATGTGTGCAAAAATATATCGAGATGAAATCAACAAAGCAGAAGATGAATTGGTTGATGATATGATGAGAATGGATGGATTGATTCAAGGTGATGATGAAGAGGCAAAAGAACGAGCAGAAAGATTACCAAGTCTGGGTTATTGTGAACTAACTTGTAAATTTGAGATGTTAAAGAGTATGGTTCATTTGATGAAGAAAAAACCAGAGCAACTGTGTTCAAAAAACATCAACAAAAACCTATGTTTAGCTTGGATTAATAAAAACTTACCATCTCTTGAAATTGAACTTAACTATGTACAGAATGTTGTGAAGGTTTACAGAAAAGGAGCTAAGTATCCAAAATCTGTAGCAAATAGATTAAAAAAGGTGTTGTAAAATGAAAAACATTGAGAACGTTCGAATTTTGGTAATTGGTGATGTGATGTTAGACAGATATATTGTGGGTGATGTTGAAAGAATTTCACCAGAAGCACCAGTACCAATAGTTAAGGTCACAGATGAATATGCTACACTCGGTGGATGTGGTAACGTAGCAAGAAATATTCTTTCTATTGGTGCTAATGTAGATTGTCTTGCGTCAGTCGGTAAAGATAAAGCTGGTAGAGAAATTTCTGATATTTTTGACAACTCTTTCATTGGTAATTTTTTGATAGAACAATCAAACGAAACAACTGTTAAGGAAAGAATTGTTGCAAATAGCAGAAAGATTCAGATGATCAGAGTTGATCGAGAACACATCAAAAAAATTAAAGCTGATTATGCTAAGAAGAAACTTCAAGAATATTTTGCACTATATTCACCAGATATAATTGTTGTTTCAGATTATGCAAAAGGAATGATCACATGGGAACTCATGGTGTATCTTCGTGAGCAAAGAGCAAGAATTATTGTAGACCCAAAACCACAAAACGGTCAGTTTTATACAGGTGTGTATATGATCACACCGAATGAAAAAGAGTGGAGTAGTATGATGCTAAGCTCTGCATATAATTTAAAAGATGTAAAATATGCTCTTATCACAAGAGGTAAGAACGGCATGACACTCTTTGATTTTAAAGACAACATCGATATACCAGCAGAAGAAGTTCATAACGTGTTTAACGTCTCTGGCGCTGGTGATACAGTTGTCGCATCAATGGCTGTTTGTTTGGCAATGGGTATAAAACCAATTGAATCAGCAAAAATTTCAAATATGTGTGCTAGTGCTGTTGTTACAGAACCAGGCACATCAGTTGTAAGCGCAGAAAGATTTCAAAGTGCGCTTTGGAGGTATTTAAAAGATGGACATTAAAAATTTGTCTGAGAGTGATTATCTTTCAATTCTAAAACAAAATATCAAAATTCGAAAAGAGGCTAGATTATCTCTTCTGTCAGAGAAATGGAAAGATGATGTGGAAATTAAACAAACCGGCGAACATGCCGATAAAAGCATTGCACAACTTAAAAAAGAGATCGAAGCTCTAAGAGGAAAGCCAGGAAATAAAGAAAAAATGGGTGAGCTTCTATTTGCACTCAGAGCAAAGCAGGGTTGGAAAAAAGAAACTGGTGTTGCAAAAGAAAATGTAGATATGGATAGTAATGAAGAAGACGATAATCTATATCCTGACAATGATGCTGATGATAGTACGTTTGATGAAGAACAAGAATAATGATTCAGATACATGAAATAACATACCACGCACGTTTTGCAAGGATGAAGAATGAGGTTCCTGCGAAACTTTCAAATAAATCATTAAATGATAGACATCGCAAGACTCATATGTTATATGGTTCTGCGGTGAAAAGAAAGCTACCCAAAGATTTTATAAACTCTATCGTTGATTTACACGATGGATTTGTGAAGGAAATGTTGAACAGGCGAATGAAACACAATACCCCCCTTAAAAAAGTATAACCTTCCTATTTAAGCAATCATCTATATATATTACTTATTGATGGGTTGCTTTATCGCCAAATTCACAAAGGAGGTTTGTATTTGAACATCAATCAAGAAGGTCCAAAACGATGGAGTGTATCACATGATGGCGAACGTGTTACACTTCAACTATCACCATCATCAATCACCAACAAATTTTTTATTGTCACAAAGTACATTGAAAATGTTTCTAAATTCTGTGGAAAAGAGTTCGACGAATGGTTTATTGGCATATTAAAAGCACCAAAAACCATTGTAGACAACGTTGACAAACTAAAAGAGTTTTCTGATGCTTATCTAACATCGCAGAACTTTGATTATAGTATTTTTGTTGACGAGTCAAAAGCCAAGAAAAATTCAATTCTTTTTAGAGATGACGAAATCGAAAAGGTCATTCGGCTATCTTGTTATTTGAAGATTTATTCAACCATATCAAACTCTGAAAATCTCAAATTGACAGCCTCAATCCACAGGGAGGTTTACAACAAGATAGCAATCGATGCACTCAAATCTGAGGTAGTCACAAAGATATACGATGTGATTAAAACAAAGACCTACAGATATAGCATGACTGACAAATTCATGTGGGAGTACATCAAGAGCGTTCGAGGTAAAGACCTAGGAGCGCATGTGATTGAAATATTTAATTTTATTATGAATAATATTTTAGTACTTTGTGAAGATGATAAGAACCCCATTACATACTTTGTTGGTGTCATTGATGAGTCAGTAAAGTGGTTTCTCCACTCAGTGTACAAAGATGCTATCATATATGATGATAGTATCGCAACCGAGGACATTCAGGGAATCAATACAGATAACCTGAAAACGTATTCATATAATGATACACTCGGAAGATTGAAAAAGATTGCTTATGAAAGAGTCAAAGATATACTTGAAAGTAAGAATATTATGAAGACTGAATCAGACGAAGCAACAGAGAATTATCTTGTTGAATTTAGCACAAGGTTAGAAGAGATTGAATTTATTTCACCCTTATGTGAAACTTTGGTGTATCCAATACTATCAGAGATGACAAGCATCCCATTTAATCACTTGAGAACATTATCACCAGAACATGCAGCACTTTTATCTGTATACATTCAAGAGATTCTCAAGAAAACGTTTCCGGCCCAATACCGAGAAACATTCACTCTCTTAGAGTATTATCCAACCAAAAGCCCATCTATTTCAACAACTTACAAGATCAAATCTGTTCATGACTATCTTGATGTTCAAGATGACACACAGAACTTCTATGGTTTTAAGGCAAAAATCTTGCCACATGATATTCTGTGTCATTTTGTGGGAAGAATTGCAAGGGTCAATCTTCGGAGCATTTTAACAGGACGAGACCTTGCTGGTATTCCTCTATCGAAGGTTGAACGTGAAATGATCATATTTTATACGCACTATTTTGCGGGTGAATTCAAAGACAAGATCAAATATATGACTCAGCTAATGAATGCTGACTTCTAAAAAGAATAGCGGGGTTCAGAACCCCGCTATTTTTTTGTCAAAAAATAGAGAACAAATTACAAATAGGTTCCGAGTACGGAGGCATAATAACATGAAAAAAAGGCTTGACGAACAAAAAATGGAAACACTTACCGAGCTAATTAGACAAGTTTCAAAAACTATTTATCCACAAGGTTCAGACTATCACTATTTGTATCATAAAGATATTCGAGACAGATTATATGGCGAAAAACCTTCATGCTTCATCTGTCTTAAAAGAAAAGGTGGTGGAGATATGGGTCGAGACGTAACCCCATATATGCTGCCGATCTGCAATAGAGCAGGGCATGAAGATGCAAAGGTCATCGGAATTTCTTTAAAAATAGTTCAAAAGATGATGGATGATGACAAAGGAATGTATGATGTCAATGATCTAAATAAAGCTTTGGGTCAATTGCAACATCGATACAATATTTTTTCAAAAGACGTACCAAAACCCCCTGTAACCGCTGCAAAAAAAGCAATGGCTACAAGAATGATGAAAAAAATAAAAGGATACTTGGATAATAGATAATGATTAACTTTCTTGACCTATCAACGTTCAAGAAGAATTTGAAGCCGGTCAAATCAGCTGATATTTGGTCAAAACCGGGAGAATGGCATCCAGAAGGTTTATTTTCTGAAATAATATTCGGGCCAGAAGAATCAACAGAAAGAAAAACAACATTCTCTTATGTGGACTTGAACACAACCGTTATTCACCCAGCAGCTCTTCAGATTCTTCGTAGACTTGATAGCAAAAACATACCAAAAATTTTGAGCACAGAAGAGTCATATTCTCTTGATAAAGATGGTAAGCTAACACCCGACCCAGACGGTGTTACTGGTATCGCATCCCTCATCAAACTCTTACCAAAAATTAAGTTTAACGCTGGTACTGATGCAAGAGAGAAGTTCATTAAAAAAATAGAACAAGCGATTGCTCAAAAGACACTGTTTGTGGATATTGTGCCAGTAATACCACCAGAACAGAGACCAGCCTTCGAAGGGTCAAATGGCAGATGGATTATCGACCCAATTAACGAATATTATGTGTCAATTTTAAGAAAATCTATTCAGATGAAAAGCGCACCAAAATCTGGTCCGTTGTTTGATCTTTTAAATTATGAAGTTCAGAAGGCTGTTGTTGACCACGATAACTTTGTTAGAACTATCATTCAGAAAAAAAGAGGGCTGATTCGTTCTCAACTTCTAGGTAAAAGAACCGACTTTTCCGGTCGATCAGTTATCACTCCGGGTCCAGAGTTAAAAGTCAACGAAATTGGTATTCCACTTAAATTGGCAGTGGTTTTGTTCGAGCCTTTTTTATTACATAGACTTTTTTATTCCGGCAAAGTTGATAAACAAAAACTCAATGATGAAATAAACAAATTTTTGAAAGTTGAGTTATCTGTAGATTCTCTAAGAAATGTATTCAAAGCAATTCACAATGGTGATAAGATACCACCCTCGCTTGAAAAAATGATATTCGAGGCAGCAGAAGTTGTATCTATGAACAGAGCGGTTATTGCAAAAAGAGATCCCGTTCTTCACGCTAAATCTGTTCGCGCATTCAAACCAAAGATTGTCACAGGGAACACATTGAAACTATCAACCCTTCAAGTTGGTGGTTTTAATGCAGATTTTGATGGTGATACGATGGCGGTCTATCACCCAATTACAGATGAATCACAAGCTGAATTAAAAACAAAAATGATGAGAACCGTTACGGGTGAAGATTCAAATTCTGTTACATATGAAATATCAAAAGAAATGTGTGCTGGAATCTATATTATAATGAAAGACGTAGCAAGACCAGACTCTCCTATTTCAGTTACAGATAAAAGTTTAGACACTGCAAACGATCCCTATATCCCGGTTGTTTATCGAAAGAGAAGAACAACAATGGGAAGGGCGATTATAAATAGCGCATTTCCACCAGACTTTCCATTTATTGAAAAACCGATGACTAAAAAAGACCTCAATCTTATGATACCTAAAATTATCAGTAAGTATGGAGAAGAGCAAGCCATCGAAACGTATTCAAAACTCAAAGACATTGGTTTTAAGTTTGCAACTCTAATGTCACCAACCTTTACAATTGATGACGTTGAAATTCCAGATGATCTAAAAGATTTAAAAGAAAGGTTAAAAAATGCAACAACTGAAGAAGCAGATGCTATTATCAAACAAGCTGAAAAAAGATTGAAAGAGCATCTAAAAAATACAGGGATTTATGATCTTGTTGAATCTGGAGCCGGAAAGGGGTGGGGGCAACCAAGGCAAATTTTGTTTGCAAAAGGTTTGATCGCTGACCCACAAGGTAAGGTCCAGCCGCCTGTTGCTGGTTCTTATACAGAAGGTCTGACAAACACAGAATATTTTGAAGCTTCAGCTGGTTCTAGAACTGGTATTATCGATAGAGTTTTGAATACAGCTGATACTGGATACTTTTCAAGACAGCTTGCGTATGTTTTGAACAGTGTCGAAATTGACAGAACCTTAAAAGATTGTAAGGTTACAAAATATCTTAATGCTAGATTGACGAATGATTTGATTGAAAGAATGTGGGGTAGGTATATTTTAAAAAATGGAAAAATAGTTGAGTTTGAAGCGTCAGAACACAAAGCTGGTGATGTCATTAAGCTTAGAACACCAATATATTGTCAGTCAAAAAAGATTTGTCATACTTGTTATGGTCGCATTCTAGAAAGACACAGAAGCCCATATGCTGGTATTATTGCCTCACAAGCAATTGGTGAGGCTGGTACGCAAACAATCATGAGAACGTTTCATACAGGTGGTGCAGTAAAGATTGTTATAAAAGATATGATCAATGATATTTTGTCAAATGACCCATTAACAAGTCCAAATGTGGTCAAGAAACATATAAAACAATCAGAAAATACATTGATGGCATTACAAGATTGTAAAATTACTATTGATGTTGATGACTATCCGGTTGCAAAAGATTTATATTTTAATGATGATGATTCTGAACTTTATGCAAAAGGTGTTGTATGTAGATTAGAATCTGAAGATGCTATGTTTAATCTTGTTCTAGATTATCCAGTTATGTTTCATAGCGAACGTCTAACAAGAATTGGTAGAAAATATATTTTTCTAGAATTTGAAAAAGGTGAAAATATTTTAGAGACAACATTACAAACCGATGTGACAAAGGAGCAGATTCAATACGTAAAACGTCTTGTTGGTGGTCGCGAGATTATTAAAGACGCAGATCATTTATTTAGAAAATTTTATAAAATATATTCTTCATTGAGAGACACCGATTCTGTACATTTTGAAATTTTGTTAAGTCAAGTTTTGAGAGATGCTGATAACCCATCACTTCCAGCAAGATTGGGGAAAAAATGGAACCCATCTATGATGAACATCAAAAATATTGTTTTTAAAACAAGTTTTATTCAGGGGTTGGCGTTTGAAAATATCAATGAAGCTATTCGTAATGGATTGATAACAGAAGAACCAGAAGAACCAAGCATTCTAGAAAGAGTATTAACAAGTGAGTTGTCGGAATTAAAGGAGAGGCGGTAATGATTTATCTTGATGAACATATTGATTATATTTATCTACAAGAAGATGTTCAATCATTGATAAAAAGACTAACAACAAAAAATGTTGAGAAACTTATATCAATGATATCATCTAAGAATGTTAATGGAGCAGCAAAATTATATCAGAGTCTCAACTTACCGATATTTCAGTTCCGCGATGTCGTGTTATATTCAAAGAAACACATTGATGGTTTTAAGAATAAATATCAATTTCATTTTAGAAAGGTAAAAGGGAATAACGTCGAAACAAAAAGTATCGCTGCTCTTATTTTAACAGTCACTAATTTTATCAACGACAAGGTTAAAAACGCAGCAAAGGGAAACACGGAGCTTTTAAAACGAATTAAATTTATTGATAACTTATTAAGAAAACTGGCAATTTTTCTATATGACGTTGGCAAATTTGCTCTTAAATGGGGCATTGTTGTAAAAATTTTAGCTTTAGTGGGTAATTATTTTTCACATATTTTAATTCATTACCCAGAGCTGTATGGAATATACTCAATGGTTACCATGATAAATCCATACATGTGGATCGTAATCGTGGCTGGGTTGATCATGATGCTAATTGGGTTTTTGCTATATAAATATGTAACAATAAAAGAAAAAAAAGAAGAAGATGTAGCAGCATACGAGCCAAAAGATAATCCATATGATGAATACGAGGTCTAATCATGTCATATTTTAATACAAATGTTACCGAATCTGGAAATATAGCTGAATTCACAGGCTTTCCGACCGATTCATTTATTCGTCATGTATATCGTATATACAAATCAAAAAGACTACTAAAATTTTTTAAAGTTTCATTTAGAATGTTTGGGCGTGGTACGATTAAAGTACATAGGTTTTTCCTACCAGAATTAGTTTACATTTTAGGTCTTCTACCAGGAAGACATAAATTTGGCTTTCAAACTAAAACAAAGTATGCTGAATTGATAAACCTTATTCTTGAAAAAACATGGATGAAAAGAATAAATCAGAACTTTTCAAATCGTGTAAAATCTGGAAAATTTTCTGAATTTAATTATACTTTAAAGCCTTATCAGAAAGAATTTATACAAATATATGATGAAAAAAAGCAGAAGTATAATTTGAATGGATATATATTATCATTTGAACAGGGATTGGGAAAAACATTTACATCAATAGCGTTAATGCATGGTCTAGAAAAAGATGCTATTATTGTAATAGCCCCAAAGAGTACAATAAGAACAGTTTGGAAAAATGAAATTGAAACAGTTTTCAAACAAAATCAAGATATATGGGTTGTTGGGGAAAAACCAAAAAAAGCAAGATTTTACATTACAAATTATGAATCAATAGATAAATTAAAACTTGTTTTGAAGTATGTGGTTCAGAGTAAGAACGTTGGTATTATTGTTGATGAATCCCATAATTTTAAAAACGTTGGTGCTCAGAGAGTAATAAGACTGCTAGCTTTTGCAAAGGCTGTCAAATGTCAAGATACTTTGCTCATGAGTGGTACACCAATCAAAGCTCTTGGCTCAGAAATGGTGCCTTCCCTTCAGCTAATTGATCCATTCTTTGATGACATGGCTCAAAAGATTTTTCTAAATGCATTTGGTGTAAAAACTTCAGTTGCACTTGACATATTAAAAAATCGTTTAGGCATGGTTATGCATCGCAAAATGAAATCTGAGGTTTTGAAATTACCTAGCAAAACACATAAAGAAATAAAAGTCAAAGTACCAGGAAGTGATAAATATACACTTGTTTCAGTTAAAGACCAAGTATTGGCTTACATGAAGAAACGTCAGAAGTTTTACGAAAAAAACAAGAAATTTTATCATAAAGAATATTGGGAGGTTATAGATGCATTAAAAGAACAATTAAAAGATGATGCAACTTTTGAATGGTATTTAGACGTTGTTAGACGGCTTCAAGAATTTGGTTACAATACGATGGATAAATATCAAGTTGAAGAAGTAGCAAGAGCGAACAAGTATGAAAAAGATGTATTGAGACCATTATTAACAAACGAACAAAAAAAGAAATTTGACCGATCAAAATCTGTTGTAAAATATGTACAACTGAAAATTATGGGTGAGGTTCTTGGAGGGTTACTTAACAAACTAAGAGCTGAAATGTTTGCTAAGATGGTTCAAAAAAGCCCTATTTGTGAAATTATAGAAAAAAGTGCAAAGAAAACAGTATGTTTTTCAACATATGTTGATGTTGTCAAGAGCACAGCAGACTATGTAACAAGTTCATGTAATAAAAAAGATCCAATACTTATTTTTGGCGAAACATCAAGTGCTGTCACAAGTTTACTAAAACTCTTTAAAGAGGACACAACAAGAAACCCATTGATAGCAACAATACAGACTTTATCAACCGGTGTGACTCTTGTTGAAGCAAACACAGTTATATTTCTAAATCAACCGTGGAGATCAACAGACAGATCGCAAGCTGAAGATAGAGTTCATAGAATCGGTCAGGATACAGATGTTTTTATTTACAATTTAGTTTTAGACACGGGCGGTAAACCGAATCTCTCGACCAGAATGGAAGATATTATTGATTGGTCACAGAAAATGTTTGAGGGAATTGTTGGTAAGGAAGACTATAAAAAAGAGCTAAAACCAATAGCAAAAAGGCTTATGAGATGATACCATTTAAAAATTTAAGACAGTACACACATGTAGTTGATGGTGTGATTTTTCGACGCGACCCTAAGAATCCAACGGCGTTAATCTATTTTTCTGAAAACTCGACTCTTATTGACGATCTACCAAAGCTTAATTTGAGACCAGCAGACTTTCAAATTGTTGTTGTGCCTTTTACGAAAATACCACGCACTCTTTTAACATCAGATTTAAGAAAGCTCTATAAAGCTTATAAGCTAACAGCTTACACAAGCAGACAAAGAATACCAACTGGTCGAAACGTAATCTTTGATGTATCAAATTATGTGCAAGCTGTTGATGCTCGAATGAAACCAACAACATATAGACAAAGAGCTGGCTATTTGATTAAAAATGCGTTGGAGTCAGCTTTTAGGTTTTTTCCAGACGAATATAACAAAATTTTGGTATATTCCGTCGATATTGAGAAAGATTTAAACACTTTCATCAACAGAAAAGTGTTTCCTATTATTCATGATATGAAAAAAGAAGAAGACCTTTTCTTTGAAACAATGTTGTTATCAACAGTATCTTCAGATGGTGCAAAGTATCGTTTAATGGTTAAAGACGGGGATTATGCCTTTAGGAGAGTGCTTCAATATATCAGGAACATAAAAACTGTGGATACTGAAGATGAGATCGAAGCTGAAGCACAAGTGTCAAGTAGCAAAATTGTTTCTTCAGTTAAAGCAAATATTGACAACGACGAGGCCGTTAAGGGTGCGGTATCAGATTTTCTAGAAGACGATGAAGAGACAAGAAACAAGGTTGCAAGCGGAGATGTAACAAAAAGTGATATCGAAAAAATCACCGCAACAGCAATTCTTTATAGAGTAAGCGGCGATCTTGATGGTGCAAAAAATATTGCAAAAGGCATTACGTCCAAAAATTCAACAAAAGCTCTAAAAGCTATCAGTAAGAATTTTTCTGATGAGTTATTAAAGCCTGAGAAAACTATAAGTCTTACGACAGACCCGCGTGTTGCTGTTTATAATCCAACAGCTGCGGTTGGTAATAAATCTCCAGAACATATTTTTCAAAAAAGAAAAATTGATTTTGAAACCAACATCAGAAATGATCTGACAAACGCATTTAAAGTCTTAGAAAAACGAGACCCACCACTTAAATTTCACTCAATATCTATTGGTGATAAACCACAAAGAGCTGGTGAAATCTTAAAATCTGACATCAGCATTGTAACAGTTACTTTAAAAGATAAATTTGGAAAATTACAACAAGTAGCTATTGAAATACCAAAGATTGATTTAAATACGGGAACATTCAGAATTAACGGTCAGAAAAAGGTTTTGATCAATCAGATCATACGCAACCCAATTACATTTCCAAAACCAGGAGAAGCTAGATTTGAAAGTTCATATTCAACTTTCAGATTTAATGTTAAGAGTCTAAGAAAGGTTACTTTTCTTGATTCTTTCATGACATATAAAATGCCATTTTCATTTCTGGTGTTTTTCGCATTTGGTTTTGAACAATCATTGAAAAAATACGGTATAAAATATCGTATGGCAACAGAGAGACCAAAAGGTGAAAAGCATTGGGCAAGAATTAGAGGAAAGGAGTATGTCATTTTTGACAATGTCAATACTGAATTAAAAGAATACATTGTTAATTCTTTTCAGTATGGTACGCCAGATAAATATCACATCGAAGGAGACTTTCCATCGAAGCAATATTTTGAAAACCTGATCATTGCACATACAGGGCGTGTTAATTCAACATATCAAATTGAATTGAAGATTCAAAATATTGTTGACCCCGTTGCAAGACAGGTTCTTCTGAATAAACAACAACCAACAGAACTTGAGGATATTATGTTTTATATGGCTGATAAGGCTGTTAAGAAAACTTATATTCCTCGAAACGATCTAACAAATCAGAGAATACGAAACTCTGAAATTCTTGTTCATTTAGCACAGAAACAAATTCTAGCAGCATATACTACATATCGTGAGCAAATATTAGGTGGAAATGATGAAGCTCAGCTAGCAATTGTACCGACCAAGGTAATGAAAGACTTTCAAATGACCGAGCTTTCAATGAGCATGGAATATGCAAATCCGATTGAAGAGATGTCATCGATCACAAGAATCTCACCCGTTGGAAAGCAAGTTGGTGGCATACCTGATAAGAGGTCTATTGATAATGCAAGTCGTAATATACATGATACATACTTTGGAAATATTGACCCATTAGACACACCTGAAAGCGGCAATATTGGTATTGTGCAACAGCTTACGGTTGATGCATTGATCACATCATCTCGTGGTATGTTTCAAGCTAAAAAAATAAGTGACGATGAGGGTACTGGTATGTTATCAACCAGTTCTGTTATGACACCATTTCTTGAAAACAATGATGGTGCTCGTGTTATTATGATAACAAATCAAGCAAAACAAATGCTTCCGTTGAAAAACCCACAACCCCCTGTTGTTCAATCTGGATATGAATCTATTTTGACAAACGTTCTTTCAGACAACTTTATCAAAAGAGCACCTTGCACCGGTAAGATTGATAAAATAACTATTGATAAAATAACAATGAAATGCGCTGCTGGTAAGAAAGATGTTGTCGATATAACACCCATGCATCTTAGATCAGGGTCAGGAAAAAACACTCTGAGTGTTTTTAAACCAACTGTTAAAACCGGCCAATCTGTAAAGAAAGGTGATATTGTTGCAGAGGGTGCGTGTATGGCATCTGGTTCTATCGCTTTGGGTAGACCTTTGTTAGTTGGGTTCATGCCATATAAGGGATATAACTTTGAAGATGGCATTGTTATCAATGAGAGATTAGTTGAAAGTGATAGTTTGACATCACTCCACGGCATTGAAGAAGAGGTTTTAATATCAGAAAATGATCGATTAGTTTTTATTGCAAAGATTGGTGACAAACTAGAAAAGGGTGAACCACTATTGAGGAAGACTGTTGGTGAGATTGAACAACTCATTGGATTTGAAGAAGACGATGATACAGATATTCAATCTGGTCAATTTATAAAGAAAAGTCCTGGCGGTACAATTGTTGACATTGAGGTTTTCTCCAATATGCCAGAAAACACTTTTCCAGAAATCGAAAGCCTAATCAAACGTACCAATAAAAGACATGATAAGCCACCAAAAGAGAAATTTAAAATCATGGGCGAAAGCATAAAAGGTGTTCTGGTCAAATTTAAAATTGAACAAGAGCTAAGAATTGGTCTTGGTGATAAACTTTGTAATCGTCATGGTAACAAAGGTATTATTTCGCTACTTGAGAAAGACAACTTGATGCCGCGAACACCGTTCGGAACCCTTGATATGGTGATGAATCCACTTGGAATTATTGGTAGAATGAACATGGGGCAAGTATACGAGACGTACTGTGGGTTAATTGCAAGACAGCTTGGTTTAATGTTACCAAATTTAACAAAAGCTAAAATCATTGATTTATTGAAAAAAGTTTATCAGTATCTCGATAAAAGTAAGAACAAAAAAACGACTCTATCTATGCTGGCAAACATAGAAAAATTATCAGGGGTGAAATTTAATGAGTTCGTTGAGAGAACAAAGAAGAGTGGGTTTTTTCCTATTATTATCCCACCTTTTAAAGCACCAAACCACAATGATATTAAGAAAGCTCTGTCGGTTGTTGGTTTAAAAACAGGGTATAAGCTTCGATTGCCTGAATTTAATACAACAACATTTAGAGAGATACCAATTGGTTATATGTATATTGGTAAACTTGAACATCTTGGTGAATCCAAGATTTATGGTAGAAGCACAGGACCAACAGCTGGTAAAACCGCACAACCAACAGCTGGAAAAAGAAGAGGTGGAGGTCAGAGAGTCGGTGAAGCTGACACTTATGCATTTATTTCATACAACTGTGTAAACACATTAGCTGAAATGATGGGGCCATTAAGCGATGATTACATAACAAGAGATGAAATCATTTCTGAAATCATCGAGAAAGGGTCAGCAAAATATCGTGAAGCAAAAATATCACCAGCTAAAGATTTATTGAATTCATATTTTGTTTCACTTATGTTAACAAGATAAAGGAGAGACGATGAAATTCATATTAAATTTACAATCAATTAGATTTCCTGGTGTAAAGAAGATCATTCGTATACCTGGAATAGATACATATCAAACTAAGAAGTCTGGAAAGCTCTTTCAGGTTCGTTATTTCTTTCATACAGCAAAAGGACCGAGAATGTTAGGGTTTTCTTCAAAGACAGCAGCATTTAATACACTTCACTCTATGGATGTGTACGACTTGAGATTACGTCTAGCCTTTCAGATACAATTCAAGGATATGGATAAAGAGAAGTTTGTTGAATTCGTTAGCGAGTATCTTAGAACAACTAAATATAAACTTCCTCGTATGATGAAAGAATCAGAGATGAGATATGCTCTAAAAGAACTTCAACGAAGAGAAGTCATAACAGAAATTCCAGGAATTCAAATTTTTATTGATACTTGGAAAGAGGCTGATCCTTTTGTGAAAGTCCTCATGGTTTTTTATGGTATATTGATTGCTTTACCATTTATCATGAAATTTTACATTCTGATGAAAAAGTTAATTAATTTCGTTTCTGAATATTATATTGAAAGCGCAGCTGAACATAAAATAAATCAAGAATTATTCTATGGTCAAGCTAGCAACGAACCGGGATTTGCAATGTTCGATGGTCTTGTTCAATATATTGAACACATCATAGATGGTCGCGCTAACGCTCTTATTATCTGTGGGCCACCGGGAATGTCAAAGACATATACTCTTAGACGAACATTTCATTTTAAAGGATTGCTTCCAAAAAGACAATATGTTATTGAGAAGGGCGCAACGCTTGGTCTGCCTGGCACTTTTGCTCTTCTTTATAGACACAGAAATAAGATTTTAGTATTAGATGACTTCGATACACCTTTACAAAACCCAGATACAATCAACTTGCTAAAATCTGTGACCGATACTTACGAAAAGCGAATCGTTTCTTTACCAAGAGAGAAGATGATTCAGACCTATGGAGATGGTGGCCCACCTGAATCTGGTTTACCTGAAAAATTCGAATTCAAAGGTCAAGTGATCATTATAACAAATTTAAATAAAAGAGATATAGATTATGCACTTCTAAGTAGAGCACCAGCATACGAAGTTAAATTTGATTCTAAACAAATTCTGATATCTCTTGATAATCTTTACAAGTTTGTAAATCCAAAAGTTGACAATAAAATCAAAGAAGAAGTATTTAATTATATTAAACTTTTATATAGAAATGATCCAAGCATAAATGTAACATTTAGAGGCTTCAAATCTGCTGTTGATGCCCGAATCGGTAATCCGATTGGTTGGCGTGAGATGGTTCATGTTATTGTGGGTTATACAGGAGGAGTTGTGAAAGAAAACGAGACAATTAAAAATTATTTAGAGCACCAAGAGCTTATCAGTGAGATTGATCCATTCTTTATTATCATGGGTGCATATTTTCTAATCTTTGGTGCATTGGCTTGGCTAGCATCTACATATGAAAGCGGTATATCTAAGCACCCAGAGTTCGCAAAGCTAATTAATAAATTTGATCATGAAATCGACTTGTGTCAGAGAACTTTCAGTGGAGAGGTGGCAACGCGATCAAGAACACAAGATAATTATGGTCGTATTCAAGACAAAATTGAATATCAAGAATATGTTGATCGACCAAAATTAACAAGATGTGTCTATGAAGCACGAGAAAGATTTTTGGTCAATACAATTAAGCTTATCAAGAAAACCGGAGATGAAGAATTCTGCAAATATAATAAACATAAAGAAAAATGCTATCAAGTTACATCTAAATTAAGACAATATGCTGAAGAAGAGCTGAAAGATGTGAAACAGATGATTAAGGTTATGGATAAACGAAGATTGACCAAACCTCAATTCAAACGACTACAAAAGGTATTGAACTAATGTTCGAGATTGACGCACAAACTAAGATTCTTCTTGGGAATTCACTCCCACTACCAGAAGAGGATTTAGATGATTATCAAGAGGATGAACTCGCTGAGGAAGATGCGCTAAGGCAATATTATTTTCAAATTATTGTTAGTGCTATGGGTAAAGACGATTTCAAAAATGAATTTCTTAGCGTTTTTGATATAATGCAAAGAGAAAATGATTATGAAAAACAAAAGATGCTTTGCATTGCAATGATGGAAAAAGTAAATGAAATTTATGATTTTGAGTTTAATGAAAACATAGATTTTACTAGTGAACAAGAAATTGAAGAGTTTTATGAATTTGTAAAATTCTACGAATATGATCACGAGGATTTTTTAGTGAGAGTTTGGAAATTTGTTACGGATCGTTTCCCGAAAGATTTGGACACTTTCATCGAAAAAAGTGAGAACAATATTATACTAGAAATTGAAGATCAGATTGATTCGTTCAACTATAACGGGATGATAACACAATTTCTTGGAACAAATACACGTACAAATATGATTCAGTGGTTTCGTGAAAAATCAAAAAGAATCATACCTACCATTAAATATCATTTAGGAGAGGAATGAACGAATGGCTGATTTAGTGATTACAAGAAAAAATGGCAGTTTTAATTTAACTGTTGACAGATCAGAAATGCTTGATGTAAGTGAAACAGCAGATGGTGTTTCGATTTCTTTCAAGGGTGGGATTCAGCTTTTAAAGACTGACCCCATGATGCCATCTAGTGCGAAAAATTTAATTAAAAATGCTCTTGACAGCTACGAGGGAAAAAAGCTATTATTGGACCTAGATGACTATCGAACACCTGTCAAACTCGATTTGACCTAATCATTTATAAAACACACATCTATATATATTAATTACAAATAGTAATAATTTCTGACGCTTAATTTTTTACAATTATAAAGGTAGACTTAATGTAGTTTCTGTTTCAGTGATGTTTGGTACATCACTCCTATGCCCAAGGAGAGACGCGGTTCAAATCCGCCTTACAGCTACATTTCTCACTACCTTTCTTTTTTCAGTGGAGACTAAATGTGCTTTCCGTAGCTCAACTGGTAGAGCAACTGTCTTATAAACAGTATGTTGTGGGTTCAAGTCCCATCTTAGTACATTGCTACTCCACTTTGTTTTTTCGGGAGAACTTTATGTAGTTTCAGATAACGAGACTGTAACTCTCGTACCTACCATTGACAGGTACAAGTATCACACAAGCTACATATTCTATCTCCCTTATTAAAGCCCCGGGGCCTGATCACCCCGTATTCACAATTTGCGAGAGACTTAATGTGGTTTCAGGAAAAGACACATGCATTGGGAGCATGACACTGTAGGTTCGAGTCCTACTCCCCCCACCTACGGGGGGATGGTCAAACACAACACGCTACATTGCTACTCTCGCTTACTTCTCGGGGTGACTGAGTGTATCTTCCGCTCAGGTTTGCACTGGGCGCCAACGCTAGATTAGCACGGCGTCCTGTGAGGTACACTCACCTCACCCCACACCAGTATGCACGGCGGCGTTGACCGTGAAGATGGTGGGGAGTCGCTAAGCGTCTCCGCGACCTTCTATCACGAATTGATGTCGTCTTAGTTTATGGACTTGGTGTGGCTTCAGATTTACTAATAATCAATGAGCCACACCTACCACCATTCACTCGACTAAGACTGAATGGCTAATTTTTGTTTCATCCGAAAAAATTGGCTATCAGGGTCCTACGTCGAAATTTTAAGAGGAGGATTGTAAGATGGCGAAATCAGTGACAAAATCAGTTACAAAGATTGACAGTGGAATCCTTCAATACGTACCGAAGGGAGCCTATTACGAAGGAAAAGACGCGCAATTCAATCGTGTTTTTGAGATGTGGAACGGGTTGTTTCAGTATGACCGTGTGCTGTTCGCTCTGACCATGCTGTTGAACGGAACGCGATTCAGCAAGGGTATGATGACACATATGCTCTTGTCGAACCCTGCGCCAACGGGTTCCGGTAAAGATTTGGTTGTTGAAGACACACTGCTCGATTCTGATTTTGAACGCAGGGTCATCTACCACAATCTTGCCAAAGAAAAAGTGCCAGACGCTATGAAAAACCTTCTGATTCTGGCTGGTGCGGACTCAAACGCAAAGAGAGTCAACAACGCTCGTACACGTAAGTTGATTCTTGAGTACATTTTCAACCGTCCGCCAAAAGAAACCGATGCACTGGCAGTGAACTACAAGGGTAAAATGAAACGTCTCGTGAGACATGCCCTTGGCAAACAAACACTGTTCAAAGTTCTGAATGGAGACGAAGCCTTGTTCAGAAAGTACATCGGTCGTTATCAAAGTGGCGCACAGCCTGTCATGTGGCATCTGTTTGGCGTGGATACGGTTGCTAGTGATATCACCTACCACTATCCAAAAATAGATCAATACCAAAAGCTTAAACAGGCAGCAATCGCCAACGATGTCGATGCATTTCGAACCCTTATGAAGGGTATGCCTATGAGAACCGTTGTTGGTTTTCGTAACCTTTACAAAGTGAACATACCTTTGAAAGATGTATACGAAAAATCAAAAATGAGTGATCGTGAAAAGCTGCAAATGCAAACAGCAAGCAAGAAGGCCGGAGCCAAAGTGAAAGTCGATTATGAAAAACAGGACTTGTACGATTTGTGGAAGTACTTCTACCATCAGATTGCAAACGGTGGAAAGAAAGACCTCGACAAAGTCTCTGATGCAATCGACAAGCAAGGTGCAAAGATCGATAAGATCGACATTGGTGAATGTGTATGTATTCTCGATGCTTCGCACTCGATGCAAGGTAGTAAGGAAAGACCACTGCACCCATTTTTGACATCGCTTTCAATTATATCAACATTGGATAACGTGAAAGACATAATCTATGTTGGTGGAGCGGTGATTAAAGAAGGGTCACATCAAGTGGTTTACCCTGCTGGTGGTTCACCTCTATGGAGAGGCTTGGTAGACGCTGTTCTAACAGGAGCCAAAAAGATCGTCGTATTTTCAGACGGTTACGAAAACGCCGTAAAGGGAATGTTTGACAAAGCTTATCAACATTTCCAAGACACAGGGTACGAGTTTGAACTTCTCCATATTAACCCTGTGTTTTCCGCTGATGCGAAAAAGGGAACTGGCAGAAAGCTGGCTGAAGGTGTAGACCCAATGCCTGTCGAAAACTACAAGTACTTGGAGACCGAGCTGATCTTCAATCGTATGATTGAAAATACAGGTATGGTCAGAAAACTTTTGGTCAGTAAATATCGAAAGCTTATAGGAGGATAAACTTATGAAAATCTTCGAGAAATTCAGATTCAATAACATCGGTGTTGGCGAAGCTCAGATCGTCAACGAGATGACTGTTGTACCGATTGTTGGTGATGCGAGGGGTAATGTAGCATCGCCATCCTCTTTGAAGTTCGAAAGAACGACAAACTACGGTACGATGGAGTTCAAGAACGAAGATCCTGAGCGTCCTGCCATTATCCCTACAAACATCATGGTGCGTGGAAAAGGCGCACAAGACCATGCTATGAGCGGAAGCGGTGTTGTTTCAGCAAAGAAAACCAAACGTTTCGACAATGCATGTTGTATCGAAGCGTCTCAGGGTGGCTATCTGAGAGGTGAGGATAACGAGTACGATATCCTACCGGTTGAACTGAGAAAGGCTTTTCTGAATCGTCAATTCCGTCAAAAGAGTGACTATGGCAAGCTTTGGGATCGTATCACACGCTGGATCGGTTCAATTCCAGGTTTTCGTGGTCGTGCGCGTGGACACCTACGTGACTTCTACGACAGACCAGAAATTCGTGAAGCTCTTGAAGAGTTTGCGGCTGAATTCGAGCCAGTACCGGGCCAGATTGGTGCGCTGATTATGTTCGGCGGCGTACCGGTTGGTTTGGAGATCATGCCATCGCAAGAGCATTGGCAGCGTTATTGGCAACTATTGATTCGTGGTTGTTATGGTGCTGAGATGATTCGTTTGAAGAAATCGGGTCGTCTACAAGAGTCTGCTCTGGTGCTTCCGAGCATTCCATCAGACGCTACACCAGAAGAGGTCAAAGAAATTCTTGAAGACTTCTCAACTACGGTTCAAGAAAGCATCTTGCCAATGCTTAACTCTATCGATGTCAGCAACGTAAGCCAGCTTGACAGAGATGGAAATGTGTCGGTCAAGATGATTAAGACTCCTGGTGGGGGCGGTGACCTCATCGAACAAGACGGTGAACCTGTCTATATGTCAATTGTTCTGTAAGGAGTTGTAACAATGGGAGATAAATCGAATAGTCTAAAAAAGTTGAGACGGCGAATCGAAGATCACCTGAGAAAATCATCTCCCAGTACCCTCATCAAAGTCGCTGACTTTTTAGGTGTTAAAGTTTCCGACTACATTAGGAAACAATACGTGTCACAGCAACATGACTCCGATCATGACAGCTGTGGCACTGAATAACGGTCTAAAGCAAAGCTCTAATCACCCAGCGTGGTTACTAGCACGGCTCTATTCCTTTGTGAATACAGTTGTGTTAGTACCGAGCTGGGTGAAACATATAGTGCCAGCTTTTTGTCGTTTTTTGGCACAAAATTTAAGTAATTGAAGGAGTTATTTGATGCTCAGATACACTCAAACTGAAAAGTTCATAGAAAAGCTTGGTGTAGAGGTTTACCCCATTACACTAGTTAAATTTCTATTGAACAAAAGAAGAATTTTAACCTATTTTTCAAAAGCCGCAGATAAAGATTTTGAATTAAGAATTAAATACAAGGTCGATCATAGCGACTGTGAACAATGTCAGTCGAAAGCCGATGAAGGTATTCTATGCAGACAACATACATCTATTGATCGTGTGTTGAAAGCAGAAAACGTTGCATACGACTTTGATACACAAACCTACTTTTTTCGAAACGAGATTTTTCGTATGGTCGGAAATCGTTTGGTTATTGTGTATTGCCCACACCCAAAATTGATTACCGGAGAAATTACAGACTCGAAGGTTCGAAAAATCAATCCAATCACATTAGAAGATGAAACGCTAACAGCATTACCAGACTATCCATCAATAAAAGAATTTCTATCAACAGATTTGCTAAACCGTAACATGGCGTGTTGGTTTAATAATGAATTCACGCTGGTAACATTACCAGAAGACGGGAACGCAAGCAATTGGTGTCTTATTTCAAATCGATAAGAAAGGCATTTAGAAATCCATGCCGAAGATGTTTATTACAACCCTCATGCTCAGAAGATTGCTATGAGAGAGATGCATTTATTTCAAATACTATTAAGTTACTAGATTTTGCAAATGCCACATTAGATGCTATACCCGCATTTTTAGAATATATTGGTATAGCAGCTATTGCTGGTGGCGTGTTTTATTACATGCTAATATATCATTAGGAGGCAAGAGTATTTATGAATGATTTTAACCTTGATGAGTATGCTGATCTTGCACAGACCAGCCACTCAGCACCAGAACCGATGTCACCAGAAGATGAGTTTTTTCACAGCGTCTATATTGCTGGTATAACACGAACAAATCAGGCTGGCGTACAAGAGCAAGCTGGAAACCTTCAGATTCGTGGCGTCGAGTACAATCTTCAACAAGTGAATATGATCATTATTCACGTTAAAGATGTCAATGTAAAAGTCAAACCAGCAGCAAAAGGACAGAGAGAGAGCATCGAATGCTTTTCTTACAAGGCCGGTTCGCCCCCATTCTACGGAACAACAAAACTGGATAGTGGCAAACAAAGAGAATGCCCCGCAAACTCCGTAGAACGTGCAGCAAACGATTTCTGTTCTCCCTGTCGTAATCACTTGCTGGTTGCTGGTATTTATTGTGACAAAGCCGGTAACCCCATCCTCACCGAAGAAAGAAAACCACTCTTTGTATTTATTCGTGGAAAAGGCATGAAATATAAAAATGTGTCTGATTATCTTGGTGAGATGTATCGACTTGAGTTAGATCCAATATTCACACCACCCACAGAACAATCCCTTGAGTTTGAAAAGAAAGTTGTAAATAACAAGAGATTTGTTACAAATATAACAATTGGTGAAGAAGGCTCACAATTCGGACCAAAGAAAGTTTTCATTATGACAAGGGGAAATGAGTTAAGTACAGACTTCGTGAAAGATGTTCTTCAAGTTTCTAAAAAGACTCTTTCCAAATTCAATGAAAAATTCGATTGGTCTCAAAGAAAACAAGCAACAAGCGGTTACGGAGATGATAAAAGAACAGAAGGTATGCTACCAGCAGACGGTAGCGATATGAAAAAGAAAGACGATCCAGAACCACAACAAGAAGCAAAGAAAGAGCCTCCTGCACAAAAACCCGAATCGAAACCTTTCAGTTTTGATGACGTAAGTTTTGACTAATGTTAAAGATGTTCTCGTAATCGGAAAGGCTCGGGTGGGAAACCCGAGCCTCAACCAATTTACCAGGAGAGTTTCAATGACCGAAGGAACAAAACAAGAAGAATTAAAATACCATGAAAGACTTGACATACCCACACTTTCAATAGGAAAGATTAAAGAGTTAATCAAAACAGACTTCCGAAATACGATTAATGCTTGGCAAAAGCGAATTCCTGTGCAGCGACAGGCTTTCCACATCATCGGACCTGCTGGTGTTGGTAAAACACAAATATGTGGGCAACTAACGGCTGAACTTGCAGAAGAGTTAAAATTGCCATTTGAAATGATCATGATCAAAGGTCCGGTTCTATCCAGAGATGATTTTCTAACACCTTACCCAGTTCTAACCGATAAGTTTCAAATGACAGGTCGATTCAATATGCTCTATTCGGACTTTGTACCCCGAAGAGATTCAAAGTATGGTCTCTTTGTCATTGACGAATTTTCAAGAGCAGATCACAATCTTCAGCAATTGCTTTGGCAAGTTCAGAATGAATATGCCGTTCACAACTATGCATTTCCTGAAGGTTGGTTTGTTGTATCAACTGACAATCCAGATGATGCAGAGTATCAGATGGATACAATGGAAGACGCTGCTGGTCTTCGTCGTCATTTGCATATCTTTACTGAAGTGAGTGCTCTAGACTTCTTAAAGTATGCCGTAGAGCAAAACTTTCACCCATTTGTTGTTGAGTTTATTCAAACACACCCAGAATATATCTATGACTTCGATGCTCAACGAGTTGGTTCTGTATTTGCCAACCCAGCCAGTTATGAAAAGCTGTCTGATCATTTGAAAAAATTCGAAGCGAATGGCGGTGTTGAAAATCATTTTGACGACATTGAAACAATCGCTGCTGGTCTCATCAACACTCATATGACAAGAATGTTTATCTCATTCGCAAAAGATAAAAAAGACATCAATCCAAAAGATGTGTTCTATAAATTTGATGAGGTCAAACCAAAGATCGAAGCAATTCTGAAAGCGAAAGAAATGGACAGAGTAGCTCAGCTGATGACAGGGTTTACAATGTTCATGTTGACTTCCAGACCAAAATATGAAGATCGTCATCTTAAAAACATTGAAGACTTTATGCTGATGATGCCTGTTGATACAACGGCCTTGTTCGTGACCATGATCGATGGATACTCACGAACATCAGAAGAGTTCAAGTATATGACTGACATTCACGTTATCATGATGAAGAAATCTGACAAGTGGAAAAAATTGTTCTATGAGCCACTTGTTGCTGTAGGAAGAAATAGATGATAACGCCACTGCATGACCCAGAAAGAATAAAAAAGCTCGTTGCTCGATTTGTGTTGAAATACAATTATTGGGGGTACTTATTCTCCCAAGTAAGACGTAGAGCGGTTCCCGGCTACAAATCAATTATGGGTGTTCAAGTAGAACCTTCTGATGGGTCTATCACATTATGTTACGAACCAACATTGGTGGCGGGAACTGATGATAACAATCTCATTAAAGTAATCGAGCATGAAGGTATGCATTTGCTTAATAAGCATTTGCCAAGATGTATAAGAATCATTGCAAACGAATCTATAGGTAGACACCCTCTAGAAACACAAAGTCGTATTGACATATTTAACATTGCCGCTGATTGCGCCGTGAATCAACAAATAGGATTAAAGAACCCATTAATGATAAATGGTAAAGAATGGCCCCCACAACTTCCAGAACAATATGAGCTACCACCGGAAAAAGTGACAGAATGGTATTATTGGGAACTTCTGAAAAAAGCAAAGAAAGTTCCAATACCTTTAGATGGTGGTTTTGATAGTCACGAAGGCTGGAAAAATACAGCTGGTGTTTCAGACACCAGTTCTTTAGCAAGAAAGGTTGACAGCCACATCAAATCTCTTGTTAAAGAGTCTGTCAAAAGATTCAATAAAGACCGAGGTAACTTACCAGCTCATATTGCAAGATTGATTGAGGAAGCACTCGGGCCGCCGAAAGTGCCATACTATCAATTGATAAAAAAGCTTGTAAAAGGAACAAGATATGCAAAATGGAAAAGAGCACACGTAAGAATCAATCGTAAAAGAATGTATGCTTTCACATGTACACCGATTGAAAACTTACCGCTCATTTCACCATTTCCCGGTAAATCTAGAGACTTCACATTCAAAATTGATGTGTGTATTGATACATCTGGTAGTATGACACCAGAAGAAGTTCGTGAAGGTCTGTCTGGTATAAAACATATTATCGAGAAAGATCGTTACACAAAAACACGAGTAATTGAATGTGATGCAGAAGTTAATAATGTTTATGACTGTAAGAAAGTTAAAGACATCAACTTCAAGCCGAAAGGCGGTGGTGGAACCGTGCTTTTTCCAGCGCTTGAAGAATCTAAAAAAGGCAACCCTGATGTAACCTTATTCTTCACGGATGGTGGTTGCGAAGACATCAATGCACACCCCAGAAAAAAGATGCCCAAGAAAATCATTTGGGTCGTCTCTGGCTCAGCAGATATGGTAAACAAAACAGGGTATGTTGTACATGTATGAAAAAAGAACAGAAAGTGTTATTAGTCATTTCAGGGATTATGATACCCTTTGCTGGCAAATGGAGTTCGTGGATAATGCTTGGAATAAGCATTTTTTTAGTGTTTTGGAGCCTAGTAGTGTTACCGGAATATTACCGGTACGAAGAAAATGAAAAAGGCGGAGGAGACGATGGCAAAAACATATGATGCCAAAGACGTTCGTGTTCTTAACGAGGTCGAACATATACGTCTTAACCCGTCAATGTATATTGGAGATACAAGTAATCCAGCACACTTAATCGAAGAAGCTTTAGATAATGCACTCGATGAGGCGTTGGCTGGGTATGCTAGTATCATTGCAGTTAACATTGATATCCCAAATGCTACATTTGCGGTTATTGATAATGGTCGTGGCATACCCATTGAAAACGACACACCAATAACTGTATCATCTAAGTTATTTTCTGGTGCAAAGTTTCAAGACAAAAAGACAGCTTACGAGATCAGCTCTGGTCTTCATGGAGTTGGTCTCGTGGCTGTAAACGCGTTGAGCGAATTCTATAATGTTGAAATATATAGAAATGGTCAATACGCAACATGTCATTTTAAAGACACCAAACTCGTTAGAAAAAAGATTACCAAATCTTCTGGTGATCGACCATTTGCAACAAAGATAGAATTCAAACCAAGTAAGAAAATATTTGAAACATTGGTACCAGATATTGATCGTATAAGAAGACGTTTGACCACGGCTTCAGCGCAGATGCCAAAAGTTAAGTTTGTTCTGAACGTTGAAAACGGAGATTATCATAAAGAAGTCATTAATCTATCTCTTGGTGAACATTTCAAAGAGAACTGTTTAACAACAGATGAAGAAACTGTAATCTTCAACTTGAAAGCTGAGAAAAAGCCAGAAGACTTTTCTGTGATGTTCACATTTGAAGAGAATGGGCCAAACACACCAAAGGTGTTTTCATCAATTAATTTGTTACCTGTTGGTGGTGGTGGAACTCATGTGAACGCATTTCATGATGTGCTTAAAGACTTCTTTGCAGCCAAAGCTAAAAAGTTTGGTTATAAGTTTAGACCAAATGATTGTTTAGTTGGTTTAAGAGCATATCTCATGTTGAACTTGAAAGAACCGAAGTTTGCTGGTCAAACCAAAGAAAGACTTACGAATAGAAAAACATATTTTGATAAATTTATAAAAGTCTTCAGAAATCAACTTGACTCTATATATGAACACCACACTGAAGTCATTGATGAATATTTGAAACGCTTCGATAACTATCGAAAGAAACTCGATTCAAAAAATTTAACGAAAGACGGTACAAAAGGCAAGCGTCTCTCAACACAATTTACAAAGTTACGTGACTGTACAAATAGAAGCGGAGAACTATTTATAGTTGAAGGTGATTCGGCTGGTGGTAGCATCATTCAATCTCGTGACCCAAAAATACACGCAATCTTACCACTCAAAGGTAAATCGATACCAAACGTGGTGTCGAAAAAAGACATACTGAAAAACAAAGAGGTTGGTGAGTTGGTTAGGGCAATTGGTACAGGGATTGGGCCACACTTTGATATAAGAAAACTTCGATATTCAAAGATCGTATGTACAACTGATGCTGATTATGACGGCGCTCACATTGCTTGTTTGCTCACAATGGTAATAGCTGTATTATTACCAGACCTTATTAAAGAAGGTCATTATTATATTGCTCAAACACCATTATTTGCAATAAACGAAGGCAAAAAGTTTATACCTTTGTGGAATGAGAAAGAGCTACAACAAGCAAGAAAGAACAAAAGAACTATCAGTCGTTTCAAAGGGTTAGGTGAACTGACCCCCGCTCAAATGAAAATCTGTTTGCTTAATGAAAAGACCCGAAATCTAATACCGGTGTCATATACAACAGACATCGATCATATTTCTAAATTATTCTCAGATGTAGAGGCGAAAAGAACCCTGTTGGAGGATAACTTTGAAACAAACCATAAAACTCAGCACGGGAAACACAAAACTGGGAAGAATTCCTAACACTTCTGTGGTTCCTGTAGCTGACTGTAAGAAGGACGCACCTTGTACGGGTCAGTGCTATGCTTTAAAAGCATGGATACAATACCCGAATGTAAGAAAAGCTTGGACACATAACTCTACCATATGGAAACATAGCCCTATGCAGGCAGCAAATTCTATCATACGTCAGCTCAAAAACAAACGAGTGCCATATAGGTATTTTCGCATTAATGTTGCTGGCGACTTTATAAACCAGAATCATTTGGATGGATGGATTGAAATAGCCAGAGCTTGCCCAGAAACTAAATTCAGAGCATTTACAAAGAGATGGGATTTGGATTATCGAGGAAAACCAGATAACCTTATTATAGGCTGGTCTATGTGGCCTGGTTGTGAAGACACAGCACCAGCAGGAGCTAGAGCTTGGGTACAAGATGGTACTGAAAAGCGCATCCCCACAACCGCTGTCGAATGTAAAAATGATTGTTCGATATGCAAGATATGCTGGGATAACCCACCGAATGATTTATGGTTTCATATTCATTAGAGAGGACAGCCGATGCGCAATTGGTTTAAAATCGTTGAAGCTGATGATAAAGGTAATATAAAAACATTATTTCATGGGGTTAATGGAAGCCGTGTACTAAGTGTTGGTGAGTGGTTAAAATCAGAATATAAATTGGTTCGAGACGGTTCGAGCGTAAATCATTACATGTCTGGTTGGCATATTTTACCAACGCTTGAAGAATGTATAGATTATTTGAAAATATTTAAGCACAAACATAATAAAAAGATTGTTAGGTGCAAAGCCAAAGATGTATGGCCCAAAATGCAAAGTCGCAAGAATGTATTTCTTGCAGATTCCATTAAGATTGAGGAAATTGTATGGGAGTAAGAAAGAAAGTTTTAACCATTGATTGTCCATCGTGTGACGATCTAGAAATCGATGACAACAACGACTTCACTTGTAATTGGAATTCAAAATGCAAAGACAAACCAAAAGTTAAGAAAATTCTATTACCACATAAAGGTAAAAGACCAAGAAGTTGTAAGTTAATCGGAGGCACATAATGCCCTATATCAAACAGAAAGATCGAAAAAAATTCGATAAATATCTGATACATGTAATTCCATCTAATAAAGGGGAATTAAATTACTGCGTGACGCGCTTAGCGGTCGAATTTCTGGCGAATAATAAAAAGTCATACCAGACCATTAGTGACGCAGTAAATGCTCTCAAGGACGCTGCTGGCGAGCTTGAGAGACGCGTTCTGCACCCATATGAGAACTTAAAAATTGAAGAAAATGGCGACATTCCTCCTTATCGATATAAACAAAAAAAGGATGAAGAGCATCATGCAAACATTTCTCCCGTATCCTGATTTCGAGCAAGCCCTCGATTGTTTGGATTATAAGAGGTTAGGGAAGCAACGCGTTGAAGCGTTTCAGATTTTACGTATCATGGAACGCAAAAAAATGAACATATATGCAGCATGGGGAAACCACCCCGCTGTACTGATGTGGGAAGGTTATGAAAACGCCCTAAAGCATTATATGAATACAGCAATTCAACTATGGAAATCGCGTGGTTATAAAAATACCATGCAAGAGATGCCAGTAAAACAAATTATTATACCTCCTTGGTTAGGTGATGAAAGATTACATGCATCTCATCGAGCAAGTTTGCTCAGCAAAAACCCAGCGTTTTACAAATTGTATGGGTGGAAAGAACAACCAGGAGTCGAATACTTTTGGCCTGTGACAAAAGATAGGAGGTACTCGGAATTTGAAGAGAAAGATATATCTGATCGGTCAGATATCAAATGACCCACGTTCATATCAATGGAGAGAAAACATTGAATTATATTTGAAAGAACAACCGCAAGACATTCAAAATGAGTTTGAAATAATTAACCCATGCGGAAATAATTTCAGCAAAGGTGTTTTGGAGTCTTCTGGAGATGAAAAAGAATTTACAAGCAATGCTATCAATGACAAATGTGGCGATTTATTGCCATCACAAGATTGTGGTTTTGTAATGTATTCAAATGCTTGTATTGCAAATTTCAACCATTGGACACCAGAAAGGCCACTGCTCGGAACGATTTACGAGTTGTCATGGTACTATCTGACACCGTGGAAACCTGTGGTGGGTATTCATTCAGACCCAGAGAATGATTTTAATTGTCGGCATCCGTTTCCGTGGAAAACAGTTCACACATGGGTCGAAAACGAAATTCAAGCAATACAAACCTTCATTAAACTTTACTGTAGGTAAGACATGGATGAAAGAGCAGATTTTTATACTGGAACCGGACTAGGTGCGTACTATATAGGTAGTCTAACAAGATATGGCGATCCTGTATCAGTGCCAACAGACATTCTAATTCAAATTAATTGGCGAATGTATGAACATCTCGTTGAGGAACATCTGAAAGAAAGTAGGTATGGAGTATTATATGAATGGCTCTGGCCCTACAATCACAGTGGTGCAACTGACTTTACCTATTTCTTTATCAATGGAAAAGTGTTCTGCACCATGAATGGTGGCCCATACTTTGACCCTCTTATGATCAAACAAGGTCACGATTTGAAAAAAGCAACAAAGCATGGCACAAAACCTGAATTCCCCATAATAGGAGGAAAAACTAGTGGACGGATTGTTACCGAAGCTGTATAAAGAATATGGTCAATACTCGAACTGGCGAAGTTTTCCACTCTCTGCTGACGGTCTAAAGCCAGTTGAACGACGAGTTCTGTTGGTGGCGTATCAAATAGCGAGAGAAAGGTTTATAAAATCAGCAAGAGTAGACGGTCATGTTACTGGTAACTACCATCCGCACGGATCGATCTATGGCACAATTGTTCAGCTAGTACGTCAGGGATTTCTTGAAGGTCAAGGAAACTTTGGCTGCAATGTTGGGGTTGAGCCAGTAGGACCGGCAGCGATGAGATATACTGAAATCAAACTGTCAAAACAGATGATAGATTTTGCATTTAAGTATGTCAAATACGTTGATTGGTTTGAAAACGAACTTGAACAAAAAGAACCATTCTCTCTACCGGTGATGCTACCAATGTGTCTCATTGGTCGAGAGTATACTCAAGGTATTGGATTTGGCTACAAAACTTATATACCTTGCTATTCGATGAAAGACCTATACCGAAGATTACAATGGTTGAAAGGTCTTAGAAAAACAAAACCAACAATAGCACCTTTAACAGACTGCAATATTTTGTCTGAAAAGCGTCAGTTAGAAAACTTGCTAACAAAAGGTAAAGCAAGAATTGAGGTCGAGGGGAGATTTGATATTGATTATCGAACACATAGAATAACTCTATATTCTTGGCCTCCCGGTAAAAAGTTTGAAACAATATTGAAAAATTTTGCTAAAGAGTTAGATTCAAATTCAATTGGTTTCACTGATCTATCAACTGATCAAACAGAGATTGTTTTTCAAGTATTAAAAGATCGCAATCGAGATAAGATATTAAGAGAATTTGAACCTATTCTTAAAAATGCTGTAAGAGGTTTTATCACATTTGAAAACAATGTCATCGATGTGGATAGAGTTACAACAAAACCAATCGATGAAATGCTTGATGCCACATACGAAATGTTCAAAGACACAAATGAAAAGATGTTATTGGCAAAAGCAGAAGAGCTTATTGATGCTCGAAAAGAGCTGATAAGTTTGGGGATAATGAGAGAGCCGTTGCAGCACTGTATGTCTAAGAACATGAATTTATTTGATTCTGTAGACTTTATATCGAAAAAGACAAAATTAAGCAAACCACGAATAAATGAGTTGCTTTCAAAATATAAAATACGAAAACTTTTAACAATGAGCACAGATACAAAGCAAATCGAAAAAGAGGTAAAACAGATAAATGAAATCTTACAGAATATCGAACCTTATATCATTGAACAATATGATAAGGTGATTTAACGGAGGGAATATGTACCGAGTAACAAAAATATTGAAATTTCCCGTTGCTCATCGCTTATCAAAGCATGAAGGTTATTGCAAGTTCATACATGGTCACACAATGAAAGTTGAGATCACAGTCTCAAGTGATGAATTGAATGATGACCATATGGTTATTGACTTTGGTGTGCTAAAGAAAGAAGTTATGAAGTTCATGGGAGAATTTGATCATTCATTTCTTGCAAACGAGAAAGATAAAAAATTGGTTGAAGATTACGAAGATGTATTCGGTCGAGCACATTTGTTTCCATTTGACCCGACAGCTGAAGCCCTTGCATCATATTTCTTCACAAGACTAATCAGAATCATAGATAGTCTAAAAGATGACGCACAAAACCTTTTAGTTCTAGAAAAGATAACTGTGTGGGAAAGCGAGACAGCAAAAGCTGAATATACACAATGATAAAAGTCATACAAAGGTCGGGTCTATTAATATCTCGTGAACATGAAAACGAGGAGTTCTACAAAGAAATAAAAAAACATTTAACACGACGAAGCCGCGCATACCAATCGTCTGAATTTGAAGTTAGTCGGTTTTATATTGAGTCTGAGAAATTTCTTCTCTTACCAAGATATTTTCCGATTAACAAATTCGTACCAAACCCTGTTATTGATAATCATCAACAAGAGGGTGAGCAAATTAACATTCAACACAACATCACTCCAAGAAGCGAATTACAAGAAAAAACAATAGCACATATACTTGAGAACGACCGTGCTCTATTACAGCTAGCTCCCGGTGTAGGCAAAACTGTTATTTCAATCTATGTGGTTGGTGAGCGCAAACGCAAAACTTTAGTGCTTGTGCATCTAGAGAATCTTGCAAAGCAATGGAGAGAGCGGTTCATTCAATTCACAAATCTTGAAGATGATGACATCGCATTGTTAAGTTCAACAACTTTCAAAGATGATTTTCAAAAACCAATAATTATTTCAACAGTTCAGACCTTTAAATCGTGTTTAAAAAGACAGAGGGCTGATTTTCTGTTTGCACTCAATGATGCAAAGATTGGTATCATGATCGCTGATGAAGTTCATACATCGGTTGGCGCACCATCTTTCTCTGAGTGTTCAATTCATGTCCCTGCAAAATACACGTATGGTCTGAGTGCTACACCATATCGTTACGATGGAAATGGTGATATAATTGAGTATCACCTTGGCAAGATATTTTCTGATAATGATATCGAAGGTACAATGATACCAAAAGTCACGGTTCTGTTGGTACACTACGATATTGATCAACCAAAAAGCCGCTACTATCTGTATTGGGGCGGTGAGTTTCAAAAAAGCAGATACCTAACAATGATGAGAAAATCAAAACCGTTTATTGCTGCTACCACTGACTTGCTTAATAGATTATGTAACGAACGAGAAATGCTTGTAGTGGTCGAAAGAAAAAAGATAATTGATGATTTATATAGTAAACTCAACGTCAAGAGTAAATCAAAGTTTTATGCATCAGCATCGCTTGATGCATTAAAGAGCAAAGTCTCGTTCGCAACTCCCGGTAAGTGTCGAGACGGCATCGACGCACCTTGGAAAGATTGTGTAATTATGACCTCACCGATTTCAAATGTTGAGCAGTTAACTGGTAGAATTGTTAGAAATAAACCAGGAAAGAAAACACCGATTATCATTGACATGGTTGACTTTGGTTGTCAGAAAATATCTCGAACCTTCTATAGCAGACTTGATTTCTATGATGCAAAAGAGTGGTCTATACGTTTTCTCTTGTACTACAAAGGTAAGGTCACAAACGTTGAAAGAGATCAAGCCATGCAAATATTGAGTGGAGCATGAAAATAAAATTAGACTTTGTCACGAACAGTTCATCAACATCATATCTCATATGTGTTCCCGACAACTGGCAAGTACCAAGTGATGAAGATATCATGAAGGCTTGCGAATATGTCGAACAAGACCTTGGTTACACCGAAATAGATAAGTTAGTTGAATCTGTAAGGGATGCATTAGAGGAGATAAAAGAAGCAAAAGATTATGTGACCTTTACACAAACTGAAAATGAAAGCATTTACTATAGCATTATTGAATCACTAGGTAGTGATGCTGTCATATTACTTGATACATACGCACCAGACTATGAAGGTGTAATTCATGTAATACCAAAATCAATGGTTGATGATTGGTATACTCAATTAAATCTGAAAAAAATAGAGTTATGAAAATTAAAGGAGATTTTGTGACCAACAGCTCATCAACATCATATTTAGTGTTCATACCAGATTGGTTTGAACCAACAGATGAAGAAATGATAAATGCTCTTAAATCAAGTGATATGCTTGAAGAAAACGAAATTGAAAAAGTTTTGAATAATGACATAGACACCCGAGCATTCACAAATATGGTATTTAAAATTTTAGCAAGACTAAAGAAATGCGAAAGAGTGTGGCAACTAGAAGGTGATCATCTTGAGGAGATGGCATACTATGCTGCATACAATCTAATTGAAAAAGAAGGTTTCACAATTAATGAATTTGGGCAATATGACAAATCAGGTGAAATGATTGGTGTCAACACAGATAAGTTATCAGAAATTTATATAAAAACTCACTTACGAACAATCGATAGATGTTTACATTTTGAGGAGAATGAAAATGAAAAAAAGTAAAGGATTTACTCTGATCGAATTAATGGTTTCTATCGCAATTACTGCTCTTCTAGCAGTATTGGCGCTTAACATCTTCCTGAAAGTAGTTGATTCAACAGATTCAGAAAAAGAAAGAATTCAAATTGAAGAAACCGTCGAAAAATCTTCAAACGGAGAACAACTATGAAATTTGCTTTTACAGCTGATCTACACCTTTCTAGGTACGGTCAAGACCCCATAAATGAAATGACGGGTCTACCAGATAGATTACATAGTATTATGCAAGCATTGAGAAATATTGCAGATCACTGTGTTAAAAATGATATAGGGGTCATGGTTATTGGTGGCGACATCATGCACAATAAGTCAATAATCTACAGTCTTGCACAGAAATTGTTGTTAGACTTTTTAGAAGATTACCGTCAATTGAAGTTTTGGGTTGTAACTGGTAATCATGACCTTTCGCATAAAGGCAAAGATGCAATCTCAGCACTTGAATTTCTAGATCATCATGACTCTGTTGAGATAAATGCAACACACGGAATGTGTGGGTCTATAGCCAAAATCGATGCAGGACCGTCTATTCTAATAGTACCTTACAGCTCAGATATGGCAGTTACTATTAAAAAGGCTAAAGCTAATATTCTTATATCGCACTTTGGTTTGAACGAAGCCGTTGTAAATTCTGGTTTAAGTATTATTTCCGATATAAGCATTCGACATCTAGAAAACAATTATGATCTGGTGTTGCTTGGTCACTACCATAAACCACAAGAAGTCAGCAATGAAAATGTCAGAATATTTTATGCTGGTTCACCAATTCAATTGGATTGGGGAGAAAAAGATGATGAAAAAAGATTTCTCGTTGTTGATTCTGAAACCTTAGAGGTAGAAAGCATACCAACATCTGGTTATCGTAAACACGTACAGCTTGATCTGACAAAAAAGAATATAAAAGAAACAATTCAGAAAGCAGAAAGGCTTCGACAAGAGGGGCATCTTGTTAAGATCATAAAGAAAGAAACGATTGACACAGACAAGCTGGAAAAAGAATTTATAATTGTAGATAGAACAGACAAAGATATAACAGATCGCGGTCTTAGCTCTTCGATGACAGACGAAGAAATCTTGAGACGGTATCTAGCTGGTCAAGAAATACCAGAAGAAGAGCATGATGAGTATATTGAATTCATCAGAAAGCTGGAGGGAGAAGATAATGAAAGACATAACCTTTCAGCGGGTTAGAATGGAGAATTTTGGGCCATATATTGACCCGATGGAATTGCAGTTTGAAAATGGAAAACTGACGATGATCAATGGTCCCAATGGTGTCGGCAAAACCATGATGTTTGATGCCATACCATTTGCTCTATATGGTATAACGAGCAAAGGGGCTAGAAACGAAGATGTTGTAAATAATGTAATAGGTAAAAACTGTAAGGTTGAGTTAGATTTTATCATCAACGAAGACCAATACAATGTCACTCGTTATGTAAAATACACTCGCATTGGAAACACCGTTATATTAAAGAAGAACGGAAAAGACATAAAAAAAGGTCACAAAGATGTAGTACCTGAAATTGAAACCTTGGTAAGTCCAAAGAATCTATTTATGAACACCAGATTGTTCGGCCAAAAGGTTAAAGATTTCTTTACAGACTTGATTGACTCTGAGAAGAAGGACATCTTCAGAAAGATTCTTTCATTCCAAAAATGGGAAGCAAGATATGATCTTGTTCGAGACGCTCTGAAAGATATTAAAAATCTTATAGCTGACAAAAATTCTGAAATTAAAGTAACAGAAGGTCGCATTGAAGAGATTGAAAATCAACTTACCAGAGAGCGAATTCGCGAAACCACTTTTTATCAAGAACAGACAAAGTTGATAGAAACTTTAGAAGATGAGATTAGCGATGAGAAAGAGTCTTTGAAACTAAGAGAAGAGTCTCTGAAGAATCTTTTGGCTCAAGAAAAAATACTTACTAAGCTTGTTGACGATTTGAAAAATATTGAAAACACATTTAATGAGTTGTCACAAAAAGCTAAACAAGCTTTAGATTCTTTAGCAGTGCATCGAGACAAAAAAGAGAGTGAACTTAAAGCGGCGGCATCTGCTAAGGAAAGAGAGGAATACGAAAAATTTTCAAAAGAAAAAAGCAAGTTCTTAGATATGATCAATTCTATTCAGCGTGAAATTCTCACACAAAAAAATGTTGCAGAAGGCAAGCAAGGCAAAATTGAATCAGAAGCATCATATCTGCATGGACAAGTTTTATCTTTGAACAATATGAAAGAGGAGCTCACCAAAGTTCTAAATTCAGATGTTAAAACCTGTCCAACTTGTAAACGTGATATAGACGATGACGCAATATCACATCTACAAGAAAAAATACAAGCGTGTGACAGCGAAATACAAAATCTTACTGAACAAATGAAACAGAAAGAGCACATGGTGAGTGGAATCAGAGAAAAGTTAAAAGAAGTCCTCAAACAACTCGACTCTGAAAAACGACACCAAGAATCACAACTTGCACATGCTGAAGAATCATATAATCAAATGATTAACGTTTACAAACAACGTTTGGAAACAGCTCTTACACAGGTTGCAGATATAGCAACAAAAACTGAACAAGATATTAAGGCTAAATATCAAGCTGAAAAAGAAGAGCTTGAGAAATCTTATAACGAGTTTTTAGCACAAAAAGAAGAGCTTACAAAACTCAAAGATGATATCAATACAAAAACTCTTTATATAGAAAGATGCAAAAACGAAATCGAAAACCTTGAAGAAAGGCTCAAGAGAGAACGAAATCGAGAATTTGATAAATCAAATCTACAAACATTAAAGATGCAAAAAGATAATTACAGAAACAATGTTAAAACTTTTAAAGAACAACTTGAAACATATGTCAGACAACAAAAGATTGCAGAAGTTTGGAAAACTGGGTTTTCACCAACAGGTATACCATCAATGCTCATTGATGAATCAATACCTTTTATGAATGAGCGCGTTATGGAATATCTTGATAGAATGTCAGATGGGAGATACGTAGTCTCATTTGATACTTTATCAGCAACTAAGGCTGGTGAATTTCGAGACAAGATTTCTGTAAATGTTCTTGACACAGAAACCAAAGCAAACTCAAGAGTTCAATTTTCAGGTGGGCAAACTAGATTGGTTGATATTGCAACAATTTTAACGCTTGGTGATCTTCAAGAACGTGTTCAAGATGTTCGATATAACATCTTGTTGTTTGATGAAATATTCGACAGTCTTGACGACGAGAATATTGGTTATGTTTCTAAAGTTCTTAGAAGTGTTGTTAAAGATAAACATATTTTAATTATATCACACAGACATGTTGATCAACTCGAAGCAGATGAGGTACTAGAACTTGGAAAATAAAGAACGAATCAAAATTGTGAATTGGATACTAACTCGCCGTTGCAATTTAAACTGCAAGTACTGTGCTATCATAGCCGGTGGAGGCGGTCAAGGTGACTATCCAATCTCATCTTATTATCATAAAAATGAAATGTCGCTGGATTATATCAAGATGGCTTTGTTGCAATTTAAAATGCACAACCCAGATTGTTTTCATATCTTCTATGGCGGCGAACCATTACTAAGAAATGACTTACCAGATATAATAAACTTCTGCAATGAAAACAGAATGCATTATACAATTATAAGCAACAACTCAAGAGGCATTCAAGATAGAATCACCAATCTATTAAGAAGTGTCGATGAGATAAAAGGTTTCACAGCATCCATCGACCCTGTTTTAGCAACTGATAATTCAGATCGAGCAAAAAAGAGTCGAGAAGGTCTAGCAAATTTAGTAGTTTTGAAAGAACACACGAAAATCAAAGACCTTGTTGCTGAAGTAACCGTAATGAAACATGATATTTCTGATCTACATAGGTTTATCAGGAAACTTTCAGACTTGGGTATCTGTAGCGATTTGACATTTGTCGATATCGCAAAAAACAGCTGGTATGACTTTTCAAATGTTTATGGTACAGAACAGTTGGTAAGACCAAGTCTGCGACTCGCTGGTGAACTTGTAAAAATACTAGATGACCGAAAATGTAATGTTCATATGAAGCATTATCTATTAGAAAAGATTTTTGATATTTTACCAGCAAAGTTAGATTGTTTCTTAGAGCAAGGTATTCATAATATTACCATAGATGCTGATGGTTCAATTCGACTTTGTCTGCGTATAAGAGGCGTACATACTCCAAAGTATAACTCTCTAATGAATCTGTTTGTTCAAAGGAGAGAGGTATCATATCAAGTGAGAGAAGCACTGATACGAGATAAAAGAAATTATTGTCAACTCTGTAATCATACATGCCAGCTTATGAGCATGACTGATGATGTTGCAGGGTTAGTACACCTAGATGTAAGGGAGGGTAAGAAAGATGGCTGATGAAATCACATCTGCTCTTGATTTTTGGGAAAAGCTTTCTAAAGCAAAAGAAGCTGTTGTCAAATTCAAGAAAAAGGACGGAACAATTCGAGTAATGGTATGCACCTTAGACTTTACTCAAATTCCAAAAAAGCAACATCCGAAATCTGTAAATATTAAGAAAATCGTCAATTTAATGCGTAAAAATGGAATAATTCATTGCTTTGATTTGGAAAAACAAGAATGGCGTTCTATTCCATTTAAGCAAGCCGATTGGGTAGAGTTAGACAAGGTAAGATACAGAATAAGGAAACCAGCATGAAAACACTAGGAAAACTCATTGCAGGAACACCATACGATGAGGAACTTGATAAAGTAAGAGAGATGTGCGACCTAATTGAAAAAGAAGAACATCCTCATATGAATATAAAATATGCCCCGCAAGGGCCAAATGTCATTCTCACTTTAGAAGTTCCAGGTCGTTATGATAGCGAACTGTGTTATCTAACATTAGAACGCGAAAGCATAGGTCATTATGTTGCAAGACTTTGGTCAATACCAAAGGCTGCGATAAAATCTGACCCACGAGAAACTCAAAAATTTCCGAAGAAATCTTGGGATATTAAAGAGGCAAAGGCAAAGAACATTCTAACGGAGTATGCGAAACTTGTGAAATACTTTCGAGGAGAATAAAGAATGATCGAAGAGATTCGGCTGAACAAGAAGTACGCCGTTCTATACGGCAGCGAAATTCCAGATAAATATAGAGATGAAAGTTGGAAAGACCCAAAAGCAAAAATTACGAAAGGTATAATTCCAACAAATATTCTTCTGAACCAATTACAGAAGAGGCTAACAACAAGAGAGTTTACCTACGATGGTATCCTTCCCATGAACTGTCGCTACATATATGAAGATATGCACGGAAATAAGTGTGTTGTTATCGAAGAACAACCAGCAATTAGAACAGTCAACATGCGTAGAAACTTTGCAAATGAAATTAAAGACGCACGAGACCGTGGAATGTATGATGAGTGGAAAGATGTGATTGATAAACACTTCGATAGCAAAGGCGGCTCACGAGAACTACATACAATCAACTTTGCATTTCCATATATCATCCATATTGTTATTGTTGATTCAAACAACCGTTATCGTGGTTCTACCGTTTATTTCAGACCAGCGCCAGTAATGGGCATGGGTGACCCGATGTTTTATGCCAATCTTCCAAATCTAAACGATGGTCTATGGTGCTGTCTAGGTGATGGTATGGGTTCGAACTATCCAAACGTTGCAGTGTTCATTCAAAATTATATGCACTTTTTCTGGAACAACGAATTTAACTCGGACTATATGTATAACCCAAATCGATATCATCAAGCAAAGACACCGTATGTCTCAAATCCGATAGAGTGGGCACATCGAACCATCAACGACCCAATGTTTATATTTAAAGTCAGGTGGCTGTTGGCAAAAAAAGCAACTCTCGGTGCAGCTATCAAATACACGCTTAATAGTGGTCGTAATATAAGTCTAAATTCTAGCGTATCTGCTGATATATCAAGAATTACAACATTCTTCAAAACTAGTTTCTCATCAGATGAAATCACCGATGATACAAAACCACAGCCATTGAAAGAAAACGCATCGGCAGTTGTACATCTTGATAGCAATGGGATGTTTCTTCTATATCCGGGAGACACCTTCACTCATAAAAATCAAGAAGTTAGAGTGGTATCATTTCTATCATCTGCAAGAACACCCAATATATCTCACATGCGATATGAAAAACCAAATGGAGAATATCGCATGATACAGCTTACGAAGAAACTCAAAGATAAAATTCTCGAAGAAATGAAGACAAGGCAAGAAAAAGCAAATATCAAATACAATGGTAAGAAGCTAACTATTGGTGATATCGTTACTGTCAAAACCGCAGTAAGCCAGAAACCCCTATTTAAAAAGCTAATATCAATTCGAGAGTTCAATGGCGTACCTGAGTTTCGCTTAGGTGATGAGTACTTTACCGCTGTTGATGGTCTTGAGATCGAGAAGTACAATGTTGAAAAACCAAAACTTTTCGGTCGCTTGATAAAACCAGGAAAAAAGTATTGCCTCTCATTTGACGCTGGAAAACACTACGACACTTTAACATCAACATCAATTGTCAGCACTTTCAAAAATCTAGAATTTGTTGATTTAGATGTTTCACCATCTGGTGATTTAATTTATCGTTTCAAAAATGAAAACGGTGGTATTGATATTCTAGATCCAAAAAATCAAGATACCGTGACATATCTACAACTAAACAAGTTGAAAAAAATAGATAATATGCCATTCAGAGTTGGCAACCGATACTATAAGCTAAGAGCTATTAAATCGGTAACAGATTCACACAAAAAAGAAGTTCTTGTTGCATATGCTTCACCAGATGGTTTTTACATCAATCACAATGCTGGTTTAGCAGATGTGCCTTTCACAAGCATTACACGACAATGGATAGATGGTAGCAAACTCAACATACCAAGCTTCGATGGAGATATTAAATTTGAAGTTGGTGATCGAGTGGTCTGTGCAAACTGGGAAACGCCGCTTGAAATGTTGAAGATAAAAACTATCATGGGATTCAAAGTCAACGATGAATTGCAAACTGTTTCGTTTATTCTGCAAGACAAAGACGGAAAGTTATCAGAAAAAGTCTATATCAAAGGCAACAAAAGCTATATAGATGTGGGGGCAGTAAGACACGTTAAAACAAAATACAAGACCCTACAAACAGGCATGAAAATAAAAGCAAAAGTTGATGATATTCAAAACTTCCCGAAAACTGATGTTAATATCATCATTGGATTTATCACAGATACAGGCTGCGACGAACCCCTTGTACTTTGCTCAAATGGTTTGACTCTTTGGGCTGAAGATGTGATTGCAAACTTCACAAAGATGCGAATGGGTACAAAGACATGGCAAAAGACGCAGCATGTGCCACTTGATATGAACAAAATCAAAATACAACCAGGAGATGTCTTTGAAATCACTGGAGGTCCATATAAGTCAGATTATGATTATATGTATTTTCAGAACAAGCTTGGTGATTCGCGCTGTGCATCTCTAGGTTCAGTTCTAAATCTTGCACATGATTATTTTGTGTTTGATGAGACGTTTAAGAGTTACGCGCTACCGCATGGCATTCTTCCACCAAGAATGTCAGAGAAAGAATTGATTGTTGACCTACAACCCGGATTACCAAACTTCAGAGGTATGTTCACCCAAAACGAGAAAATGAGTGAATTCTATCCGGTAGATTCTCGGAGGATAATGAATGTTTAGAGTTTTTATCAATGATGGCACACAAGAGATGCCAAACGATGATATTCTATACATCGTTGGAAAAGATGGACTCTATCTGAAGAAAAAGCTTGGTATCATGGAAAGTCTTACAAAAATCGACGGTGGAGTGGCAACACTCCAACCCGTCGAACAAATGGCTAAGGTTCATCTACCAAAGATACCAGCTGACAAAACTGCCACCACAGTTACATTCTTCAGACGGGTATATGCAACCCACAAATCAGAATCAATGGTTCTGATTCTATACGACCCAAAAACAAAACTATTCATTCTGCTACCACCAACACAAGAGGTATCATCAGCAGCCATTGACTATGACCGCCAGTTGACTGTTGATGGTTATTTGAAAGTTGGCACCATTCACAGTCACGCTAACTTCTCAGCCTTTCACTCTGGTGTTGATATCGCTGATGAAAAACACTTTGATGGCTTGCACATAACAATCGGTAATGTTGCAGATGAAGAGGTGAGTATTACAGCATCGATTGTTGCAAATGAAAAGCGATTCAAGGTTGACCCGCTTGACTATATGGAAGGTATCACACAGACACGAGAGAAATCAAAAGTAACCACATACCCGTCAGCGGGCGCACAAGTCTATGTGTGGAAAGATGGTGCTCTTGTGCCAAAAGTGAACAAGCAAGAAAAACCGAAAACCGAATGGAAATGGGATTGTCGTTTCAAGCTTACAGTTCCCGAAGATCAAATTCAGTTCAATGAAAACTGGCTTGGGTTTGTCACAAAGAAAACCTACAAATATTCATATGGCTATGGTTATGGATATGGTGGGCACTATGGTGGCATGTATCCAGCATCAGGCGCTGACCCCATAATCGACCCCGATGGGTTATTCGATTGGTATGAATCAAAATGGGGTCGAAGGTTTGATGAAGTTCATCCACAGAAAGCACCAGTGAAAGCACTAGATACAACAAAAGGAAAGGACCCAAAAGCAGAAGACGCGACCGGAGAATTCGTATGCAGCGATTGCTCTTGTCGGGACGAAGCCTTTGAATGGACATTGGAAGTCTGCACGGAACCGGTCGATGATGACCCAGCCGGAAGCGTCGAGGAGGATGATGCTTTTTACCGCATCCACTACACATGTTCAACGTGTTTCTACAGAAAATCAGCATTAGAATTTGGAATGATGTTGATGAGTCTCGACGCAACAGAAGAAGATGTACAAGAAGACCTAGATGAAAGGGGCGGTCAAGACCTATATGAATATGACCCAAGCGCAGAAGAAGAAGGTGAGGTTCAAGTAAGACACCCAGATGACTACACCGATCCACTTGCATTGATTCATGAAAATCTCAACTCAGGCGATTTTCTAACTGATAAATCGGGTGTGGACTCACATGAGTTAGAAGTACCACAAGTTATCATAGATAAGACCACTCAAGGAAATACTCTAAGAACGAGATTACAATCTGGTCTCAATCGATTCCTGAAAAAGCTATAAGGAGAAATGTGAATGGAAATAGTGGTAATCGGACTCGGTGGTATAGGAACCATTCTAGTCGAACGACTCGCTCGTTATGTCAATTTTAATCATGACATAGAACAAGCGAGATTTATCTTTGTTGATGGTGATTCATATGAAGCCAAGAATTTCGAAAGACAAGACTTCTTCGATCTTGGAAAAAAAGCCACCATCAAGGCGAGAGAGCTTTCAGCCATTTTTGACAATATCGAATTTGATACAGTTACAGAATATATCACAGAAGAAAACGTTGAAGATATTATCAAAGAGGATTGTATGATTTTTATGTGTGTCGATAATCATAAGACACGCAAGCTCGTCTCAGACTATTGTTCAACCCTAAACAATATAAGTCTTATCTCAGGGGGGAACGATTATATAGATGGTAATGTGCAAATATATCTACGAAAGGGGGGTCGCGATCTAACACCAAACCTCTGTGCATACCATCCAGAAATCGATGAACCCGATGATAAGTCTCCACATGAGATGTCATGTGAAGAACTATCTGTATCAGAACCCCAGCTGTATTTTACAAATCTAGGAGTAGCTACGCTAATGTGCTGGGCTTTCTACAACGTTGTTATTCGTGCGGAAACTAATGTTTCCGAAATTTACTTTGACATTGAGAAAATGGCTTGCCATGCCAAGGTCAGAGAAGTACCAAAAACCACCACAACTACGCAAGTAAGTGAAGGAGAAAACGTATGCGTTACTCAAGAGCACAACTAGAAGACATGTCAGCAAAAGAACTGAAAAGAATGGCTTATCACGAGATGGGCATCGCCGGTATCACCAAGAAACCGAAGGATGTCGTGATCAGCGCTATTCTGGAATACCAAGCATCCAATCCGGTCAAACCGGGCGCCGCTCCAGCCGGTTTCGCAGTGGCGGCACCAAGCTCAGGCCCCATCAGCGAAATGCACGGAGGATTCAAAACCGTGCAAACCGACAAGAGCGCCGGTCCAGCCGGTTTCAGCACCACAATTCAAGTTTCATGTGGTGCTTCTTCAGGAAACTTCCCAGTAGTGGGAAAACCTGTTGGTGAAGTGAAAGCATTCCTGAGAGATGTCCTGAACATCGACGCCGCAGCCGATGCCATTGTCAATGGCAGCAAAGTCAACGACAGCTATACGTTGCAAGACCAGGACAAACTGGAATTCATGAAAAAAGCGGGTAAGAAAGGCTGCTAACAGCGGTCATTACCGGGACGGGGGATTCTCTTAGGGGAATCCCCCCAAACATCAAACAGATCGGAGGAAGCTTTGAACAGTGTACAAATCTTTTGTAATTGCAGGACTTGGAACGCTTGGTGGCTTTCTTGCGGATAGCTTATCTCGATTAGACGAAACTGAAGAACTTACCCTGATCGATTTTGATACCGTTGAGTGGAAGAACCTTGGAACATCAATATATCGACCCATCGATGTTGGTGTTAAAAAGGTTACAGCTTTAACTGATATCATCATTCATCAAAATCCCGGTGTTGTTGTCAAATCTATTGATGACACTTTTATAGAAGGTGAAACTAAGATACCAGAAGGCGATATCGTTTTTGATTGCAGGGATATTATTTGTGATCGAAAAGATATAATTGATGTCAGAGTTTCAATATCTTCTCGGTATGTTATCGTTGACTGTCGTAAGAATGTATCATATAAAGAACAGAAGGACGGCAGATATCTTGTTGATCTAAGAAAAGATGACATTCGCAATGCTGCTTTTATTGTATCAATGCTGGTCTCTAATCAGACCATCAGACAGCTAATAAAAACACAATCCATTCAGAAATATGAACTGGATTATCTAAAGAAAATCGAACCGAAATATGGTGAAGTTGTATACGAATGCGCTGCTGAAGCGCAACAGATCGTAAACTTACCAACTAACATCATACCAATCATTGAAGAAAATAGAAAACGTGATATTGAAGTGTTCGTTGGGAGTCAGGAACAACCGATATCACAGACAAAAATACCACAAAACACTTTGAAAACTGGTTATGATGTGGTAAGTAGTCTAACGTCTCTATTAACATTACCATGTGAATATCCATCATATCTGATATCGTTACACAATCATGGGTATATTGTTTTAATACCTGAAACTGGAGCTGCTTGATGCAAGTAAGAAAAAGAATCAAAGTGAAGAAAAAAATCAAGCCAGGACGAATGAAATACAAAAACGAGTATTATAAAATTATAGAGCTAGATGAATTTATGATAATAGATGGATATATCGTTGAGACACTTTTTGACAAAATCCACGAAGTTAAATTGTTGGGTAATCATCCTAATGCAGACCCACGAACAAGGGAACTTTGTTTACCTGAAAACCTACAGAATTTACCACTGAATGAAACAACTAAAAAGATGATAGAAAATGTCATCTATACATTTAATCTAGACGCTTGCTACTTTACACCGTGGCATGAAATAAAAGAATATGCAAAAATCACATAGGCAGGAGCGTGAGTATGGAAGACAAACAAGAACCAAAAAAGAAAACACTTGAAGAAGCAGTGGAGGAGGGAGTAGAAGAAATAGATCAGCTGATACGAGAAAGTGGCTCTAAGTTACTAAATAAGGTTGTTGAAAAAGTTGCAACTGCTATAGCAGCAGCTTGGGATTACAAGATAACAGAAATTAAATACAAAATCATGAAAGGTTTACGGGATGCAGAACAAGAACGAGAAAGACGAGAGAATGCAAACTCTAGCACAAATGCTAGAGGAGAATCTATCGAGTCTGATTCAAGAAACGATAAAGAAGAATGAAATACAACTAACACAAGATGAAATTAGAGATGTTGTTAATGAACTAATGCCAGACTTAGACAGAATCATATCAAATAGAGTCAAAGAACATTTGGCTATGTTAGCAAAAAAGATGTATGAATTTTTCAGTGAGGGAGAGTAAAGGTCTATGCCAAAAATCTTAAACTATCAACAATTTTGCGAAGAACTACCAGAGGTTACTTCAGTAAAAGTTTTCGGAAAAAAGAAGTTTCACGCCGAAGGCTTATTCTCAGAACAGATATTTGGCCCATTAAAAAACTACACATGTCAGTGTGGTAAATATCACGGAGTATCGAAAGCTGGAACGGTATGTGCAGATTGTAAAGTCGAAATTGAAAATAGCGACGAAAGAAGAAAGAGATTTGCAAAAATCATTATGCCCATATCCGTTGTCAACCCACTTTTCTATGATCTGCTAGTCGATCTTGGTGGTAAACTAATCAAGAGAGCACTTGACGATCTTATGAAAAACGAGAAAAGCATACTGTATCTAGACAGTGAAGGGTTCCCAGTTGTGACTCTCTCAGACGATAACATACCAAAAGGAACAGAAAAGTTTGAAAGAACTGAAGCAATCTACAAATTGGTAGAAACGATTGCTGACTTATATCTAGAAGAAGAGATCGAAGAATGGCAAGTGATCAAAGACAATCTAGACAATCTTCTGATTGATAAAGTCATAGTATTGCCACCCGACCTAAGACCAGCATCAAAAACTGGTGGGCAAAAACAATTGATGGATAAAATCAATAGATATTATGTCCAGATTTTAACAAAACGCGATATCATGTTAGATACGATCATTGATATCAAAAAAGAAAAACAATTGTACTACACTTATTTCAAACAACTTCAGAAAAATGTCAAAGAGTTATACGATCAGATACTTGATAAGATGGCAAAAAAAGAAGGTCTGATTCGTGGAAACATTCTTGGTAAAAGAATTGATTTCTCTGGTCGTGCTGTAATCACGCCAGACCCAACATTAAACTTAGACGAATGTGTGTTGCCATATTTGATGATTCTAGAAATCTATAAACTGCCTGTTGCAAAACGAATCATCGAGCTTGGTAAGTTCAAACTTTTAAATAAAGCAATTGACTTTATTGAACAATGTATTGATATGCAATCTCCCGTTCTATTTAAAGTCTGTCAAGACGTTGTAAGAGATGAAGTTTGTGTTCTTAATAGACAACCATCTCTACATCGCTTGGGTATGCTTGGGTTCAAAATAAAAGTTGGTCTAGAGCATGTGATCAAGATTCACCCATTAGTATGCCCCCCATTCAATGCAGACTTTGATGGAGATCAAATGGCAGTTTACATACCAATTACTGAAGAAGCAAAAACAGAAATACGAGAAAAGATATTGGTTACAAATAACCTGAGTAGCCCAGCAAATGAAAAACTAACTACCACGCCAAGCCAAGATGTTATTCTTGGTGTTTATTTCTTGACAAAGAACGAATTTCATCAATCTGAAGATAAGGTATTATTAAAAGGTGAGAAGGTAACGCAAGGAGAAGCCGAATTTAATCAGTGTCTCCCCGAAGACTTCAGGTTGGTAAAAGGTGTCGTTGATAAGAAGGCTCTAATGAGAATTCTGAATGAAATCAAAGACACATATAACAAAGAAGTTACAAGGGATATTCTTGACAATGTTAAGAAAATCGGATTTAAATATTCAACCCTATTTGGGTGTACCATGTCTCTACCAGATTGTATATTCGATGGAGTTAAAGAGTATAGAGATAGTCTCTATAACAAACCAAATGTAAGAGAACAGTTACAGGCGATTTCAGATAAAGCTCTAACCAAAGAGATGAAATCACACTTTAAATATGCATATATGATAGAGTCTGGGGCTAGAGGTAGTTGGGATCAAGTTAAGCAGCTTATTGTAACACGCGGTTTCATCTCTAATTTCGATGGTGAGATTTTGCCGCTCCCAATTAAACACAATCTAATTGAAGGATTGACTGAAGAAGAATTTTTCTACTCAACCTATGGTTGTAGAAAAGGGCTTCTTGATGTTGCTCTTAATACGGGAACATCTGGCTATCTATCAAGAAAATTGATATTTACAGGAGCAAACCTTCAACTTGATGAAGCGTTGGATGATTGTGGCACAACCGATTTCTTAGAAGTTAATGTCAGCACAAGAAAGAAAGCCTCTATGTTAGTGAAGCGATGGATGAAAAACCCAGATGGCACTCTTTCTATGATAACAAAAGATGACATTGACACCTTAATTGGAAAAACTATCGAAATTCGAAGTCCTATTCTATGCAAATCACCAAAGATATGTACAAAATGTTATGGTGATTTGTATAAAAGTTTAAACAGTAGATTTATCGGCATATTAGCTGCACAAACGCTGGGTGAAAGATCAACACAATTGGTTTTGAGAACATTTCATACCTCAGGATCAGCAATTATTAAAGGCGAAAGACAAAGTGAAGATATGAGACAGCAAGACATCATCGGTGATCTCGCAACCGTGTCTTCCTTACTACATAAATTTAAAGGAAAAACATACACTGAAATTGTAGACGAGTTGTTTGATGTCTATGACAACGATATACATCATGTTCATTATGAATGTGTTGTAGCTCAGCTAATGTGGAAGAATTACAGAAAATGGCGATTGCTAGACAACCGAAATGAGATTGAACCAGATTACTACAGTGTTCAATCAGTACCAAATCAAGAAAGTTGGATTCTATCAATGGCGTTTTCTAATCCAAAGCGAAGTATCTTGCAAGGAATACTATACGAAGGACGTTATTCAGGAGTACTTGATAAAATACTAAAAGGAGAAAGAATTCAGTGAAGATTATAAACCCAATCTTTAAGATTCAAAACCCAGAAAGAAACATCTTCACTCTTCGACAAGACGACTATAAACAGATACTTCCGACCGTTCGAGAAATTCTAAAACCAGCAGAAGACCTTGGGTTTGCTGTTACAGAACTTGATCTGAAAGACTCAAGGTTTTCTACTGGTGAATTGTCTAAAACAATTCGACAATCGCTTGTCATAAGATTGAAGAAAGGATCATCAGAAATTGATCTAAGCATGTTCATTCCAAAACTTATCGAGGACAACTACGTTCTCATTAATGGTCGTAGGAAGATACCTCTGTTTCAAATGTTTGATATACCAGTTGTAACAAGAGGCACATCAATCAAGCTTAGAACAAATGTGGCAACAATCATGTTGTTCAAAGATAAAGAACCACCATATCTGAAGATGAGCTTTCTTGGACGCAAAGCACCATTCTCTCTAATGTTGCTTGGTTATTTTGGTATGGAGGAAATGGCAAAACGTTTTGACCTTAAAAACGCTTCAATACCAAAACCTGAAACTTTGTATGAGCAAATGGTGGCTGATCTAGTGAGCTACTACGAAGAGTCAAAAGGATATACTCAAGATGATTTCATTCTAGAAATTGGTCGTCTATATTCAAAATACAACGCTCGTTCGAAAGGCGAAGATGTGATGTATGCACTTGACATTATACCAAAAATTGATGTCATGACTGCAAAGTTCTTAACACAAGAGACAATTCTTGATGAGTTGATCGAAGCCGCAAGAACTCAATACATAGACGATACGCTTTTAACAAACAAGCGAGTACGCTGTTTTGAATACATGGTATTGTCTAAAGTTGCAAAGAATGTGTTTGATTTGTGTTTTTCAAATAGAACGGCAAGACAACCTAAGTTTAATATTAACTCAACTCAAATTATCAACGAATCAAACGTGTCTGATATTGTTCAGTTTGATTTCTCTATTAACCCAATTGAAGAACTAACCAAACTTTCGAGAGTTAGTTTATTAGGTCCGGGTGGGTTTAAAAGAGAAAATATACCAAAGCACTTACGCGATATATGCCCTACAATGTTTGGTCGTATATGTCCGGTTGACACACCAGACCGAGACAACTGTGGTGTCTTACAGAACATGATACCTAATGTTTCAATTGATGAAAATCTAAAATTCACCAATGAAATATGTGATGAACAACCAATATCAATACCCGTATCAATGACACCATTTTGCGAACACGATGATCCAACAAGATTGCAGATGGCTTCGTCTCAAATGAGACAAGCAATCTTATTAAAAAAGCTAGAACAGCCTTATATTCAATCAGGCTGCGAATGGCTCTATACAGATTATACGCAATTTGTAAAAAGAGCAAAGAAGGATGGCGAGGTAATTCATCTAGATCAAGAATATTTAATTGTTCAGTATGATGATGGTGAAGTAGACATCTTCATAATAGCTTATCGCAAAATATATGTTGAACACATGGACTTCATGAACATCTATGTGAGAACAGGTGATCAATTCAAAGCTGGTGATATTCTTGCAGAGAGCAACTTCTGTAAAGATGGTAAAATAAACATTGGGCGTAATTTACTTACAGCCGTTATGTCATACTATGGAGATAATTACGAAGATGGCATTGTTGTTTCAGATCGTTTGGTGAAAGATCAAATTTTAACATCAGTTCACTTTATGGATTTATCTTTTACATTGCCACCTTCAAAAGTTCTCATGTCAATTGATGAGAACACATATAAACCATTACCAGACCTGTTCGAAAAAATTCAAAAAGGCGCACCATATGCAATTATCAAGTCTATGAACTATGAAGATTTCTATTCAGTATTCAATGAAGAGAATAGACTTGAAGCGAAAAAATTCATGATCATTTCGGATGTAAATATTTATGCAAATGAGTGGAATACCGATGTTCCAGAGTTTGATGATTGGGTTCAAAAAAAGATCGAAGCTCAGAAAGAACGAGAAACATATCTTTGTAAAATCATCAAAGACAAGCTACCAAAAAATGAAGCAAATCGATTTATCAGAGAAAACGACTTAGATAAATTTTCATTTGTTGGTAAATACAAGTTTAAGAAGGAACGCATAAACGGAATTGAGATAGAGATGTTCGGTGTTCACTTCCGCCCAGTTCAGGTGGGTGATAAGATGGCAAATCGTCATGGTAATAAAGGTGTTATCTCAAGAATATTACCACAAGATAAGATGCCACAGTTGCCTGATGGTCGTCATGTTGATATTTGTATCAATCCTCTTGGTATTATCTCTAGAATGAATACCGGTCAACTGTTTGAGTTGCATCTGACACTCTCTCTAGAAGACCTTAAAAAACAAGCATTGACAATGCTTGATAATCAAAAAGATTTGAAAAAGTATATTCTTGATTATATTAAGATTATTGACAAAACCAAATCCGGTTGGTATCTAAAACAATTCAAAGAAAATCTACCAGAGACAATTGACGAAGAATTTATCAATAACTTAACTCTGATTCAACCACCTTTTAATTCGATTAAGGAACACGATCTAACTCAAGCGTTGGCTTATACAAAAACAAGATACAAACAACAGATTTATGATCCTGTTGCCAAACAGCATCTTCTTAATCGAATAGCAACTGGTTATATCTATTTCTTCAGAATGGTTCACATCGCTGAAGAGAAACTAGCGGCTCGTGGTATTGGAGCATATGCAAGAAGAACGCTTCAACCGTTGGGAGGTAGAAAGAACAAAGGGGGTCAGAGATGTGGTGAGATGGAAACCGCATGTCTAATTGGTCACGATGCACCATGTAATCTATTTGAATTTCTTACAACTAAATCAGATTGTATTGATATGAAAAATAGATATATACGAGATGTGATCTCACCAAACTTACCAGAAGAATCACATGATCTGGATACAACACCAGAATCAGTTAAGCTGTTGAATGCATATTTAACAGTTATAGGAGCTGATCACCGATGAGCTGGTCAAACACCCACGGAACATCATCATCATCAGGGTATCACTATGATTATGACAGAAGATATTTAAAAAAATATATCAAAAACACTAACGTGGCAGAACCACCAAAAGCACCACCTAAATATGAAAAGGTGTTATTCAATCCAGCTGATCTAGTATTGGAGAAAGAATGAATCTTCCAGATATCCAACAAACAGAACCAAACATCAAAAGACCTATTCGGCAAGTTGGTGTAGAAGATGTTGAGTTGCCATTTCTTTTAGAGTCTAAATATGGTGGGTTTCACGAACTCACTGCAAAGGTATCAATGAGAACAGATTTAGATGATAAAACGAAAGGCATCTCAATGTCTAGGTTTCTCAGAACCTTACAGAAGTATCTTAACAAACCTCTAAAAAAGGTTCTGTTATTAAAAATACTAAAAGACTTTCAGAGCAAAGTCGGTGGTTACTCAAGCTATATAAACTTTAAGTTCAAACTACCGATGATCAAAAAATCACCAATCTCAGATTATGAGTTTCCACTTTATTATGATTGTAGATTTGAAGGTCAACTTCATAATCGAAAAGACGTTTTTAAATTTTCAGAAGTACAAGAGATATTTCGATTCTTTCAAGGTATTAGAATACAATACGCATCATATTGCCCATGCTCAGCTGAACTGTGTTCTGATTTAAAAGAATGCGGCAGCAGTGGGTTTCCTCACGCTCAGCGGTCATACGCAGATATTCTTGTAGAGGCTGTTCACAAAGATTATATAAAATTCTTCTATGCTGATTACGAAATGCTGAAAGGCAAAGAGCTTCCGTACATCTGGATAGAGGATATTGTAGAAGCGGTGGAAGCAAAAATTAAAACACTTCCATACCCAATCATCAAACGTGTGGATGAGCAAGAGATAGCACGAATCGCATCAGAGAACCCACTCTTTGTTGAAGATGCTATTCGTCTGATATCAGAAGCGCTCGATAAGCTTCCGGTATATGATTGGATTGTAAAATGCACACATGAAGAATCGATACATACATCAAATGCCATTGCAATAAACTCAAAATTTCCAACTGGTGGTTTGAGCGATGAAAGATTCATTTAGGGAGGACGAATGGATCAAGAAAAACTATTTGAACTATATCAAAAAGAGCGTGAATACGAAAAGAAAGTTTTTGGTGACTATTCAGACGCTCAAGAATTGAGCTTTCCAAGCTTTATTCTTTTCCTTGAAGAATACGTTGCAAAAATGAGAAAAGCTTATGTTGGGAGATGGTCACCACATTTACCACCTTGGTTACTAACGTGTAAAGAACTAGATGATGACGGAAACGCACCATCAGAGGCTTATGAAAACCTCATAAAATTGTTTGCATTAGCTGGGGCTGCACTAGAAACTTACACTCAGATAGACCCCAAAAAGTGGAGAGCTAATGCAGAAGAGGATATGATAAAATGGCAGTAGAAAAATCAGACAAAGGAGTTTCAGAAGAAATGAATGATAACCTATCAAGCATGATCAGCGATCAACAAACAGGAGGAGAAGACGCGATCTTCAACGAAACAGAACTAGACCTCTCAACACCACAGCAAGAAGAACAACCAGTTCAAGCCGAAGAAGAGACGGGTGGTGTAACTGAAGAAGAAGTTACAGAGCCAGTTCAAAGAGTAGAAGTTACACCTCTTGCAAATTGGTTTGAAGAGAACCATGAAAAATTTGAAAACATCAATTACGTCAAAGCATCCATTCGAGGTGTTGACCCAACAAAATATCTTATTGTCACAACACCGGATGGAACTGGAGAAACAGATTCAGAAGGAAATGAACGCAGAAAGCTTAAAGTTTTCGAAAATGCCGATGTATATCCTGTCTTGAATCTACCTGGAGTCGAAATGAGAGCTTATAACAATAGCACTTTCGAGATTCGATATCTTGCTGGTGACGGAATTGTTTACAAATGCTATGGAGTTAAAACAGGGCTCATCGTTGTGGCATGTCAGCTAATCGACGGGCTTCTGATTCCATACAATATTCAACGAGTCAAAAAGCGCGATGAAGAAATTGACATTCCGCTCTATACGGGCGATGAAACAAGTGTTCGCTCCAAACTTGCTGAAGAAGTTGATCCCGAGGCTCTTCAACTTCTTTACAAACAAAGTACAAAAGTCATTGACGAATTGAACACTGTCAGTGATGCCGTAACTTGGTTGACAAATAGACAAGATGAAATGTATGACATTAACCATCTGCTTCAAATTGACAATGTATTAATCAATTTGATCAGATAAGAAAGGGGAGGGGGAGCTTCGGCTCCCCCGATCTTTATCATGAAAATAAATGAAAATGTTCGACTAGTCTCTCACGATATACAATCGTATGATATACCCGCCTGTCATTATACCATTTTAAAAAATCATGGGTTCGATGTTTCTCATCTCGACAAAGGAAATAAACTAGAGAGAAACATTGCTATTGGAAAAATGATGCGAGAAAATTCACGCATTACAAAACTTCTTCGAGAAACAACCACTCTGATCATAGACGATTTCATCACTCAAAACAATATCAAAGACGATGACATTGTGATACGTCAATATGATGGTATTCTTTTGAAAAGAACAGTGCATAAGACAGAGATTGGCAACTATCTTGTTGAACACAGAAATTCGTTTGATGTGTTTGTTTGTTCAATAAAAAGAAATAGTTATATCGCACACGATGCTACAAGAAATGTATCAAAGATAAAAGGTGTGCCATATCGCTATGATAAAATGGATACCATTTTCAAAAAGATTTGTTTGATAAACTTCGCAAAAAAGACAGCGGTATTTAGAGGGCTGCAAAGAATCAAAGATGAAATAATGACAACCAAAGATACATCTCTCTTTGCAATACCTATAAAAGAGAGATTTAGAATATATCTAAAAGGGTATGGAGAGATAGAAGTAACAAAACCAACTTTAAAAATTATGGACCCAAAGGATATTGATAGACAAAAATATTTTGATTTCTATATAGCACCGTTTACAAAAAGCGTAGTGCTAGAATATGTGAGGTAAACATGCATGATTTAATTTTAAATATTGGTGCTGGTAAATCAAAACCACTTGTTTTAAAAACGACAAGAAGACCATACTATTTAATAAATCTTGATCGAAACTATTTCTCTGGCCTGACACCAAATGAAGTTGAGAGTAACTATGAAGGCTGGAGAGGTCTTAATCGCGTCGATAACGGTATAGCATATGTCAATAGTGATGTGTATGAATTTTTAGAACGCACATATCTAAAATTTGATCACATATCAATGTATCGTTTTCTAGAACATGTTCCGTTTACAAAGATTCCCTATTTTATATACCTCCTATCACAAGTAACTGAACCAGAAGCTAAAATAGATATTATCGTCCCAAATTTCAAACTGTTGGGAAAGATTCTCGCTGAAGAATTACACCCAAGAGCATACGAACAATTTGAGGGGCATAACATCTTTATTACAACAGAGTTATTAAACGAAACCTATGACCCCCATGCTTCAATATGGACACCGGATAGAGTGGAATACTTTTTTGAACTTGAAGGGTATTTCAGATTTATGCCAGAAACCTTAAAAGAAGGATACCCCATCGACGGTCGTGAAACATACTTTCGTTGTATGGTGGAAAGGACAGAGTAATGATTACATTTGCATCCAGAGCTGCTCAAATGGGGTTAAGTGTAAATGTTGACAAAGGACTCTATCACTACAAAGATAAACTATCTGAAGTTCTGTATCGAGACCTTATCACAATACCGCAACACCCAGAAGAGCCGGTTCACAAACCACATCCAACAGACGGATTTCCATCGGGTTATGTTGGTGTATTCACAAAATTACCAGATGAAGAACAATGGAATTATCAAGGCATCGTTTCCCGTATATATCGCTTCATTGGCAATGAAGTTCTCAACGATCTGATTCGGGCATCAATCGAAGAAACGAACATGCCAGTAGTACGTGAGAACATTCTGGTATCAGAGCAACTAACACAAATGCGAAATGAAATCGTATTGAGCAATCCTGTAGATACTGAAGCTGGCGATATTCTACCTATAATTATGGTAAGAAACAGCTATAACGGAACGTGGGCACAGGGTATGCAATTTGGTATAACCTCAGATAAACATGAGTTTCTGTTTGCTTTTGATATGGGTCAAATTCGACAAATTCATGTTGCTGGTGCAACAACTACTGTAGCATCAGAAATTGGTGAATATACTCGTATCTTTAAAGAAAGCATATCAGATGTAATCAAACAGAGCTTTGCAACTACGTTTACAGAAGATCAATTGCTTGGTGTTCTCGACCTGATAGAAACATTTGGTAAAAGAAAGAGAGCAGCCATCTCAGAGATCATTGAACAGATCACACCAGAAGGTCAGCGGCTCCCTTCAGCATGGCATATGTTCTTAGCAATTGTTAAGTTCAGTAGCTTGGAAGGAAATCTCAATGCAAAACGCCTCCTCGAAAGTGCCGCTGAGAGCGTTCTAGTGGTTCCTATGCAAATGCGTGAAGCTTTAGCCAAGCTTCAACGTGGGGAATACTAGAGCCTTATAAAGGGGTGTCGCCCAACACCCCTTTATTTTTTTCCAAAAACTGAGAACAAATATATAGTAGGAGGATTATGCGATGCCAGAAAGAGAGGTTTATTTTCGACAGTCACGAACTTATGAGTTAATCGTGAAAATCAAAGACTTAGAATATACACAAGACGTAACAAGGGTATCCGTTTTCTCGTCGCTAACTACAGCTTATCAAGTAGTTACTATTACGATGTTGATTGATCCAAACGATGTTGTTCTCGAAGATGTATTTGGCAATGAACCTATTAAGCTGACGATCAATCGATTATCACAAGATAACGTACCGAGCGATGGTATTGAAATGGAGCTTGTTTATTTGAAATCCGATCTACCGATAACAGAAAAATCGACTCTCTCCAAAAGTACTCAGAAAGACAGAGTTCCCTTTACTATTACAACTGTTGTTCGACCAGCGTATAATACAATGATGACCATTGTTAATGGCGTTTACATTGGTCAAACACTTGATACAATAATCAGCGATCTGGCATCGCAAGCAGGCACTACAATTAATTATGACTCAGAAGGGCGGAATACGGAAACAATTGATCAAGTCTGTGTGCCTCCAATAACACTTTATAGAGCAATTAAAGAACACATGAGAACAGCGTCAAATGTTTTTGATGGATTTTTAGATCAACGATTTGGATTGTTCGAAGGTGTTCCAGGTGTTTTTTGTCAATATGACAATAAGGTTTATATAAAGAATCTCACAAGAAAGCTTCAGAAAAATCAAACATTTACAGTATATCAGCTAGCCACAGAAGGCGGTGAAAATAATGAAGAGATTATGGAGAAGAGTGTAGACGGAAAGAACTTTTATACCTACGATAAAATAAAAAGTGATTACTCAGCAAATTCAAGATTGGCAAATCTTGGTACAACGCTTAATCATATTGTAAAACCAAACGATTCTTTAGCTGGGATTCTTCAACAAAATTTAATTGAGGTTGCGCAAAATTACTCACTTGTCTATAAAAACAGCAACTTATCACATGATTCGGGAATCACAAAAGAATCATACTTTATGGGAGATACTGGATATAATACATCAAGGACATTATTTAATTCAAGGTTTGGTAGAGTTATGTCTGATATGTCCACTATTAGCTTTAGGGTTGAGCGCAGCTTACCCATTTTAAATCTATTGAATGTTGGGGAGGCAGTTAAATTTAAACCACAAACTGTTGAATACTCTGATTTTGAAGGTAAATACATTTTGTATAGCTCAGCTTTGGTTTTTGAACGCAAGGGCGATTGGTCTTCAGTAGCAACATTGAACCTAATGAGGACCAACAAGAAAAGTTGAGAACAAAAATAAAAGGGGATAATAGATGGCTAAGTACAATGTTGCAGCAATTAAGTTAAAGTCACAAGCCGATGAATTTGTTAATGAGTATCTCCTGTGTAAAACCGATTTTGAATATTTCTGTTTGAATTATATAAAGATCGAAGCCCCCGGCGGCGATCTACCACTTACACCATATCAAAAACAAACACAGCTTGTCAGAGCTGTAGAAAAACATAAATTTATTCTGGTATTGAAAAGCCGCCAGATTGGTATTTCAACAATCATTCAGGCTTACGCTGCTTGGCTGGCAACATTCTATCCAAATGTTGTTGTAGGTATTATATCAAAGAATGGTAAAGAAGCTACACACTTTGCTAGAACCATTCGTGGTATGATTGAGAAGCTGCCAGATTGGATGAAGCCACCGAGAGGTTTGTTGGGCCGGGGATTTGCAAAAAGAACAGAACAATCATTTATTCTAACAAATGGTGCTAAAGTTTACGCAGAACCAGTAAACCCAAACAGACCAGAAAACACACTTCGTGGTAAAGCTGTAACATTGTTGGTAATCGACGAAGCAGCCTTTGTTGATAAGATTGATGAAGCGTGGACAGCTATGGTCCCGACTCTTTCAACAAACCAAATGCAAGCAAGAAAAGCTGGTGTTCCATATGGTACTGTAATTCTATCAACGCCAAACAAAACTGTTGGTATTGGTCAGTGGTACTTTAATAGATATCAAAGATGTCTGACCGGTGATGATATTTTTAAACCATTTGTTATTCACTGGAAGAAAATTAAAGAACTTGCTGAAGACCCAGCTTGGTATGAAACTCAATGTAGACTTTTTGATAACGACCCAAAGAAAATTGCACAAGAACTTGAGCTTAAATTCTTACCAGCGGAAGGTTCATTCTTTGAATCAGATACAATAGAAAAAGTACAGAATGCAGCGATCAAGCCAATCGAAAAACTAAAATTGTACAATGGCGAAATATGGAAATTTTCAGAACCAATACCACAAAGATATTATATAACAGGAGTTGATACCGCACCAGAGCACGGAGAGGATAAATCTGCGATCACAATTTTTGATTATGAAACAATGGAACAAGTCTGGGAATACAGAGGGAAGTGTAAAGTTCTTGACTTTGTTAAAGTTGTAAAGGTAGCTGTAGCGCAGTATCCGGGCATAGCCGTTATCGAATCAAACTCATATGGTAACCAAGTAGTTGAACAAATGATGCACAGCGAATTTTCACACTTTATGTATCAGGAAAAAAGAGGCCAGAGAACTATGTATCCTGGTTTGTCAACCAACACAAAAACTAGACCTCTGATGATTGATGCTCTTTATTCTTACATAACTCAGTTTCCAGAGATTGTTAAATCTGAGAGACTTGCTCTAGAGTTAGCTGGTCTCGTGACAAAACCAAATGGTAGAGTTGAAGCAGATTCAAATTGTCATGACGATCTAGCACTAGCAACAGCGTGTTGTGCATTTGTCAGAAAGTATGATCCACCACTAATGATCAGCATCGCACAACAAGAGGTGCTGATGAATGAAATGGTTGATCTTATTAATCTTAATTCTGGTAAAGACTTTGAAATGGAAAACTCACGTATCATTAAACATGTTAAAGAAAACTTAGATGAGATGGGCGGCTTTGTAGATATTATGTCGCTTTATGATTCACAATAAGGGGAACCAAAATGCAACCAGATTTACAAGAAGTATTTGTTTTTAAAAGAGGTGGATACTCAATAAATATCAGCGGATTAAAACTATACGGTTCTCCTGCTTTAAATGAAAAAATTGCTAATGGTTTAGCATCAACATCAGTTACAAAGCCAATAGCTAGCAAAATATATCATTTAATTTATGAAGGAACCATTGTGCCTGTCTACTCAAATAGAGGTATTGTTAGCTTTTTAAAAAGAAAAGTTTTTAATCCAATGGAGGAAGATTTTATTTCTGGATTTTGGAGTCCTTCTCATAACAAAGTTTTTTTATTAGTTGACTCACATACAAATGTGTTTGGGTATGCGTCAAATTCTGTTTTGGGTAGAGTTGTTATTCATGAGATGATGCACATGATTGCGCATAAAAAAGGCAATCAATTTTTCTCAACTTTCAAACCAGAACTAATTAATTTTTATAAATCTTATTGGACAACGCTGTTTGCTTTAGATAAAGAAAATCTAAAAGATGGTGATATAAACAAGATACTATCATTCTTGATAAATACATTTGAAAGAAAAGCCAATTGGCAAGAGTCGTCGCTTAAAAAATATGAAGCTTTATTGAAACAATTAAAACCTCTAAGTAGTCTTAAAAGCGAACAGTTCGATACAATTATAAACTACTATATTGCCACACTATATATCTTTATAAAAGATCATATGGCATTTGGTTATAACTATAACAAACCAATGTGGCAAACTATATATAATCCACTTTTGAATACTTATAAACAAATGTTTTCTTTAAAACCCAGTTCTGATTTAATGCTGGTGCAAGAATTGCTTATACCTAGTGAGGTGATTTGCGTTATGGCAGAAACAAAACCAACACCAAAAATCTATACGATGATAAAGCAATTCTAAGGAGTTCAAACATAGATGGCTAAAGGAAAGGATAAAAAACCTACAAGAAACCCTTCAACAGGGAGAACCGTAAAGAAGACCCCTACAGGTGATAGAGCTGCCCGAATAAACTCCTTAAACAATACCATGAGTCGAATGCAATCTGACGCCGAAAGAAGGACAAGGGCGCTAGAACGTCAACTTGAGGATGCTACGGCAAAACAAAGAGAGACAGCTAGAGAGCTTGGTGGATCGGATGAATTATCTGCTGAAACTGTAAAGGAAATGCACGGTGTTATCTCTAGTCTTGGCAAGGCTATGGGAAGTTTTGCAACAGGTATTGGTAACATCACAAAAGATACAGCAAAAGCATCAACCGATCTTGTGGGGCAATACGGTCAAGCCATCAGTCAAGATATTAATATAAATAAGCAAAATACAGTGGCAATGGCTTTGTCAACTGCTACACCTCTATTTGGATATTTCGCGTCTAAGTTTATGGAAACGGATGTATTCAAAGGGGCTGCTTCAAGAATTAAAGAGAGCGTTAAAGATTCTTTATCAAAGGGAATTTCTGCTGTAGGTGGTATTATAAGACCTAAGAAAGAAGAAGAAACAGAAATTCCAAAAATGCAAGCCGGTGGTTATGTAAAACAAGGTGGTCTTGCCCAAGTTCATGCTGCTGAAGTTATTATGCCACTTGAAAAGGTTTTGCGAGAATTTTCTGAAGCAAGAAAACCAGAAACAGACAGAATGATTACAGCAATAACGGGCGAACTGAAAAAAATGAGAATGGCTTCAAAAGCAGAAGCCGTCAAAATGAATAAGACTCTATCTGAATTAAAAGTAGCTATGGCGGGCACAGTTTCACAGTTTAGAATTGCATTTCAAAAATTCTTGCTTGAACATCCAATGATCAAAGGTATGATGCAATTTGCTGAAATTGCAAGAGCTGTGTTTTCTACACCTCTAACATTTCTGTTTGGTATCCGTGGTGGTTATAGAGGTGCAGCTGCAAGAGCTGTAAGAACAAGCAATGTATTTTTGAAATCAGCCAATATGCTTCAGCTTATGTATGGTGTATGGTCTCCAAAATTTGATCATATGATTGAAATATTGAATGCACAGTTAGAGTATATGTCAGGTGAAAAGATTGCGAAACCAAAAGAGGAAGGAACATATACCCTATTTGGTAAAATTCAAGAATTCATGACCACTCGTTCAATTCAATCAGCTGGTGAAGCTGTGTTTGATAATATTGTGGATAGTCTTGATTTAGACAGAGCTGCTTTGGCACAAGTTGGAATTACATCAATTGGCGATTTCTTGAAACCAAAGTTTGGTCAAGCTGGTGTCTCTAGAGAAATGTTAGCTGGTAAGATGAGAGAAGGACCCGGGGGAATTAAAGAAGGAGGCATAACAGGCACAACTGCAAGTATTGTTGCTGGTGAAAAAACTATTAAAGAAGTTGCAAAAGAAGCAATGGAAGATACGAAAGACAGAGCTAAAGATATTTGGTCATCTGTCAAAGATTTATTCAGTACCATGAAAGAGGGGATACCAAAAGCACAAAAAGGCGGTTTTGTTACAAAAGCTGGTCTTGCATCTGTTCATGCAGCTGAAGTTATCGCGTCAGCAGATATTATGGGAAAGATAAATAGAAACACAAGAAAAGCGGCTGACTTTGCACAGAAACAATATACTCAAGGTAAAGAAAGAGTAAAACAAGCTGCCCGAAGTCAAACAACTCAAAATGCTATTAAGAAAGGTCAAGAGATTGGTAACAAATGGGCTGAACAGTCAGTTGATATTGGTAAGAAAACATGGAAGGCATCAAAGAGAACAGGTGAGGCTATTAAATCAGGTAGTAAAAAATGGGTCAGCTCATTAAAAGATTTGAGTGGTAAGATTACTCGTTTTTCAAGAAAACTTCTAAAAAGAATGGGAAGTATATTTTGGAAAATGATTATGTTTCTAGGTGGGTTTCTGGGAAACATAATGAAAATCGGATGGAGAATATTAACACCTATAGCTGGCTTTCTTGGTAGCGGAATTCTTCGAATGTTGGCTGCTGGACCAAAAGGTATTCTTGTTGGTATGGGTGCAATGGCTGGTGGTCTAGCTGCTGGCGCTGCTGGCGGAGCGATGATGACCGTTGATGCCATAAGAGGTTTTGGAAAAGCTAAAGAATGGGGAACATCAAGAACGGCTGCTGTAATGGGCGGTGGTTTGGCTGGTGTTTCTGAGCAAGGAACATTCAAAGGTGCTGCTTGGGGTGCTGCAAAAGGTGGTCTTGTCGGTGCAGCAGCAGGAGCTCTATTTGGAGGCCCAATTGGTATGGCAATTGGTGGTGGTATTGGTGCGTTGGCTGGTGGTATTCTTGGATTTATTGGTGGTAAAAACGTAGCAAAAGCTATCGATTGGCTTGGTGAGAGAATTAAAAAAGTAGCAAAGGGTGTTTGGAAAATCATTTCATTTCCAATTAAAATGGTTTGGCGAATCGTAAAAACTCTAGGTAAAACATTTTGGAAAATCGGAAAAGTTGTAGTAAAACCTATTATGATTCTTGCAAAAATCTGGTGGAGATTGTTTAAAGTTCCATTTAAGATTATCGGCAAACTTGTATCATCTGTAGCAAATCTTTTAGGTATTAATTTATCTGGTGGAGATGGCGCTTGGATTAAATGGGTAGAGAAAGGTCTGAAGATTCTTTTCTTCCCTCTCACACTTCTTGCAAATGTATTTGAAACAATTGATAAATGGATTACATGGGCTGACAAGAAAACAGAGAATATGGATGATGTTATATCCGATTTAATTTCAAACATTGTCACATGGCCTATTAGAATGTTTGGTCGTTTGGTGGATAACATACGTGCTTGGATTAAAGAAAAATTCGGAGGTATTCTTTCATTCTTTGGTATTGATCTCTTCGACCCATATGTTAATGAAAAGAAAGCTGGAGGAGGAGAGTTCGAAAAATATAGAGATAACGTATCTATGGCTGAAGCAAATGCAGAGAAAGCAAGAGCTGAACACACACAAGCACTAGCTGATTCAATATCGAAATCAGTCGAAGAAGGAAATAAACAGACAGTTGGTGCAATTGTACAAAATACAGCTGTTATGTCAAACTATAACCAAAACCTTGCAAACACTGTTGGTGGTATGGGTGCTGGTGGAGGTGGCCGCGAAGGTGGTTTTGGCACCGGTGATGGTTACACCTCTGGTGTGGTAAATGGTATGGCATAAGGAGATTAAAGTAGATGAAACTAGAGCCTTTTAATGGTATATTTGGTTTGCCCCCTTCAACATATGTTAGTGATGATATGATCATTAACAGTATGCCAGTTGCAGAATTTACGCCGTGCAAACCAAACTTTGATAGAGGATTGACTTTTTTTCGAATTAATCCAGATTGGGAAACATACACTAAAATTTTGTCAAATGTTGGGTTTGAAATTGAACAACCACTTCGTATTGCTTTTATAGCTGATAATTTTCCAACCGACTCATTCACTAATGAATATGGAGAATCTTTTCTTCAAAAAGTAACTGACGTTGCTTCTGAAGGTGTTCAACAACTGGTTCAGATGACAGGATCTCAGAGAGCAAGCGAAGCTGGTAGAAAACTTGGTAAACAGTTAGCTGAGGCTGGTGAAGCAATTGGTGGAGGAGTTGGTTCAGCTGTAGGTGCTGCTGGAAAAGGTTTGGGGGGCGCAGCCACTTCTTTAGGTGGTCTTGCAGATCAATTGAGAAATCAAGAAGCTGGGCTTGGAAAGATAATAGGCGGCGGTGCAGTTCTTGTTGATAAAATGTTAGCTGGTCATCGAATAGATTTCCCTAACATGTGGAGAAACAGTGGGTATTCACCATCTTATACATTGACAGTTAGATTATATAACCCAAACCCAGGAAGCCCGAAAGCAACCGAGAAGTATATTTTAGGACCACTGGCTGTACTTCTATGTCTTGCAATACCAAGAACAACTGATGGTAATACATATAATTGGCCTTTCTTTCACAAAGTCAGAACCAATGGCATTTGGTGGTTAAACCCAGGAGTTATCACTAATATATCAGTTATTAAAGGCGGTGATCAACAGCAAATTGCTTACAATCAAAAGCTTGCTATTGTTGATGTACGAATTGATTTCGGAAGTCTATATACCAGCATGATGGTTGAAGAAGGCGATACAAAAATTACACATCGACCAACTGTTCGAAGATATATTGATGAATTACGAGATAATAAACCAGTATTCACTAGAGAATGGTTGAGAAGAAATGCAGCAAGTCGCGCAGGGTTTGGTTCTGATATTACATTAAATGATCGAAGCTTTCTAGAAGAAGAAAGCCTTTTCAACAATGATGTCGCCGCAAGACAAGCTCAGACGACTCAAGATACAACTTTAAGAGATCGTACCAATGCAGTAACAGCTTCAACACAGGCAGACCTTGATGCACAAAATAGACAAAAGGGATTCCCGAGTTAACAAACTCTGTTTTTTAAAACTGAAGTGATATAATACGCAAAGAAGAGATTAACGAGGAATTTCGTTTGAGATGTTAGTTTGTCATAACGACTTTTCATTTTAGAATCTTTAAGAATGTTTTGAACAAGAATATCAATTTGTTGTTTAAAATAAATTCTAGCTCGTGTTCTTTTGATTGCCATCAAATCACGAACATACTTCTGATAATCTTTTCCACACAAAGACACTACATTCTTCAAGTCTTGAACAAATAGTTTTAAAACCACTCTAATATTATCTGAATATTTAACATTTGTTAACGTGTTAGTTAGCGTGTTTATAAATTCAATATTAATTCGCGCAATCTTTCTAGATTCTTCTATTGCTTTCTTATCAACAAACTTATAAACTGTAATTTTTCTTACAACTTCATCAACAAGTTTTGTAGTTTTAGCTGGGACCTCAAGCTCATATGGTTTTTCATCATCTGGTATATTCTGAGCTTGAATACCAGACCCCTCCGCAGAAGCTCTCATATAAGTAGATACAAAACTCTTCACACTCTGAGATACTCTAGTACGACTATCTTGAATAAACCTAGAGACTTTATCTTTATCATTATTTTTAATCCCATCTGTCCATATTCTAATCATCGCATTGGCTACAAAATAGAGAGCATTAGAAATAGTTTTTTCTCGTGAGAAAAGGTGTGTTTTAGTTAAAATCTGAAGTGCATAATTAAAGACTTCTGGTATACAAAATTTAAGTTGCTTTGGCATAAGATTTGCGTACCAACGAATTATAAAGAAGATCATTAGATTTGTGTATAGGACCTGATTTCGTTTCTTAGCAAGAAAATAATGCATTAGAAAGATATAGAACATCGTAACATGAGAGTTATGAAGTTGAAATCTAGCTTCCTTTCTTCCAACCCAGTAGTTTTTTGTGAACAATCTAACATCTTTCTCAGTAAGGTTTGTTGCTTTGAGAAGTTCGTAGAAATTCTTTTTTAATGACGGATAAAAACATGGTTCAGACAGAGCGCTTAGATTTTCTGCAACCGCTTTGGTCACAATTCTCTTTACTTGTGCCTCATTTATTTTTGCTTTTGAAAGTAATTCATCCATTATAGTATTTTAACCGTAATATCATCCTCCAAGAAATATACATACTCTGGACCGTAAGTCAGAAGCTCGTCTTCTGTTAAATCTTCAAGGTCAAAATTAAAGAAAATGCTTGTTTCTGGTTTTGCTAGACGACAGTGATCGACCCCTGTAACACTCTGAACTACATCAACAATCTCTGAACGATAAATCGTAGCATTGGCACCGAACCTATCTTTGAAAGCTTCAAACACAGCTTCTCTAACCGAATCTGCAAGTGCTGTTAATGTACCAGAATAAGAATTTTCTCTGAAGACCTCAATCTCAACCTCAAGAGGAATGTTGTAACTAGTGAAGGTTACCCAACCACCTACATCAGCAAAGATATATTTTTGAGCTTCATTAGTTACGTAGATAATATCGTCAGCATTAGGTTGAGCATAGACATATGTCACATTTGTAGCATCTGTACATGTGATAATTGCATTTTTGTTTATGCCAGATGTCAAAATATATCTGGCCCCCAGCGCTGGAGTTGTTGGTTCTGTTGCAACAAAGTCAATCACATCAGACTTTGTAGTTTCATTATATTGCATATTGGATAGATCACCATAAGTATTTGTAAATTTGAAGTTTGCAAAATCGGTTATCATTTTTGCACTGGCAAAATCAGTTGTCTGTACAATAGCTTGAAGAACATTCGCTTCAAAAACCGCTTTATCAACACCATCATAATAGTTTTTCTCTATTACTGGTATATCATAAATGATTATACTACTACCATCTGATGCTGTAGCTGTGTTCGAAAGCATGAACTCATCTAGATCACGGCGAACAGTTACGGAAACCGCATAGTCAGAAACTATAACTGAAGACGGATCGGTGATTCGAAAAACAAGGTCCTGTTCATTCTTTGGAAAATTCGTATATGGATCAAAGGTATATGTGAAGACACTTGCTGAAGAATCGTTAGTCATTGCCTTGACCGAACCAGTTCCCTCATTTCGAAGCTGACAGGTAGCCTGATCTGCATTCGATTCTGTCGATTGATACTGCAATGAAAATGTAACACCAGACCCACTTTTTGTAATTCTCAGTTGTGTTGCAATAATATCAAATGTTGATGTGTAGCTTGTTTGTAATGTGGGGCTTACTGCTAAATCCAAAACGACATATTCGTAAAACGCCGCTGAATTCAACAAGTTAATACTCATGTCGAAAACAGTATAGTATGTATCACTACCATAGGTAATTTCAGTACCTCGTGGTATGAATGTTGTTGAGTTAGGGATGGTATATGTTACATTTCGAGTTGGGACCAGATTTTCAACAGGCTCGGTTTCTGCACCATAAAGAAGGCTTGTAAAAATTTGAATTTCATTGATCTTAATATCTGATCTTTTCAAAACTGGCAGTGAGTTTGAAGCAAATGGAGAGTCAGTTAAAACAACATCTAAGTTTTCATAATCGCCTTCTGTGACTAGACGATTTAAAGCTGTGATAGATGCGATTGAATTTGATCTAATTTCGTCAATAGATTCTTCATCTTCACCACCAGTAGCCGGAGCTGCGTTTGTTGCTGTATAATTCACAACCTGTGTAACACCAGAACCAGTAGTTGTATAAATTCTATCTCCACTTGTAATGGTAGATGCTATAACGTTTCCATCAGCACCTTCTGTCACACCAGCTATAACACGAACTGTAGCTCCCGGTGTAGGCTGTACACCTATTAAATCATTACCAAAAAACAAGCGCCTTCCAAAATCTGTTCTTCTTGAAACATAACCAGTATCAGTACTTGTCATCAAATATAAACTATTGAACTCTGTCCACGTTGTCCAAGCAGAACCATCTGGCTCTCTAACTTCAACAGTCATTGTAGAAACTTGTCCATCGATTGGAACATCGATGGTTACAAATTGAAACTCCTGAACATCTTGGTCAACCTGAAACTCTTGTTCTACCAACTTCAGCTGACGAACAGGCAGAACAAATTGAGCTTCACCATTTGCTATATTAACAGATAGATTAAATCTTCTATTTCCTTCTTGAACAATAACAGAAACAATTGAGTTATTTGTTATTTCAACCGTTGTTGTGTAGTATGTCAAAAACTCTATCTGATCAGCTGTCTTAAATTTATGACCAGAAGGTATCGTAAAGGTTACAGATGAGCTACTGAATTCTAAAGGTATGGTTAGAAGAACACTGACAACTGAATATTGAGCCTCTTGAGTATTATACCCAAGAAATGCTGAAAGATTTAAAACCGACTCTGGAAGCTGTGCTGTTGTAAGGAAAAACTCACGATATGTTGATACCTGATAAAAAAGGAGATTCGTTGTTAACGTAGAAAACGCATCAATCATAAAGCTCAGAAAAGATGATTTCGTAAGATCGACACTTTCTAGTTCTAGATACTGTTTCGCTAGATTAGCAATTTGTACTCTAATGCTATCTCTTGATAGATATATTTGATCAGATAATGCCATTATTAAATTTCCTTACACAAAGTAGAATCCAGAATTACTATCAAATTTTGATTTTAAACATGATCTTAAATCTTCATGTTTTGACAAAAGACGAGAGATAAATTGAGAATCTGATAGAGTATGAATTTTTTTGTCATACTCTGAATAAGCTAATGTTCTAGCAACCTGATCCTCAAGTTCCTGAGTGTCTCTACTTTGAAAATTTCTTATAGTCATCTTCCAATACCTTCTATCAGTATTGGTTGATATTTCAACACCCTCTACTCTAAAAATTGGATATATATCCCTGTTTGGCCTCAAATACTCTTGCTCTAGTTTTATCATATCTCCCGGATAAGGTATGATACCATAGGTGCTTGGAAAGACAATAGTTGTTTGATTGTCTTTAATATAACCAACATCTTGCCCATCAAACGGAGATGTGATATCTTCTGGAAAGTAGACAGGTAGCAACAATATTTTATCCCATTTAATTCCTGTTAAATCACGAACATCATGATAAGCACCACCAAAAATCTTTTCATCTTCCCAGATCGTTTCATCTTTATTAATATTATAATAGGTTACAAGATAACGAACAACATGATCCGCATAAACCTCATGAACCAATTTCTGATACTCATGAACGTATTCATACAACCTTCTATAATATTGAATATAAGACATTAATCCCTCGCTGCTTGTGCGGCTTTAATTTTTCTTAACCTTTTTTTCAGAGATTCTTCATATTTATGTCTTGCTTCGACTTCTCTTTGTCTCCAATCCTCTAGAAGACTCAAAACTTTCTTTTTGCACTTAAATGGACTTTTAGCTTTTTTACATTTTTGCAACTGACCATTTAAAAATTTAACCGCGTATTTTCTTCCAAGATATCGGCACTGATTATAACAAAACGATCTATCAGCTTTTGTTACACATTTTCTCATACATTCGAAATCGTGTTTCTTAATAATATAGTTTACAACATCATTGAAGAAAGGAACCGGAACAACCCAAAGACCAAGATACAAAGCAGCTCTAATATACCGATCTGTTTTTGGGTTCGTTTTTGGCGGCTCAACAGTTGGCGCTTCATCTGCTTCAAAAAGGGTTTTAAATAAAATACTTATCTTGTTTTCATCCAAAGTTTTAACAGCATTGTAAAACTTTAGATGTTCTATAAAAGATAGACGTTCACGTATTAAAGAGCTGTTCTTAATAACTTTTAAAACAATTTCTCTCTCTACAGACACAGATTCTTCAAATGCAACTCTCTTCTTTGCCATCTTTTTAGCTCTCTTGGCAAGCTCTTTTTCTTTAGCTTTTCTTTCTTTCTCTTCAAGCTCATTTCTTGCTTTTTCTAATCTAGTTCTCTGTTGCTGAACTTTCTTTTCCCATTTCACCAATTCTCTTCTTAATTTCTTTTCACACTTCTGAGCTTTCTTATCTTCAAGTTGATTACACTTAGTAAACTCAGAGCGTAGCCTTCTAGCAATTTGTTGAGAAGATTTCAATTGACATTCATATTTACAGACTTTTCGGTGAATGCCACGACCGAATTGCCCAAAGCATCTACGATAACATTGGTCGTTTAACTTCCTCCAGTGATATAAAACAAATGGACCAAGAAAAGGTGCTGCGGGTCCAGCTGCACCAGCTGCTATAACTGCGAACGTGTATTTTAAAAACTTTCTAAAAACACCCTCAAACTCTCGAATACCCTCACCTAACAAAAGCTCAATTGCTTCTTCACCACTTAATTTTTGAATATCATTACAAATTTTAATGTGCTGTCTAAATGTCAGCTTATCTTTGAGCACAGAGCTTTTGATAGCAGCGTTTAGCAGATAACTTCGACATGATTCTCCAAATAATTTTAACTCATCTTGATAACTCATGCTAGCCTCTTATACTGCCTCCAAAAAAGATGTGTATTGATCTTGGTCAAATGTAACTTTTAACTCACCAGTAGTACCACGATAAGATACGTCAATGGCTACATTAAATCCTTTTCTATTTCTAAGAAATGTGACTTCAACACTATTTATAACTGCTCTGTCATCATATCTTGATAGTTTATCTTCGACCTCTTCCTTGATCCTCTCTTGTGTTTGTGCATCTGCTGGTTCGAAAACCATTTTGTAAAGATCGCTCCCGTAATCTGGATCCCACATGTAAGTTCTTGTTGGTGTCAATAAAATGTTATTCCACGAATTAAGAATAACCTCTAGGTCGGTGATCCTCGTAAAATCCCCACTTGCAGAAATGGTGCTTTTAAAATCTGATATTCTACCACGAGCACCTTTAACGGTTTTGTTAAAACGATCTAAAAGATTTGCCATTATTTTTTAAATTTCCATTTAATTTTTTCTTGCTCCTCTTCTATCTTTTTCCGTTTTTCCTCTTCGTACTCAGCCTTCCATTTAAGATAGTCTTGAAGCTTTTTAACTGGCATTATCATAATCATAGCCCAAGGCTGTTTGCTCATTTCCATTGCTGCAAAAACATCTTGGTCCAATGTCTTACGAAATGAAGTAACTTCGTTAGGCTGAGTACAATGAACGAAAAAACTGTTCGGCTAGATCGATATTGTACATATCGTCATTACCACAACTACTGCAATGACTTCTCATCTTGAGTTCAATGCCATATCGACCAAATTCTTCTTCATATTTGTTAAAAATAAGTCTCTTGTCACGAGCGGGGAGAGACATATATGCATCATATACATCTTCTCGTGCTTTATAAACAAGAGGCTCTTTACTGTTCTCTCTGTCCTGTTCAAACCGATCAACGATTAAAGTTTCTGTGATCAATTCGATTGCTGAACCAGGACGAGAAGCAAGTTCACGAATAACTTTGATTTCATCAAATAAGGTTGGTTGCTTGATATAAGCAATAACCCCTTTTGTTACGGGGAGTTCTATACCAATCTTATTTGCTAAAATGTTGTCTGCTGGGTATGCATTAAAATTGAATGTTTCCGATGCTTTGATTGTAATGGGGTATTCTTTAGCACATTGTGTGCAAGTAACTTGATAGTTTCGAATGTCTTCGTAAGTGATATGATAAAGACCGTAAAGCAGAGCGTCCCGATCTTTCAACGTTACACTTTTTAAGAATGTATCATAATCTTCGATCTCTTTTGGTTTTTTAATAAGTGCATCAAAAAGACATTTATTTAAATGATCAGCAATTTTTACGGGGGTTACCAAACTCCCCTTCAGTTTTTCTTCCTCAGACACGTTCAATGATCTGACAGTGAATGAGAGTTTTGTTTGAGGTGTTAGAACCTCGTACTCGGGATATTGTACATTAAAACCTTTGAAAGCCATTTCTTGATCTCCTTTCCCTTCCCTTTCTATTGATATTTTTGAGCGAGACGAGACATTCTCTCTCGCTCTTTCATAATCATGTCATCTACCTTATTAAGAGCAACTTCAAATTTTTTACGACATTTCTGAGCGTCATATGCTTCACTGCATTGGGCCATCCATTTCTTTACTTCTTTTTTATATGCTGCCCAAGCTTTTGCTTTTATTTTCGATTTACAAACCTCTTTCTCGTAACCTTTTTTATCCTTACAGTATTTTCTCAATGTGGCATTGTTTTTAATTTTGCGATATATAGAACGAGCTGTCTTTAAAGCTTTTTTAAGTATAATCGCACCGGTCACGACATAAGCAACTTGACCGATGCCTTCGGCAACTCTATCGTCTTGAATCTTTAAAAGATAACTCTCCAATTGATTCATTATTTTGCCATTTGTGACTTTGCTTTGTTTGCTTTTTCTTGGTATTTAGCCTGAGCAGCTTTGTGACGAGCAATAGTTTTGTTGACTCTTTCTTTACATTTTTCTGGGTTACGCGCATTGTTACAACGATTCATCAAAGACTTCAGCGCTCTTTGTGAAGAATCTAGAACTTTTACCCAACACGCATTGGTGCAATATGTTCTAGCGGCACCAAGAATACCTTGTTTATGACACTTCTCTTTTTTACAGACTTTATAATCTGCAATCATCTTATTATCAAGAGAATTTAAGACTCCAGCAAACTCAAAGATTTCTCTTAGATGCTCGTCTTTCTTTAAACGATTTTCCATTCTCTGATCTACGATAGCAGCAGCCTGTTCATCCAACGCAACCATTTCTCCATCAAGAAACAACGCTTTAAGCTGAGCTGCATCTGCTTCTTTAACAAACAAACCAAGTTGAATTTTTGCATCTTTTGAAAGTTTAGATTCTCTCAAAATATCATAAAGCAAAGTTTGCATTATTTCACGAGTAACTTTCATTACATTATGCCTCCGTGTGTTAATTATTGTGACTGTCTTGGGCCGATGTTTTTAACTTCATCAATAGCATCTGCAAATGTAGCTGCAAATTGATCACACTTACTTTTCACCCAAGCTTCATGCCAAATATAGTCAACGTTAAATTCAATTTCTAGATCAAGTCTACCAACAGTTTCGACATCGCTGGTAAACAAATCTTGTGGGTCTTTTGATGGAAATACACCATCATAACATGCGTAATATTCCACTGTTCTAGCATCTGGTGCTGTTGTCCAGTAATACATCAACCCAGCATAAGTGGCTTTAGTATAGCCAGTACCTTGTTCATCATCGACTAGATCAGTAATACCAGTACGAGAGTCTCTGATCAATTTTACCCATCCGTGCATGATATCCAGAATAGGTGTTTTGTTAAATTCTAGAAATTTAACTGAAACGGTGTTACCATAGTCTACATTACCCGGAACTGCCCATTTAACACCACCTAGTCCAGTGAACTCAACCTTGTTTAGCGTACCACCCGGAGGCGTTACAGAAAGACATGACGCGGCAAGAACTTTCTTGATATTTCCAAGTTCAGCCAGCCCACTGATACCTTCGCTTGTATATGTTGTTAATCCAGGCGGTAATTTATCAAACCAGATAAAATGATAACCAGTTACATATGGGTCTGCCACACCAACTGTAGTACCACCGAATTTTCTTGTCAAAATATTGACACCTAATTCAGCAAATGAATTTTTCATTACCTTATTCCTCCTGAGCTGATTTTTTAGAATCAGCCACTCTTAGATAACCTTTGTTGAACTTCGCTTATTACGTAGTCCCAATTACCATTCGGTATATAGACAGCTCTATCATCTATATAAAATTCAGCAGCCAATTTCTCAGCTGTAATCATATCAAATGGTATTTCATACTTTTTTAAGTACGCTTTAACTGCTTGTTCTTGTTCTGCATAATCATCATTTTCACCTTTGGCGACACGCGCAGTGAATATGACAATTTGATATCCCTGATCTCTGAACCACTGGACTCCTTCCTTTGCCCCTTCAAAAGGCGCATCATAGATCGAACCATCTTTCCACCCCTCTGAGTACTTATGAATTGTTCTATCAAAATCAATCATCACACGTTTCGGTGAAGTTTTCTGTTCAGCCATAACTTCGCGTTTTCCTCTCATGATTTTTTTTCGACGACGAGTTGGATCGTGGTGCGGGGAGTCCATTGGAAATATAGACTCATCTTTCTGAATTCTCTGAAGATATTTATCAATGCTCATTAAACCGTACCCGAATCAAGTTTTATATTTTGTTCTCGGTTTGTATCTTATTTGGAACAGAATTATATATATTAATTATAAATAACAATTTTCATTTTATTTTTTGAGAGGAGGTGAATATTTGAAAGCGACACCAGAATATATTGTAAAGCGGCTGTGTGAAAATGGGTATGATACATACATCGTTGGAGGTGCGGTGCGTGATTTTTTGATCGGCAAAAATCCACATGACGAAGACATTGCAACATCAGCAAAACCTGAAGAAATCATTGAGTTATTTGGAGGTCATAAAATTGTAACAGCCGGTACATACTTTAAAGTCACCTTTGTTGATGGAATAGAGGTAGCCACTTTTCGTAAAGATAGATACGAGGGGTTGAGCGACAAATGTGTAACAGTGACATATGCAAATAATATTTTTGAGGATTTATCTCGCAGAGATTTAACGATTAACGCAATGGCGTTCTGTCAATTCACAGGTGAGGTAGTTGACCCGCATGGTGGAAAAGACGACCTGAAAAAAAGACAGATTAAATTCGTGGGAGACCCAAATGAAAGAATCTTTGAAGACCCCAACCGTATTATTCGTGCATGTCGCTTTCTTGCTTCAATCGATGGTGTATTTGAAACAGAAACAAGAGAGGCACTGAGAAAAAATGCTGACCTTGTAAGAACTCATGTTGCAAGAGAAAGAATTCGAGGCGAAATTATGAAAGCTATGAAGATTCGAATCGCTTCAGCTTTCTTCAATGCACTGAGAGAGATTGATGCTTTAATACATGTGTTGCCGAGTATCGATTGTATGTATGAATTCGGTGATTTACATGGAAGACACCACTGGGAAAGCATCATCACACACAGTTACATCTGTGGAGATTCAATCTCAACCAAATATCCTCTTACCAAGTTAGCTGGATATCTACATGATGTTGGCAAGCCAAAGGCTGCGAGTTGGAACCCAAAGACCAAAGACTTGAGATTCAAAGGTCATGATAAAGTTGGTCGTGATATTCTTGAAAGAGAGCTAGCTGAACTCAAGTTCAGCAATAAAGAGATAGAGTTTATCTCTTCTTTAACACGAATGCACATGAATAACTTTGCATCACCAAAAGCAGCCAGACGAACTCTAAAGAAGCTTTCTGATCGTGATATACCTTGGTCAGAATTGTATCGAATAAAACTGGCAGACAGCAAAGCCAATATTAAAAAGGACCCTTGGCCTCTATCAAGAATTCGTGCTGATTTTGAACGCATCAGAAATGCATTTGATATTCGAACACCAAATAAGTTCAAAGACTTAGAGGTAAATGGGCACGATCTAATGAATACTCTAGAAATCAAGCCAGGACCGATGATTGGTAAGCTGATGAAATATTTATTGGAAGTTGCGGTTGATGAGCCGGAACTAAACAATACAGAAACCCTATTAAAATTGGCAAAGGAGAAATTTGATGAGTTGGTTTCTCAATGAAAAAGGTGAAAGCGACTTTCCTTGGGGGTGGCTCTTACTTATAGCCATTACCACAGGTGGATTTGGTCTCTGTAGTGATGATGATAAGGATGAGACTAGAATCAAAACGGAAGTTGCCGAAGAAGTAAAAGATGTCAAAGATGAAATGGCAGATGTCAAGGAAGAATTTAAAGATACTATCAAAGAAGCGAAAGAAGCTTTTGAGCAAGCAAAGAAAGATGGTAAAGATATAATGGAGAAATGGACCGGAAAAAAAGAAACCGAAAAAGAAGAGGCGAAAGAAGAACTCAAACATGAATCAGAAGAAAAATCCATCGCGCCAGACAAAAATAAATCAGAGAAGGAGCCTGAGTATCTATGAGCATCGAACTTCCAAAAGGCTTCAAAATTATCTGCGAGTTTCTCGCCGGTAGCCATCTTTACGGTACGAGCACACCCGAATCAGACGTTGATCTGAGGGGTGTGTTCATACCGACCAAAGAATATTTTTATGGGTTCTTATCAACAACTAGAAACTATCAAGACAAACAAAACGACATTGAATATAAAGAAATTCGAGAATTTATGAAGTTGGCAATAAGTCAAAACCCTACAGTAATTGAATATCTTTTTGTCCCACCTGAAAAGCTTCAAATCAATACTCCTGAATGGCAAACCGTTGTCGAAAATAGAAATCTGTTTCTTTCTAGACAATGCAGAAGATCATTTATGGGGTATGCTATTGCACAAATCAAACGCATCAAAACCCATCGGGCATGGCTTCTAAATCCACCCAAGAAAAAACCAGAACGCAAAGATTTTGGTTTGCCTGAAGAACGCAAAATGATCTCTGGCGATCAGATGGGTGCATTCAATAGCTTATTAGCTGATTATCTAGAGCAAATCAGTAAATATAATCATCTAAAAGATGAACTGTTAGAGCTAGAAGAAACACACAATTACAAAGCTCTGTTGAGTAACATTCGAAATGTTGAACCAGAGCATCTTCGACTTCTCAAACCAATTCATGATGTGTCAGAGAACTTCATTGAGGTCTATACGCGTGAGAGAGGATATAAATCAGCTCTTCAGCATTGGAAGCAATACCAACACTGGGTTAAAACAAGAAACCCCGCTCGTGCAGCTTTAGAAGCCAAATTTGGCTATGATACAAAGCATGGTATGCACCTATATAGATTAACTGAAGAATGTTTTGAACTTCTTGAAACTGGGCACATCACTTTACCAAGACCAAATGCTAAAGAACTGTTAAAAATTAGAGACGGAAAATACTCATATGATGAGTTGATGGAACGATTTGAATGGTTCGAAAATGAAACAAAGAAGAAAGTTGAAACCAGCGTATTACCAGAAAAACCGAAACATAAACAGATTAACAATCTTTGCATATCTATATGCGAAAACTTTCTGAAAGGAACGAATGATGAAACAGGTACTAGCAGTTCTAATGTTGATCGTAATGTTCGTCGGGGCAAGCACGGCGTCTTCGGCTTCTGAGGGAAAAGATTTATCAACAATGACCGTTGAAGAAATCTTGACCGACCCAAACTTGAGTTCTCAAACCAAACAAAGTCTCATCAACCACATCTCTCAGATGAAACAACAATCAGTTACAACGATAACGAAAGAGGTGACTGATTGGAATCAGCTTGGGGAAGCGTTTGCCAACACACTCAAGAACATTGCAAGATCGCTATCTGTTGAAGTTAATGAGTTTATTAAAACAGAAGTTGGCATTCTGGTAACCGTTCTTATTATTTATAAGCTTCTCGGTGCTGATATTATTCAATTCGCCATTTGCACTGGTAGTTGGGTTTTACTTACAATCTTTTTGGGCATCTATGTTCGAAAATTTCACTTCCCCGTTAAACACGTATATATGAAAGGTGAAGAAAAAATGATCGAATACAAATCCGCATATGAATGGGACTCTGGTGAGTGGAAATGCGCAAGCGGTGTTCTTTCAGTAGTATTCTTTATCGTATATACGCTCGTCTGCGCAATCAATGCGATTCCGGGGTAAACGATGACATCATTTCGCAGAATCGTGAACTTTAATGGCACTCGATTGAGATTGACATTTACCAAAGAGATAAAGACAGATCGATATCGAGTGCTGTTCAATCGTAATTCGGGCCTTGAAGTTCTAGAGGGTATAAATGGAAACCCGGACCCCTTCATGCTTGATATGCCAACACTGCTTGATATTGGCATCATGGGGCATTGTAAAAACAAATGTGCAATTTGTTATCAAGGCTCTAAAAGTCAACCCAACATGACACTTAATAATTTTAAAAAGATAATTGATGAAGTTGAGGGGAGTGTCAATCAGGTTGCACTTGGTGGTAGGGGAGACCCAAACCATCATGAAAATTTCGAACATATAATTGAATACTGTAGAGAACACAACGTGATTCCAAACTATACCACAAGTGGTCGGGGATTGACCAATAGACAAGCAGAGGTCTCAAGACTCTGTGGTGCTGTAGCAGTAAGCGATTATCAACAACCATATACTTATCGCGCAATCAACCGCTTTAAAAAAGTCGGTGTGCGAAAAGTAAATATTCATTACGTATTCACAAGGGGTAGTTATGGCGATGTTATAAAACTCGCTTATGGGCATAACCCTTGGAGAAATGTAAATGGTGTCAATCGACCGCCTTTTGATATTGAAGCAATTAATGGTATCATTTTTCTATTGTTCAAACCGCAAGGTAGAGCAAAGAATTTTACTCAATTCATACCAGAGAAAAAGCAAGTCAAACACTTTGCAGAAGTTGTGTCTGAGAAATATCCACGACCATTCAAGATCGGCATGGACTCTTGTCTAGTTAATCTCATTACACACGATATAACAGAAGCTCAACAGTTAACAACTGATACTTGCGAAGGTGGTAGAATGAGTGCTTATATTTCTCCCGACATGCGGCTAATGCCATGTAGCTTTGCACATAAAGCTGTTGGTGAATCAATACAAGAAAAATCAATTCAAGAGGTGTGGACAGAAGCACAAGATTTTAAAATATTTCGTAAGATTCTGTTCAGAAAAAGAAACTGTTGCCCTCTTGGTCTGTAGGAGTAGTTATGCCAATCTACGAATTTAAATGCAAACTCTGTAAATATGAATTTGAAAAACTGTGCGATCATTCACTTGACCCAGCCAAATTTCCAAGATGCCCTCAGTGCAATGGTCCCACAAATAAATTGATATCACTGTCAGCTTTCCATCTGAAAGGTACGGGATGGGGAGCTGACAACTATACCTCAAAGAAGGGAGATACCGCTAATGACGGAACCTGAACCCACCACTGATAGGAAGAAACAAGAATTTAAATTTCACCAACTCGAAGAATTTCCCTGCTTATCACCCCTACCACCAATCGACACAATCATAGAATGCGATGACGGTGTTGGAATGATTGGTATAGATGTATTCGGTCGAGAGTTATGAAAATAAAAATTGACTTTGTTACAAACTCATCTTCAAGCTCGTTTCTTGTTGCTTTTTCAGCACCTATTTCAGCGCTGAAAGATTTGAACATCTTGAATATTGATTCAGAACGATTGGAGAGAGTTTATTCTGATTGCGCACATCAGAACCCATATATAATAAACCCAGATTCAATTTCAATGTTAAAAATGTTAACCGAACAAATACAACACGGAAGCTTCACCGGTCAACCAAGATATGATCTATACGAAGAAAAAATTGCTGAAGAGCATGGTGTTAACAAATACGATCTGTGGAGCAAATACCCAGACCTTTATCAGAAAGCAAAAAAGTTACAGCAACGTGCAAACCTAAGAGCTGCAAAGAAAGTTGCAGAAAGGTTTATAAAACACAATGCTGGCAAGTTTTTGTATCAATTCAATTACGGGGACGAGAATGGTCAGCTCGAAGGAAGATTAGAGCATGATGGCACATTCAGAAATGTTTCTTTTATTCAAATAAGCCAACATTGAGGTAAATATGTTTGATTATATGCAAGAGAGGTTAGCACATGTATTTGTTACATTTATTGCAGTACCACCAGACTTTGATATTACGCTATACATGTCACCAGCAGAACAGGCTGGGTACTTCAGATATGAAGGCGCAAACCCAGAAAATATAACAGCAATTTCTATGGGTATATGTAACTCACCAATTTTCAGTACTGACACAACAAGAATAAATGAAGATTCCATTCAACAATTCATCAAAATATTGAAAGACCTTGGTCTTGTTATTGACATGAAAATGTTTGGTGCGGCTATTAATACATACTATGAACAAATTGTAGAAAAAGCGCTATCAGTTCACGAAGTAACAACAGCACAAGAATCAATCATTCAAACAGAAAGACATAAAGCTTTATCAACCCTGAGGAACAATCGCTATGCCAAATCATTTGTGTTCATTAATCTATTTCCTTTGGTGAATATCAAAGAAATACACAAATATGTTGAGCGGGTTGTTGCACTTGAGGACTGGAGAAAGAAATAACGGCGGAAAAACAGCTGGTCAAAATCACTGACCAGCTGTTTTTTTGTCTAATATTATTGAATAAAGAAGTTAAGAAGAATTTGCTCAACTGTTCTGGTTGGTTGAAGAAGAACATCAACGTGAAATTTCTTCGTCTTTCTTTCATAATCAGTTGCGCTTGCAGAAACAGAGTAGCTATCCAGACCTCTCTGTTTCTTAATAACTTCTAGAAATTCAACAAATGCACCAGACACTTCATTCCAAGTAATTTGATCATTTTGTTCGAAGATATAAAATCTTGCGAACTGTTCAAACGCTCGTTTAATGTACAGAACTAGACGAACAATATTTAGGTCTTGAAGAGCACTCGCTTTTGCTTGAGTTGTCAGCTGACCCCAAACAACATATCCTGGGTTAAACTTAACAATTGGGTTCAACTGTTTCAAGTACATCTGATCTCTTTGACCTTGTCTTGGATTGTATCTCAGCTCTTTAATTGTGTCGATTGCGGCTCTGTTAAAACCAGCAATTGCATACCATAGTTGTGCAACATTGTCATTTCTTGGAGCCAAGTAAGACATATGATAGATTGGAGACACCCAAATATCTTGACCTGTGAATGAGTCAAATACTTTATTATACTCTTCGTATAGTGCCAAGAAGTAAGTGTTAAATGTATTGGTGTTATTACGTGATGCAATAGCTGCATTAAATGTAGCATTGTCACCGTTATCTAACAGACCAACACAGTCTCGTCTTGTCTGACATAGTGTGCTGATAGCAGTTTTGACATCTGAAGGATATCCACCATCAAATACCATTGAGAAATAAACATTCTCAGTGTCTAGAACTGAATCATCGATAATACCAGTATAACCTTGATTAAGAAGTGTGGTTGCTTCATTTGTATCAAGAGTACCTGTAGCTGTCAATAATGAACCTTCAGAACCTTTCTTCATTGGTACAGGTGTTGAAGATGTAAAAGCATCTGCTACATTACCTTTAGCTTGTCTGATAACATAAGTAATTGTTGAAGCTGTATCAAAGTCTGATACATCTCCATTCCAACCTTGTGTTCCGCCTGTCAGGTTTTTATCTGGAAACACATTACATGTGTCATCATCATTTGAAGCGGCTCCTAACCAGCCCCAAATTGTATTGCCTTTTGCGTCTTTTGCCTGAACAATATAGGTTGCATTGCCTGTCTCTGGGTCTGTTTCCCAATCAGAGAAGTCTTGTTTAATATCTCTGATGGTTGCTGAACCAGCTGTTTTAACAACAGTCACATCACCAATTTCTTTATCCCACGTCTTGATCATCAGATCATAACCAGCAGACCAAACTTCATCGCTGATCATCATTTCAGCTCTCATAAATGCTGAAAAGGTATTTAGAACATCCACAATCCAAATGCTGCTTCCAGCTGAATCCACAGCGTTTGGATCAAAAGAAACTTCAAATGATTCGATGATAACATCATCGCCATCTGATTGCTTCTCGTAGATGTCCATCGTATAGACACCATCTGAAAGTGGGTTTGCAGATTCCGTAAAACGTACACCAATGGCATTGTAATATTCACCACGACCGATTGGGTATAAGAATGCTACAGGGTAGGTAGTACCTGATTGGGCAAGATTAGTTTTTATTTCAGCTGTTGTATTTAAGCTGTCAACATATGTAACTTGAATCGTTGCTGTATTATCTGCTGCTGCAAAAAGAGCATCAATACGTATGTTTGAATATGCGGCATCATCTGGCATAACTCTCATGAAATAGAAAGACCCAGACTCACCAAGGTAATTGTATGCTATGTAAGGAGCTTGACCATAATTTTTTCCGTATGTTGCAATATTTGGTTCACCGAATTCTGAAATAAACTCTGATCTTCCACCGATGAATTTCAGCACATTGTCTTCGCCTTTTGGGGTGATTGCGCACATCATACCAATTGTCGATGGTACGGCTTGCACAAATGTCGAAAGATCAATGATCTTCGAAAAAACACCCGGAGAAACATTTGCCATAGTTGTTTTCCTCCTGAATTATTACGTATTTTCTACATATCACTCAACTCTATAGCTTCAAATTTCCTTTCTCTCCAGGTTGTTTCTAAAAATCCCTCCTTTCTTAATTATACATACAAGTACCATACAAAAATAATACGTCTTGCGGTTGTCTTAACTATCGATGGAAAAGTAACTCTTGCAAATAGATGGAACGGACCAGCCCAACCTCCATTGGTTGAACTTGCTGTAAATAGACCAGCCTCACTTAGCTGACCACCATTGCCATCATCAATTCCTAATGTTGTTGTAATTTTCAATACTAACCATTTATCATCATTCAATGAGTCTTGCTCAAATTCCACAGAATCAAATGGAGACTTGTAGTAACTGCCTGATCTGAAATCGCCATATGTAGCTTCAGTAGCATTAAATGGATATTCATTGTATAGATCGGTGTCGGTTAGAATAGGTGCTACGGGTGTAAATGGGTCGGCGGGATCGACACCGCCTTCACCGATACCAAACCAAGCAATGAATTCATTTGCTGTTGAGTCTACGTTTGGGTTCTCAGTATTAACTATTCGCTGAGCCATAACCTCACGCCCTTGATAAAGGACTAGATTGTTTTTGTGAAGAAGCTTTCTTTTTCCTTCATCCGTAACCTCATAGACATGAACCTCACCTTGAGGTCTTCGAATTTTAGAAATTTTTGCATTGAATGCATCTTCTACACAATGCTCAGCATAGGTTTCTGAAACATTAATCTCTATTGTTTCTATGGTTTTTTCCATCGCATTTAAATCCTTTAAATGAAAACAGTTTTGTTTTTTGTTCTCACTAAATTGAGAAGAAAGCGGGCCACTTCCGGTAAAGAGCTACATCTGTCTTTGCCGTTGCAAGAAGTGACCCGCGCTATACACTTTCTACATATTTGTTCTCAGATTTATTCTAGATAAGTCCCGCAGTTAGGGCAGAACTTATAGTTAGAACTGGACTTTCTCCCACATGAAGAGCAAGTCAGCTTATCTCTTGTTGTGATAGGTTGTTGTACAACTTGACCTTGGGAATCGGTCCCTTTTAGATTGATGATGATCACTTCAGCTTCATCGGTATCACCCATCGTGACATTATAAAAGCCTTGATATGTTTCAGAACCTTTCACGGTAATCCCCATATCTTCCAATGGTGTCTGAAGGTCTTCTTTATTCACACTTTGCATTACATTCTCAGGTGCATTGCAAGCTGATACATCATTAAGGGCGGCATTAGAAAAATTCGTATTTGTAAAACCATTAGATTGTGCATTACCAGCTATGCCACCAGCATTATTGCTATAAGTCCATTGTGGAGATGAATCATAAATCGTTCTTGAGAGTTTCCATGGATCATTGTAATAATGATAATGATAATGATGTTCATCAATAACCTTACGAATCTTTGGTGCTGGCTTTTCGTAAGCAAACTCAATTCGAATCATACCATCATCAATTCTATCTCCACGATGATTCATGATTTCTTTAGTTTTCTTGATAAATCTAAATCGATTTCTCACTGAAGAACCACGCATAAACCCCATCAACTCAACTGTTTGATTTGGATTTACAACAAGACTCTGACCATCGAGAACATCTTGACCATCAATTGAGATCGTTACAGCTGCTCTTCGACTGTTCATGTTTTTGAATAAAAGTGAGTATTCACTTCCAAAAGGTAGGGTGACGAATCCATCTCTCACTCTTAGAATTCGCCCGTTGTGTTTGACTTCGGCTACGAAGCGGTCTTTGTATGTCATAGTGCATACCTCCTTGGTAGGCCGCAGACTAAAGCCTCGTTTTTTATTTTTAAGTCTGCTTGAGACCACACTATGTAGAAAGTGTTTATAGTTTGTTCTCACTATATATATTAATTGCAAACAATAAAAGTCCCAATTTATCTTAGAAAGGAGATTGATCATATGAAGATCATATCATTTCTTATTTCGGTGTCTTGTGTAGTTTTCTGTTGTGTAATTGCTTTTCATCATTTCTATAACCCCCACATCCCAAGTTATATGAAACAAAGTGGAGTTTTTGGGGCATATGTAATCGTTGAAGAAGGAGGTCAAAATGATTCAACAGTTCACCTACAAAGTAGTTCAGGACATGGCATCACTTACACCGTGGCGGATTCATCCGATATATTACATGAGATCGGATGGAACGGTATGTGACACATTCGGTAACCCTCTGAGTGACACCAGTAAAGTGAAAAGAGATGCACTGGCTTTTCCGTATATCTCTCACTGCTGGAATTGCAAAGCATTCATCAGTTCAATGCATTGTGAACGATCTGTCGATTGGGATATGGGATTTCGATGTCACGAGTGCGGTGAAGACCTCACAAAATTCAAGGGAAAGGGAAAAGGTGATCTCATGGTGGACAACTTTGTGCAGGAGGGAATTCGACACATGATCTTCGGTCATTTGAGAAGCTACAGAGATGGTGGTGATTTCTTTCATCACTATACTTGCATTCGAAATTGGCAAACTCTCTGCAAGCACACGAATGAACGAGATGGCGTCTGTACCAATTGTGGTAAAGGTATAGACCTGAGAGAACACATGTTGTCGATTCGCTCGATGGAAATGGCTTAATGCGTTGGGGGGCCCACCACAAGCCCCCCAACCAACCTATCAAGAGAACAACGGTTTGGTTATTTTTTCGTGCTTGATACTATGATTGTAGTTCTTCCAATCGTCCTGTATCTCTTTTGGAAACATATAATACTTAGCATCAAAGTTTCGAATAATACCAGACTGTGCAATATCAGCTTTAATAATGTATCCACCAATAAGAGGATGCAGACCTTTACGTTTTAGATAAGTCGTCTGCCCCTCGAATGTACCACACTGAGCACCAAAGATCGAACCAAACATAGCTTGCATTTGAACATGCAAGTGACCGCATAGTAAAAATCGAACGCTTGGTCTATCTTTGATATTTCTTGAAATGTTTGCTAGTTCGCTGTAAGCAATTTGTTCAACACCTTTCTGCAAACGATAAGAAACAGAATATGGTACTCCACCACTCGGGTGCCACATCTTTAAATCTACACCAGGAAGAATCGGAATATTCACATCGTCATAACCGACATAGTGAACATCTGGTCTTTGGTTCTCTAGAGCAAGAAGCGGGTTGTGACCACTTGATTTAATAAAAGAATAGTCATGATTACCACCAAGCATGTACCATTCAAAACCTTCTGGTAAATTCACAATCGCGGATTCTTCTTGTTCTTGTGCTGACATAGCATAGACTTCAAACTCTTGACCTTTATAAACTCTATAGCCAGCAAAAACATCTCCGGGGCAAAGCATATACTTAACCCCTTTCTTTCTACAGATATGAGCAAACTCATTCAGCGCTGTTATCTGACATTCTTTAGAACCAAAGTGCAAGTCAGATGCAACACCAAATATAATTTCTCTGTCCTCTATAGGTTTCTTAATAGATTCTCCTTCAGAAGCAACGTCTGAACTTAGAATAATATTGGCTTCATCACAAATAATTTCGAACCCATCTTTTCTTAAATCTTGAATAAGATCAAATAGTTCTTTAGGTTTGGTCGATAAAAAATCACAAGCTTCTTCACCACCAACGATCTTTCTTTTCTGAAGAATGCTTAGAAGTTTATCGCCCTTATCTTGGTCGTCTGCTGTTCTAATTCTATCTGGCTCATCATAATCTTTCAAATGACGCATCTTAACTTTGTAAACATAACTATAAAACAAAGCCAAGTCTTCTTCATAACCAAAAATACGAACAGCATCGTCATAGATATCTTTTATATGTGTACCTTTAATAATTTCTTCTTTTACAAAATCTATCAAACCAGGATATTTAACGGTTGGCATAGACTATCCTCCTAGAAGTTTTATTCACGTATTTGTTCCACCTAAATACTCAAACGTCCCGTATAAAGCCTCGAAAACACTGGGATATACTCCAACTTTATATCGGACTCTCTTCCAAATAGAAACGACCGCCAGTTTCGTTCAATAAATAGCCGCCGTCTTCTTTGAGGATAAAGTAGGCTGAAGGCAGAAGGGAGATTTGCACTAGATCGAAACCATGTGTACAGTCAAAGCTACCAACATTGTCAAAATCTCGTATCGACCCTGACTGATAATACTCAAGAGCATCTAACTGCAACTGTTGTGAAACAATGTACCACGATAATGAATAGTTCGCACTATCGGTAATACCTGATAATGTGATTGTAAAATCTGTAGTTGATCTTTGAGTAATTAGATAGGTATAGATTGATGATGAAGCATCAACTGTATTTGTTATTTCAGCAATGATTGCATAATCATCATTTAGTTCAGCAGCCGGTAAAGTAATATTTGCACTTGAAACACCAAGTGGTAAAGCTGTAACACCGCTTGTTGTAGTGTCATATACAATCCATTCAAGTAGATAATCATCAGATTCAATAGCATCTGAAAATTGAACTTTAAATCCATTTTGTGTTTTCTCAATCAAAGAATGAGAATACATTGCTGGGGTTATATCGACAGAGTTGCTTAAATTGACCGCTACAGAGTAGTTTGGATTTAGAACCGGACTAGGAAACAGGACACTCTTCTCAGTATCTCCTGTGGTCAGCGGTTCAGACCCAGATAATGAACTCTTGCTGTAATCATATGTTAACCAATAATTCTCATCATCGATTAAGTCAGAAAATCGGACTGTGAACCCTGCTGCGCGTTTGTTTATAATTACGTAATCATACACCGATGGATTGGCATCGATAGTATTAACCACATCAACATTGATTGCATAATCTGCGCTTGTTTGATCAGGTATTAGAACACTAACAGTTCTCTCTCCCTGATTTATCTTCTTTGTATTTGGTCCTATCAACTCTTGGTTTAAAACTTCAGATACTACAAACTCAGTGCTATCTATTGGACAACGAAGAGCATCATACAAAGAGAATTCTTCATAGATTTCAAATTCTCTTGGTATATCTGTAACCATACCAATGTCATGATAAGAATGACAGTCGTATGTGCTTCTCGAATAATATTGTTCTGAAGCGCCAGAACAAAGAACAGCAGAAGTGTTGTCACAACAAGGTGCCCCATTCCCTGTAAAGTAATCATATAATCTTTGTTCTAGATCATAGCTAAAATCTCGGTCTTCAATTAAGAATGTTCCAAACAATCTATTTTTAGATTGTAGAGATTCGATAGGCAACAAACGTGCATGATATGGTTTGAAAAAGTTAATCGCATTTCGAATGTCAGAAAACACTTCACCTAAACCACTTAAAATCAAAGCAATATTTACAAACCCAAAGCTAATATTAATTTTAACCCAATCACCCAAATCTTTCAAAAGTGATTCAAGAATTACAACGTTAGTTTCACCAAGGGAAGCTAGGTCACTCTTCAGCGTAGGATCTACACTATCCAGATAGTTCCCCGCATCGGTTGTGTTCTGTAGAAAATTGCTTGTATCAACTCTGGTGAAAAGATCATAATATTGATTTAAACGTGTTAGTATCTGACTTCTATCTGTTATTCTTGATTGTGTAATATTATCAAATTGATCAACAATTGCTGAAACTGATGATACATCAGTTCCGTCATAGCAAACAAAGTTATTACCAGAGTTAAATCCAGCCACGTATTCAAGATTAAAATAATAGACACAAGCCAAATACAAACCAAGTAGAGATGTTTTAGTTCCAGTTAAAGTAACTGAAGCATCTTGATCTAGCGTACCACCAGCATCAAATGTGTCATATTGATCTTGAACAAGACGAGATAGAACAGCAGTACTTGTGCTATTAATATCAAATATTGGTTTAATCGCAAAGTAAGGTGATTTAGATGGTAGATTGATTTTATTGTTTTGGTCAAGTGTTAATATCTGACCTTCTGTATAACGCCAGTGAGGGTCATTGGCAGTTAATAGAGAGAAAGGTAAATACAGAGGAGACACATCGCCAGTGGTTCCTGCTGCAAACTGACTTCTAAATACTAAACTATTAGCGGTTTGCTTCTCTAGCCAAAGTTCGTAGATATCAACATCAGAGATTCCATAGTACTGAAGCACTTCCACCATTGCTTGCGGTGTACCTTTAATCTTATAAAGATTGACCAAGTCAAGAAGAAAGTTTACTTTGAGAGAAGTTGGGTCCGATGTCGGTCCCTTTATACTTGTTGAATAGTTATAACCAAAACTTCTAAACAATTCGTCAAGCTCATCATTTGATCTTGAGAACGGATCAGTGATCTGAGTTTGGGTTGAAGTCATTGTTTTTAATGACGCATACCAATCAACAAACATGTTGGTAATTCTCAAGAAGTCTTGAGAGTTATAACACGGCTGACGAATAATATTATTCCAGAAGTTCTGAGTTTTCGATTGTTCTGATTGCGCAAGAGCCTTGAGAGCTGCTGTTAAATCTTCTTGGTCCGTCCCTCTAATTTGGGCCCATATTTTCCAGAAGGTTGTTAAGTCAATCATTTAGTAACCTCTTGCGGTCACGGCAGCAAAAATTTTCTCTAGAACATATATCTCATATGAACAACTCAGTACACTGTTTCCCAATACCGTTGTATTATTATAATAGGTTGTACGTCCATTTACGGCAAAGTCTAAATAGATATAAATCAGTTTAGATAGTGGTGTTGAAAGAATGCTTGGACTACTAGATAGAATCCACAAGCTAGCCGTAGTATCATGTGTTAGAGTAGTCGCTGTTGTAGAATCAACAACTGTTAAAGATGTTGAATCTATTCGAAACTGCAATAAAGCGTTAAGCATAGTGATGTCATCAGAAACAAGAGAAAATATATTTTCACCAGTTGTATCAACGTAGCAATACCGCCAAAAATCATAAATCTGTAAACGGTTGAAAACACTAAAAGGCATACAATATTTATTTTGTTTTAGAACGTATAAGTATTTGTATTCGTTGTATGAGTAAGTGTCATTGAAAAGCATCTCGATAAAAGATGCTTGAGGCATATAGGTATCGTCAATCGCAACAGGAGCAGGAATACCATCTTTGTTTACAGCAGAATTAATTATTAACAGCTGTAGCCAATGCTGTATCTCCGGTACTAGTCTCGTTGCTGATAATGTCATTTGTATTCCTCACATCTGTTTGAATAAGGTCTTGTGCTGAAAGCATATCTAGTATATGCACGAAGTAAGCAATTGGACCTATGTCTTTTAAATCAAAGTTTGATGGGTCTGGAACATCAGTGCTCCACCGACCAGAATGAAACCTCACCGCCTCTTCTAAGTTATTGAACTGTTCTTCGGTATAGAGTTTTAGAAAAGTGTCTTTATTGTACCTTACCATATCACCAGCTTCACGATCATGTTGATTATCGCAGAATTTTCTAGTGCCCCACTTACCGTATTTCAAAGTATCGTGCATAGCTACAGCAAAGAAAATAACATCTGCGTCTGGTGTTTTAAGCTCATACCCAAACATACGAATTAATTTCTTTGCAGCATATAGCATCTCATAAACATGCTCATCAAGGTTTGGTACACTACCATCCATTTTTTTGTGGTATTTTTTTGTTGATGCTGTAAGCTTGTCCCAAACATCTGGAAGTATACCATTGATGCCAGACCATAATTTAAACCCTTTTTCTGTCATACACTCTTCAAGCAATTCTTTTATCTTGTCAAAATAATTCATCTTTCAAACCTTTCTATGGGGTGGGCCAGAAGACCCACCCATCTAATTTAGAATGTAATATTCAACGCATCAATTACATATTTAATTGGGTTGATGATTGTTGAATAAGCTGAACCAGCAAATAGAAGACCGATAACTCTATTGTCAAAATCAACAACAATAGAACCAGAGTCACCACCAGCACTCATTGGCCCAGCGATAATCTGATCTTCAAACAATGCTGTCTGAGTTGAGCTATACCCAACTTGCACATCAGCATGAAGCTGAAGAATCTTATCTTCTGTATAATGTGTGGTTCGACCAAACTTCTTAATATCAAGAAGCAAAGTTGGTGTTTCAATCACACCACTTATTTTTCCAATATCAACAATCTCATCTGTAACATCACCACCGACCTCTACAGGACCGGCAAGCGCAGCATCTACATAGTTTGGTGCTGAAAACTTTTCAAGCTTGACAACATAGCTTGAACCAGTAACTTTAGCAACAAAGTTTCCGAACTTAGCAAACACTTTAGCAATAGGGCAACTGCTTCCACCACCACCATTATCAGGTGGGTCATCTGGTGGTGATGGGGGCGGAGGCTCTGGGTCGCCGCCCATATCGATTGGAATGAATTGATGCAGAACTGAAATCTGATCATTCATTGTACCACCATCATGAGGTCCAGGTTGAAGAATTTCATCACCAATCTTTGCTGCGTTTGAATTTGCTAGAACATGATTGTTGCTTAGAATATACGGGACGCCATTCTGATAAACCACGCACCCAAACGTCCCAGCAGTGATATTCTTGTGACCGATTGATACTCCACAGGGTGCGGGTCTATACTTTTTTTCAGTATCTAAATCTAGAGCCACAACTTTTCCAAGCTCAAAAACATCAGTTTTGAATCCTCCGATTTCTTTTGGAATCATGTCTGCGTCTTTTAGTTGAGCTTTCGGTAATTTCTTTTCTACATTAACAATGATGGATATTTCATCTGTTATGACACCATCTTTAACTTTATAACCAATAGCAACTCCGTTGGCTCCTCTCTTACGAAGCAATGCCATTTTCTTTTTCTTTTTTACATCAAGAATGTTTTTAGCCATAATTTATTTTCCCCATAGATTAGGAAATTTTGCTTTCAGCATTGGCCATCCTTTTGACCAAAATAATGCTCCTGCTACACCACCAAGTAAGAAAACAATAAAAAAATCCATACTATCTTCCTCCTTATAAAGCACTTACAGCAAGAAATACAATAGCACCAACAATACCTATTTTCATAATTGCGTTCTCAGTTTTTAACCAAGCATTCTGTTTTGCCATTTCATTTAATTGTGCAATTGTTAGATTATGTAGTTCTACTGTTTTTGCACGTAATAATCTCTCCATTTTCAAAGAGTCGGTCATGTCATTGATAACAATAACAAGCTGTCTATTCTCTTCTTCTAGCTTTTGAGCAAGCTTTTCGATTTCTTTGAATCGAACTAAGTTTGCTACAATCTTTTTATACTCATCTTGAGGCCACGCAACAAATACCCCAGACGGCAAATCTGTTATATGCCCATCTCGATTGTCCACAACAATTCTTTTTGTTGTATCAATTTTTTCTTGCGGTATGATCTTAGCAAGTTCAGATTCAGGAATTGGTAAAGGCTCTGTTAATTTTTCAGGTAAAGGTTCTGGTATGTTTATAAGCTCTGTCTTATGCACACAAGAAAATAAGAAAGCTACAGAAACAATAATAAGAAGAATATGTTTTAGTTGTTCCATACCTCGTCTTCCTCCAACAAGATGCTTTCTAAATCCTCTTTCTCAAGAGTTTCCATAATCTTCTTGTTTGCCTCTTCTCTGATTTTTACAACCTCTTCCCGTTTTTCTTTTGCAATCTTCTTACTTTCTACAACTTTATCAATAAGCTTTTCTTGTTTCTTTTCCAATGTGTCAATTTCTTTTTTCTTTTTTGTAAACATCTCTTTGAGACCTTTTAAAGCAGCCCCACCACTACCACTGAATAAAGAAAAGATCAGAAAACCAATTCCCGCTACGCCACCTATAGTGACAATACTCATTAGTGCGCTCATTTTCTCATTCTCCTTATGTCATGATCTTTTCGATGTCTTTTCGTTGCTCTTCAGTTGCCCCATTGCTTGCAGCTGTAATCTTTCTAACTTTTATTCCCTCACGAATAGCTAGAACTGTAGCAACAATTGAACCATTGCCTGTACACCATGTTGCAAATGTATCTTTATCTAAACCGACTTTCCACAACAACGCAGCAGATAAAAACATAAATACAAATATAACCCAGACTTTCACAGAGAGACAATTCTCAACGAACTTCCAGGCTGCTAATTTCACTTTTGCGTATTTATCAGCCATTTCTCTTTCTCCTATTTAATATTTAGCTTCAACAAGTTTGAATTTCATTTTCTCTTGCTTTCTACTAAAGTATTTTATAAATCCACTAGTTTTAAGTTGCTTTTTTCGACGAAGCCGCCAAATAAGACGACAGGTTTTCAAATAAACACCTCCCTTATTTACGTCTAAGAATTTCCATAACTTTCGGAAATACCTTATATGGTACTCCTGTGCCAGCAGCCGTAACAGCTTGATTATAAATCATCTCCTGAATTTGCTCATTCTTTGTTGCCCGTCTTGAAATATATTTCATAATGTCTTCTTTTTTCATATTTTTAAATTCATCAAAAGACATCTTAGGTTTTGGTTTCGTTAAATTTTTATTTTGCTCTGTTACTTTTTTGGTTTCTTTCAAAACTTTTTCAGTTTTTTCTTTCACTGCTTTCTTTAAATTATCAGTAACTACATCTCCGCCCCGAGGTTTTTTATTTGCTTTTTCGCTAACTCGAACTTTAATTTCAGGTGGGTCTTTATCCTCTTGTTTCTCATTCTCGTTTAATTTTGCCTCCATCTTTATTGGGTTATGAACTTTTATATGATCTTCCCAAGGTGTTAAAAAATGACCATCACCATTTACTTCCAATCTAGCAGAGAAAGTCTCGCCCTCTTTGAAATCTCTTATAATCATTCTTTTTAATGGAGGAATAGAAACACGAATTGATTCAGTCCGAACCTCGGCCGGAAATCCATATTCAATATTATCAATCATTACTCTGAATCTCGTTTCTATTTGATATGGTGAAAGACCACTTAATTCAAATTCAAAATCAATATTTTTTTCTTCAGAAACATTTATTTTTAACATCTTATTATCCTCACACTATACGTTTGATTATAATATCAATCGGGCGTTTCTTGATATCGTCTTCCTCTACTTTTGTGATAATCATTCTTGGTTTGACCTCTTCTTGTTTTCTAGGAGGCGCGCCACCACCACCAACTCCTCTTCTAAAACAAACAGAGAAAGCTCCGTTCGTTAAAATACCAAAGTTCGTTACTTGACAGTCGCTCATCTCGGATCCCTCGTTTCAGTATCACCATCGCAAGTAAGATCGTTTGTTTGAATTGGTGTGGTTTCATCATCATCATAAATTGTTTGTACAAAATGGTCATCAGAATCTTTAACTAACGTTTGTTTATTTGTTAGAACCTTTCTAGCGATCTCTGCATCATTTGGCTGAACTTTAATATCATTGGATTTACCCCAAGGGAAATAGCGTGGGTGGTAAATAGTTAAATACCAATCACCAGTTACATTTGGTGTAAATTCAGCACGATAATTTCCATCACCAAGCTCTGTGATTGTTACAGCCAACGCACTTTCTGCATCAGTCGGGTCATAAAGTTTATGAGTAAACTGACCCACAGGAATCCCAGTGATTAAACGATTACGCTTATTGGTAACCGTAAATCCTTCCTGAACCAAATTATTTATTATAGCGTATGATGCTCCCATTTTATTTTTGTTCCATTTCTTAGCTTATGTTAAAACGCCTTCATAGAAACCCAACAACCTAAAGTATCAAAAGTCATTGAAGCCCCAATTATTCCAGCTTGTATTCTATAATAATCTCCCGTTGCCACTGTATCCAGAAACCCGTTT